ATGGCAGGATTAAATAGTGAAGGACTCAATAGATGGGGTCATTTTACATCATCAAAAAGATCAATGGATTTAGATGAGCCTATATATTTGAATTTGTTTACTGCTCAAATATTGGCTAGCGATCTTCCTGATGGTATGATAGCATAGGGTTATAACCAAGATGATGTAAATATCGTATTAGAAGGTTTAAGATCAATCAATGGTCTTGATACACAACCTGGTGTTGGTACTGCTACTCAAAAGTATAAATACTCTGATCGTGGTTTCGCTGGAGGCGCTCCAACTAAAACTCACTTAGAGCTTACAATGACATTTGAATTAAATGTTAAACGTAATGCAGATGGTACCAATGATAACTATACTTACAAATTCTTACGTCGTTGGAGTGATTTAACATATGATCCATTAACTGGTAAGATGAATATCAAAAAGAATTACACTGCAAAAGCAATGACAATTCTTCTTCACGATAAAGAAGGTAAGCCAATTCATCAATGGATTTGTTACAACTTATTCCCAATGGCACCAATTCCAAATCCACAATTATCTTATGATAATGGTAGTATTTGGCAAGGTTTCTCATTCCAATTATGGGCTGATACATTTGATGAAGCAATTCTTTAATCCCCCCTTAAAGAATTTAAAAATAAAGACTGAATCTTTTAGGTTCAGTCTTTTTTATTTAAAATAATTCATCATGTGAAATTTTAATTTCTTTACTTTGTCCAGTATCTCTTAATCTTATTAATCTATCAACAAATTCTTTTTCTGTTAATAATGTTCTCATTCTATCTTTGCATCCCATCGTATGTTTTATTTCATTTCCCTTAGTTGAATCAAGGGCTTTTCTAAAATCTGCATTTGTATATAATGCATTATATGCTTCATCAAATAAATCTTGATAATCTTGAGAACATCTATTTATAGGAGTGCCTTGCCAATAAACTTTGCCGGCCATTTCCCATGGTTTAGTTGCATTTTTTGCTTCTATGCCATGTAATAGAAATATTCGCATCTGTTCTATTGGATCTTTATATGTTAATCCAGCAATTAAACCCTCCATTGAATTTATTTTAAATCCTCTAAATTCAAATGGGTGATATGCAAAATTGGATAATATGTTTGCTGGATATTTGCCTCCACTATAAATGTCTATTACCATATAATATTATATTCAAAAATAATTATTTGTTTGAATATGCCAAATATTGGCCTACTTGAACCTCATGGCCATTTGATTTAATAGATTTTTTATATCTAGAAACTTGGTTCCACCAACCAGCCTATGCTTTATATGTATCAGAATTAGATTTATCAACCTTTCCTATATGATAATGCTTAATTCCACTTGAGCCTTCATCTGCAACTTCCTGACCAAGATAAACACCATTTGTTATCATATCATATAAAATTTTATCATCTGATACAATATATTCCAAAACTTTTTCAAATGTTGTTCCTTCACCATTTATAATATCCATTGCATCACCTGTTGAATGAGGTGATGTTTTTGAACTATACCAAACTATATCACCTTTTGAATTTTTAAATTTCCAAAGATTTCCATCCTATACAACAGGTGTTCCAACTACATTATCATTTTCATCAACTGGCCAACGTCTACCAGAAACTAGAACTATTTTACCGCCACCTGCACCTACAGCCTATTTAATTTCATTGTAGATATTTACCAAATATTGATTTAAACCAGTTGTTGGTGTTTCTTGTTCTGAAGCATTTGTTGCATCATTCTATTGTTGTTTAGCATAAGTTTGTTGATTATATGCGCCTTCTTTTATTGAGCCAGATGATATATCATTTTCAACAACTATTCCATTTTTATTTGCTTCTTTTTCTGCACCGCCATCTTTAACCCAATCAGGAATTGGCCATTCACGTCTAGTTAATGTTAATTCTGTTCTCCATGCTGTTCCTTTTTGCATATGATTTATATCATAAATCCATTTAAGGTCTTTAATAATAAACCAACCTGTACCAGATGCAATTATTTTTTGATATGTCATTTGATTATCATCTTTTGCCTATGCATATGTTGTTGCTGGATTAAAATTATCTCTTAATAACATTGGAATTTTTTCACCTCTCATTACCTATAAGTTACATCCATTTAATGTAACAGAAATAGTTTTCTTTCTTAACCACATATTACATAATAAATTATGTCCATCTGCTGTTTCATAAAATTTATTAGTATTTCCTGAAGCTAACATATTATTTCCAGACTCAAGAATATCCTATGCATCATTGTCAGATTGTGTCTCAGCAATCTATCCACCTTGAACAGATTTATGCTAATCAGCAAATGATCCATTTTGTCCTTCAGTGTATGTTAGATTTTGTCCAGGCCCAGCCATTATATAAAATCCGTGTTTTAATTTGTCTGCATTAACAGGAATAGATAAATTCATTTCAATTGCATTATCTTCAACTTTTTGAATTCCTGTATTTTTAATGCTATAATAATTTGCATTTGATAATCCTAATTTATTTGTTATTGAGCCATCATTATTTTCTGAATAACTTGTTACTAAAAATGATGTTAATGCTGATTCATCTTCACCAAGATTTGTTAATAATTTAACCTATGGACGTGGTTTTTTAGACTTTTCTTCATCTGATGATTCTCTATTTTCAGCATCTGCACTTCTACCCATTGCAATTGTTGAATTATATAATGCTAAATCAATTGGTTCATCTAAACCGGCGCCACCAAGCATTTGTGCCACATTAATAAATGTTATTGCATAACGAGGATCGATCCAACAATCATAAAATGATTCAAAGTTTTTATATGCATGTTTTGCTGTATTTTGAATGTATTCAATTGCTGGAGACATTTCTAAATATTCAGATTTTTGTTCTCCATCTGACATACTATACCACATTTGTGGATCATTTGTATTTTCAGGATCACTAAAGAAGAATCCTAAACCAAGTTTTTCTGCTGCATCTATTAATGCATCTCTTGATGTTCCTGAAAATGCAAATGTCTATGTAGCATCATATATTGTTGGAATAAACAATTCACCAATAAATTTTATAGAAATTTTTGATTGAATTTTAAATTGATCCATTTTTGAAACTTTCACCTATGTTATCTAGAAATCGCCTCTATAAGATTTAATTGTTCCATGACCAGGATTTATAAATACTGAGCATTTATCGCCATCTTTAATTGAATTTGCTTTTAATATATCATTATATGAACATTCAAGTTTAACCATAATTGTTGGTATAAATCCTGTCGTTTCTAATGAAAAATACACAATATCATTATTTGTATAATAGTGGTCATTTATTCGTAATAATGGATATGTAAAACCTATAGCCATCGCTTTTGATGGAGAAGTGTTTCCTTTAGTTTCAAATACATTTGAATTGGCATTACTTTCAACTGCATCTTTATGCTAATTTGTAGATGCATCAATAGTTGAATTAGAGTCAATATTATCAATTAATGGAATTGACATTTCATCTAATTTAATTGTTGATGCCATATACTCGTATATTCTAGTATGTGTTTCATTTACAGATGTATCACTTGTATCATATGTTGATGAAACACTCTAATATGTATTTTCCTATGCGGATGAAAAAACATTTTCTGCCATATATTAAATATATCGTTTTATTATTTATTGTGTATTTTTGAATGGTCTATTTTTGAAAATAAATAAAAAAATAGTAAATGTTATATTTTTAATTTAATATGAGTAGTAATAACATTAATAGTTTTGCAGAAAATATGAGAAAAACCATAACTGCACAAACTAATGCATTATCATTATTGGAATCTATTTAGAAAGCTATCTCAACAAAGGACACAATTGTTCAATATGATTATGAAAATTTAAAAGATAGCTCTATTGTAAGATATCAATTACCAAGTTATACAAGCATTAATAATAGATTAAAGGCATTAGAAAGAAATATGTCAAATTTATCTGCTGGCCGTTCAACATTATCTTTAAATGATGGATCGCGCAGACAAATTGTTTTAACTGCACTTCCAGAAACACCAAATAGAATTACAGGTGTAGAAACACCAACAACATTTAATATTGATAGTAATTGGTTTTTTGAAGATTTAATGTTTCCAGGATTAACAGTTTCATTAGATTTGACATCTCAAATTGAGGATTCTGCAGATAGAGTTAAGATATCTAGAATTATATTGGATTCTAAAAATGAAACAGTTCAACAATTCTGGGGCAATATTTTAGCGAATAATACATATGATTATGTTTCATTAAAATCTGTATTAGCATATAATAGTATTCAATATTCTGAAGATATTGAAGAAATTCAATTGCCTTTAATAAGCAACACCGTTTCTGGAAATTTCCAAGTAATGTATGATCCAGAAATTATTAATGGAAATACATGGTATACATTTGATACATTAATATATCAAACAATAGATGAAAATGGAACAGAACAAGGAAGAAATAATATTCTTTCAGTTGGTGATAGACTTGCATATAATGATTCATTATTCTCTGTTATTGAAGTTAATCAAAATGAAAATAAAGTAAGATTAAAAATTGTAAGTGGTGCAGCATTCCCAGGTGTTTATTCTATTTTTAGAATATATCAAGATCCATTTAGAAGTAAAGTTATTAATGTAAGAATTGGTGCTCATGAATATGACATTATTTATATTAAAGGTGTCAATGAAGCATTTAATCTTCTTTCTGATGATTGGTCAGATCCAATTCAATTCTCTACAGATGAATTATTAAATGTAAATGATATCAATGTTGATTTGAAAAAATATTATGCAACATTTGTATCAGACTGGGGCGCTAAATGGATTGCAGAATCAAAAGAACGCAGAGTTGATGCATTTTATGGTCATAAACCAAATGCGCCAATGATTGCGGCTACAGATTTAAGAGTTGTTTAGATTAATACATAGGTTAATGCTGCATTAAATAATGCTGACCTTAAAAATCTTGCAGCTGATATTGAATCAACAAGAACACTTATTGAATCATTACAAAAGACAATTGCATCTCAAAAATCTAACTTAATTAATATTAAATCAACAGTTGACTATAATAAAGCCCAAGATGAAATTGCAACTAATACTAAAAACTTAGAGATTCAACAAACTGAATACTCATCATTAGTAAAAAGATTCCAATCATCTGTTCAAGAAAATCAAGCAGTTGTAGAAGATCCTAAATATCATATTAGAGGATTCTTCCCATTACCACAACCAAGATTTAGAGATGATACAGAAACATTAGTTGAAGAAGTAATTGGTTTTGATATTGCATACCGTTATATCTGTGAAGATAATACAGGTGTACAATTAAATACATTTAATTATAAAGATAGTACTAATAACACTATAGTTACTGGAACATTTACAGATTGGATTTGTACACAAAGTGCATTAAAGCAACGCATATGGAATTCTGAAACTGAAATGTTTGATTGGAAATCTGAAAATGTTGCAGATGGCTCTGAAATTAATATTAATCAAATTGATATCCCTATAACAAAAGGTGAAAAAGTTGAAATTAAAGTAAGAACAATTTCTGAAGCAGGCTATCCTGATAATCCATTAAAATCAGATTGGTCAGAACCTATTATTATTTCATTCCCAAGTAATTTAACAACTAGAAATGCAATGGCAGATTTAGTTTAGGAAGTTAATGATGATGCATTACATATTGCAATTCGTCAAGATTTAAATCAACTTGGTTTAGTTGCACATATGAATGACTCTATTGCAAATGAAAATTCTGTATCTGGTGTTTATTGCCACCATACAGCTGACAATATTGCGTATGAAGATCGTTCTGCAAATGGTGAAAATACATATACTGTTACACTACAAACAAAAATTGAAGATTTGGAAGCACGAATTCAATTATTAGAATCATATATTGATGCTCAAACATAGGCAGTTATTAATAACAATATTATTTAATTTATTATACATATAAAAATTGAGGGTTGGCTATTAATTTAGTCAACCCTTTAAATTAAAATTATAAAAAATTATGTTTTATTGTCTAAAAATCAATGAATTCAAATCATTAATATGCTCTGATATATTTGAATTATTTATATTTTGTGTATCAGCTGCTTGAATTTGTCTTTGTTGATGAGAAGCTTTGCTCAATTCATACAAAATATCTTCTCTTTGTTCTGGCGTAACTTTAAACCTACCTTTTTTCCAAGCAGTTTCAATTGCACGTTTAGTGAATCTTTTTTGTTTGCCAGACATTTCATAACCATATTTATGATAAAAATCATTTGTTTCTTTATAATATTGAGCTTGACAAATATAATCCTTTACTTTTTCATCATCTGTCATTTTTCTATATTCATCTTGTTCCTTAGCAAGTTTAAGCATAGCAGCATTTTGAATTAAATTCTCTTCTGCACCGTCTTTATCTAATGCAACCTCTTCAGATGTTGGCATAACTGCATTTCCACCAGGAATGATATGTGCATCTTCATATGCAAGATTATTCATATTAGCAAATAATTCTTCAGATTTAATAATCTTATTAATATTGCTATCAAATTCTTGTCCATGCTCCATAATTAAAGCATCTAATTCTAAATTTTTGTTTTCCATATTAGTTTTATAATATTTTTCTTAAATTGAATAAATGTTATTATCAATACTGGTAAATATTGCACCTGGCACTTGTTTATTTTGTGGATAAAATGCATTCCACCCTTTTGCCAACCCATTGGTAATAACAGACGTAAAATATGCAAATGGATTATTTGATTTTTCAGGATCAAACCCACGCCAATATTGTAAACAATCAAGCATTGCCTATTGCTTACAATCTTTTTCTACTTCTTTATCTTTATAAGTTTTCTTTGCAGAAATGTTTTCAATCATTAATAATAGCATTTGAACAGCATCAGCAGTTAATTCATCCTATTCTTTTGATTTCATTATCTCTTTAAACAAAAAGGGATTTGAAACATATTCTTTTCCTTCTTTATTAACTTTGATGCCTTCTATTGATGTATCAATTTCCATTTATTTGTTTATATTTGTTTTATTTATCGTCATATTTTTCCAATGGTAAATATTTTAATTCGCACGTGTATAAAAGTTTTTTCATTATAAATATAAAAAATTAATTGAAAAATTATATGGGATTATTAGATATTTTTAAGCCAAAACAAAAAGAACCAGTTGTTATTAAAAAAACTACAACTGTGATAAAAAAGAAAACAGTTGTCGTTAAGAAAAAACCAGAAGAAAAAATAGAAAATACTAATATGGAATCAACCCCTTTATCTACTAAAAAACAATATCCTGGTTTAATTGTTGTACTTGATCCAGGACACGCATCTTCTACACCAGGAAAACGTTCTCCTTATTCTGCATGCAAAGTAGAACCAGCATTAGATTTTTATGAATATAAATTTAATCGTGAAATTTGTAATATGCTTACTAAAATGCTTTATGAATATGGAATTGAAGTATTCATTACAACTGATGAAGAAAGGGATAAAGATATTGATGTAAGTTTAACAACTAGAGCAACTAGAGCATGGAATAAAATAAAAGCATCTGGAAAGAAAGGAATCTTTATTTCAGTTCATGCCAATGCAAATGGTAAAGGTTCTGCTTGGGATGCAGCTAAAGGTTGGTCAGCATATACTACAAAGGGAAATAATATTTCCGATAAATTAGCAGATTGTTTTTATGATGAAGCAGAAAAACTTTATAAAAATAGTGGAGCTAAAGTAAAACTAAGAACAGATAAATCTGATGGAGATCGTGACTGGGAAGAGAACTTTACAGTTATTTATAAAACAGAGCAATTTTCATTAAAGAATGGAAAACCAACAGTTCCTGCAGTATTAACAGAAAACTTCTTCTATTCTAATATTGATGATTGTGAATATCTTTGTTCTGATTATGGTAAAGAAGATATAGCTAGATTACATTTGTTGGCCATTCTTTCATTCGCAGACAACGAATTTAAAATGTAATAATAAATTATACATATGAATATTTAAGTGATCCAGAATTAAATCTGGATCATTTTCATGAATAGTGATATTTTAGAAAATAAATAATAAAAGAATTAAAGTGCTTTATTTTATATGGCGAAGAAAAGTTCAGATGAATATTTAGCCAGTATCTTGGATTTATTAGACGGTGTAATAAAAGAAAATAAAAAAGCCGCTAAAAATGCTGGGTTATCAAATGTTCCTAGTAGTACTGGTATTATATAGGCGGATGCCAAGAATATAGAAGTTCTTGGTAATTCTCTTAAAGTGCTTTCTACTGCTATTCCGCCATTAGCTAAAATTGGTAAAGATAAATATGAAACAGTTGCAAATGGTATAAAAATTTTAGGCGCTGCCATTAAATCATTTAAAATTGATAAAGAAACATTATAGGCCGTTGGAAATGCTATTAATGCGTTTGCATAGATACATGGCATAATAATGAGCATGTCAGATAATTTCATAAAAAGCATTTTATCACTTAATCCTATAAAAGCTTGGTTTTTAGGTAGACGACTTGGTAAGTTTTATGGAATACTTGCTAAAGGAATGCTTAAAGGCTTTTTAGTACAAATGGTAGATGCAATTAATGTAATTCCACCAAATTCAAAAGTCCAAAATAAAACATTTCTTAAACGATTAACAAATTTAGGATTGATGATGGCTGCAATATTGCAAATTAAGCCAAAAGATATAATGTAGTTATGGTTTATGGGAAAAATGCTTGGCCCAAAAACCGGTGCAGCTATTGGAGGATTTTTCCAATCACTAATTGATAAATTGGCTGGAGGTCCAAGTGGTGCAGCTAAAGCATAGGCTGCTGCAAAAGCTGCATTATCAATTTCATCAATGATTGGCACATTAACACTTAGTTTAGTTGCATTAGTATTATTATTTAAATTGAATAAATGGCAAGATTTGGTTGGTGGTGGTGCAATGTTATTAGGAATAGTTGCATTATCTCTTGGAATTATATATGTTTTAGGTTCTAAGAAATTTAAACGTGAAGCAAATTAGGCACTTGTTGGTGCAAAATAGATAATGATGTTAATTGGTGGATTAACACTTACATTAGCATTATTGATATTAATTGCAAAAACCTTTGATGTTAAATCAATTGCAATTGGAGCTGGACTATTAATTGGTATAGTTGCATTATCACTTGGAATTATGTATGTTTTAGGTTCTAAGAAATTTAAAACCACTGGAAAAAATGGTCTTGAAGGTGTAGGCATGGTTATATTATTATTCCTTGGAATGTCATTGGCAATGCTTATTAATATTTCAGTTGGAAAACATGCTAAAGAAATTGTAATTGGCGGTGCTATAACAGTAGCATTTACATTATTATCAATATTGTTATTTAAGTTACTTTCAAAAGGACTTACAAAACCAACAGTAATCAATGGTTTAATTGGTGTTGCTGGTATTGTATTAATGATTGCTGGTGTTTCACTTGCAATGATGTTATATGCTAAATTCTTAAAACAAATGGATGGTATATCTCTTAAAGGTGTTCTTAAGGGTGTAGCTGTTACAGCAGCAATGATAGTTGGTATGATTGGTTTAGCACATATATTATCACCATTAGCATTAGACCCATTCTTCTGGGCAGGATTCGCAATGGTTGAAACTATATCAATTATGATTGCAAGTATAACTGGTGCATTATTATTATTTACTAAACTTTTAAAAGATGTTAAAAGTATGTCTGAAGCAGATATTAAATCTGCATTAAGTAGAATAATAGAAGATGGTGGAATGATTGATTGCCTTAGAACTATTATTGATAAATTAGATGACTTTGGAATTAAATCAGCAATTAAAGTAGCAGCAATAGGTAAATCAATTCGTCCAGTAATAGAATCAATAAGTAAATTTGTAGATGTTGTTCAAAAAATGGCATCAATGAAAATTGCAGATAAATGGGATAAAAATGGAAATCCTATACATTATATTAAATTAAAACCATCAGATTTTAAAAAGGCTGCTGTTACTTTATCAAAATCATTTAGCATATTTTTAACTGAATTAGGAAAAGGTTTTGATAAGATTGATAAAAAGGCTAGAAAAAATATGAAAAAATTAAGTGGGCCTTTAAATAAAATAATTACAGGTGTTTGTAATTTAATTGATCCTATTATGCAATTAGCTGCAGGCAAAGTCTAGATTGGTGATAAAGCATATGATGTAAATATTGAAAAAATGACAGATGCAAGCAGAGGTATTGCAAATATGATTACTGCAATGTTTGATCCATTAATTGAATTGGCAGAAAAAGATATTAAACATAAGAAAATTAGAAAAATCTTTAAAACCTTTGGAAAGAGTATGAAACACTTATTTAAAGTGTTTAAATATGCAGATAAATTTAAAGTTCAAATGGACGATAGTTTAATAAAGAAATTAGATTTATTAACGCAGGGTGGATCAAAAATTGTAGAATTTTTAAATAAAGATTTTAATGGCATAGATAAAAATGCAAGATTATTTAAAATTGGATTAAGAAGATTCAAAAAGAGTATGAAACATTTATTATCAGTATTCGAATTTGATAAAAAATCTCTTCTTAATGAAAACTTCCCAACTCAAATTGGAGATGTTTTAAATGGTCTTCAATAGATTGCTGATTTCTTACATCCAGAAACAAAGAAATTCTTTAGAACAGTAAATAAAAATTCTATGCGATTTAGAAATGCAATGAGATTCTTTAAAAATGGTGTTAAAGAATTATTACAAGAAGGATTTGATATAACAAAATTTAGTTCATTTTTTAAAGATGATGTTGCAAATTTAGTTGATGGATTACTTATAATTGTTGGTTTCTTAAATGATACAGACTTTAGTAAAATTAATGGATATTCAGTACGTTCAGGCAGATTATTTAGAAGAACAACAACTTATTCAGGAAATGCATAGGCATTTGAATAGGCAATGATTAGTTTTGTAAAAGGTACTAAACACTTATTAAGTGATGATTTCGATGTTACAAAAATTGGAAAATCATTTAGTGAAGATATTAAACATATAGTATCAGGATTAAGAAAAATAACTAAATTTATGACACTTACTTCGTTTAATAAAGCCTTACATAATTCACATCATTTTGAATGGACAATGTATCATACGGCTAGAGGTTTAGGCCATATTAAACCATATTTGGCAACTACTCCTAATTAGATACGTGATTTAGCTCATGCTTTAAAAATGCTTGATGTTGAATTAATTGAAAAAGAAGAAAAGCGTACAGAAGCAATTCAATCAATATCTTCTAATTTTAGAGATATGTCAGATAATATCGAAAAACTTAATAATACATTAAATAATTCATTAAGACTAATGAACAAATATAATGCAATGCGTTCAGTATCTGATATTATTAAATCTAAAGGTGCAGCTGCAATTGTTGAAGCAACCGAAAAAGTTAAAGATACTGTATAGAAGGTTGTAACAAATACCGAAACAATGGCTACTAATGAAGAAAAACAAAAGTTAAAAGAAGAAAAACGCAAAGAAAATATGCAAGAATTTAGCCAATATATTGCAAATGCAATAGCATCTGCATTAGATAATTGGTCTAATCAAAATAAAGAAATTACTGTTAAGTTTGATTCATCACCAAGAGCATTGTTTGGCAGTGTTGAAATGGGCTAATTTAATAAATATAAAAAGAATAATTTAATTTAAATAATATGTCATCAAATAAAAATTTATTTTATAGTTTATATTCTAAATCAAATAATGTTGTATCTGCAGGATACACATGTAATTCGGCAATTGATGAAGAAGATACATCATTTGATATTACTGTAAATTCAACTGGTAATGCAGCCGGTTCAATTACCGACTCAAATGGTAATCCTATTGCAAATATTGATTTAACAAATATACATGTTCCTGGGTTAACACAATATAATTCAGAAACTAGAATTCTTCAACCACATTCATGTTATGTTCTTCAAGGACAAGAATATGGTTTTGCAAGAGCAGAATATTATTATGTTATTCCAAAACATGTTAAAGAAACAGAAGGATATGAATATTATTTAAATTGTGATTTTGATATTGTTTATGATAATTTTGCACCAAAGAAATTTCATATTCATACTGAAGCAGATGGCCATACATCATTTGTTAAGCAAATTAATGAGCAATTAAAGAAACATAATATTTTAATTTCTACAGATTTAATAGAGCAATTTGATGATTTTGACAAATAGACATATCAATATTTAAGATTTATTTCTCAAAAAGAAGGATATTTTTATTATATTAATAATCTTCGTATAGATATTGATTTCCAATCAGAAGATTACCCATACTCACCATTTAAGAAAAGCATTACTGGATTAAAACAATATATGTATGATTTAATTGATAAGTATCATCCAGTTCCAAATTGTGAAGAATATAATCCAACAACATATAATATAAATTGTGATTTATATTCATGGTTAATTTATAATTATGAAGATGCAGTAAAAGACCTTGATTCATTTGATAAAATGATTGAGTATTTGCATAATGCTATTAATGCTACAACAGAGGAAGAAGAAATGTATTGGTTAACTAAAGCTAATATTGCAATTTAGAACACTGTATATGATGCTGATTTATTTAATGAATATGATATAAACAATATCGAAGCAATAAGAAATATTATTAATGATATTAAATTAAAATTTAAAGATTTAGATGAATACTATAAAGATTTCTATTGGTTAAAAGAAGATAAACATTTAAGAATTCCATTAATGAAATATCCTAATGGTGCATTTAGAGGAATAGTGCTTGTTCCAGATTGGCCAACAAATACTGATGATTATGAATATTCATCATTATGGATTAATCATATTAAATCAAAAGTTAAATTATATCAATTAACTAAAGAAAAACAATATATGCCAAAAGTTGTAGGAGTTTTATCTAATGCAACATTAACAAAAGAAGAAAATGATTTTAGAGAATAGAATCCTGAATTTGGTTCTGCATCAGTTGAAAGTTCTATAAGTAATTTACCTAATGGGTGGAATGAAGAAACAGAAGAGCAAAAAGCTGTTAATGATATTGATACAGATTATTTAGATCCATATAGACCAAATATTGATGTTATTGATGATTTAGCATGGATGGGTAATACATACTATTCAAAGAAAGATGATATTATTGGTTTATTTAGATATATGCAATATGTAAATGATAATATGTTATGGGATAAAGTTGGTAATTCATATATGATTATTGGAAAAGATGATGATCCACAATCAAATACAATGAATCTTCCAACAAGTATGTTAGTTTATAATCCAAATGACGTACCAATTAGAATAAAATATTTAATATTCTCATAATTATTAGAATATAAAATTAAATAGAGGGCTTTATAAGTCCTCTATTTTTTAAAGTTTTATGACAAAATTTAATTTAAATTAAATTATTTTAATGACCAAAGTTCTTGTTGTCTTTCCTTTGAATCAATAATTTCCATTAATGGTCTTACATATTCAAGTGGTGCAGTTGCCACAAATGAAATAACAGTATTCATTTCTTTAATAGTGATTCCAGTTGAATTTTTAGATTCAACAAATCTTATTAAATCAACTAATTTAATCTGATCATTATTTCCATTTTTCAAAATTGATGCATATGGCAATTTTCCCATACAATCTTCAAATAATTTATAGAATTTAATTGTTGGTGCTAACAATCTATTATCTTCTGCATTTCCACGAACTTCTTTATATTCTGCAGTTTCTGGAAGAGGCATATCACTATCATCATCTTCATCAACCTAATTTAAAATTTCAGATGGTAATGTAATGTCAAGTTCCTCAGGTTTTACATCTTCATTTGTACTCATTTTATTATATAATTATTTTTAGTCTTCATTTATTGAAAGATTCCACTTTTCAGCAAAATCAAAAATTACTTTTTTGATATCTGGTAAATGATTATGATATAATGCATATTCAGCTTGATCCATTGGTAACCAATAATTTGTGTGTTCTTCATGTAAATATCCACGTAGCCAATCTATTTTTTCGCAATCTTTGATAAATGCAGTTAACTCTTCTCTAGTATGGATTTGTTCAAAAACAAATTTAGCTATCCAACGACTATTTACAGATTTTTGTAATTCTGAATGCCAATCATCATCTTTAATCCACTTGCCATTTTCATATTTACATTCTCTTGGTTTTAGCCAAATATCAATATCAAATAATGTATATCTATTTCCATCATTTGCAATATAATCAATATCGTATACCATATAAATTAAAATATTTAAATATTTTATAATGATCTCACATAAAAGTTTAAATATGAAATGCTACCAAAAATATGGTAGCATTTCAATTAATCAAAACTGCCGGATGGCATATAATGACTCATATTTTCCATCATCTTTGATTGGTAGTCTTGCATTTGTTGATAGTTTGCCATTTCTTGTTCTTGGCGTTTATTTTCTTCTTCATCATGTTTACGTTTCTTCTCAATTTCATCATAGAGTTTTTCGTAAAATAAATCAGCATAAAACCAATCTGTATGTATTAAATCTGTCATTGTAAAATGTCCTTCCTTAACTAAATAATATATCATATTTAATAAGGTATCATGTGTAAGGTTAAAACCTGTACATGGATTTAATACTTCTGCACTACAACCGAGCAATGTCTTTTTAATTCCATTTGTTCTAAATGTTATATTATTAGAACTTAAACATGCATATGTTGTAGGATATAATGCACTATCAACATATATTTTTTCAAAACATTCACTAAGAGTTATTTCTCTTTGTGTTGGATCATTAAAGGTCGATCTTGAGTTCAACCTGAAAGAGCGACTTAAGTCCGTTTCGAAAGTAAAGCGGAACCTCTCGTTCAACGCCTCCCTTATCAACATAAACAATTGTTGGATTTCCAGCTGCAGCTACAATAATATCACGCACCTTAGAAATTAATGACCATTCATATGTTCCCCAATCAACAGTTCTATCAATTAAATCATAATATGCATCAACTGTTGTAAGGTCACGCCAATCTGGAATTAATAATGATGCGTATGATAAGAAATCTTGATCAATATTATCACGTCTTTGACTTGCAGCAATCATATAATCTCTTAACCAATCACTTACACCAATAGTTGGCATATAAATATCCATCATTCCATCTGTATCCTTAAATAAGGCTTTATTTTCAACTGGGAATGAGAAACAACGTTTTTCTTCATTGTAAAATTTCATTAATTTCTCTGGGAATTCAATGAATTTTACATTTTCCTTTTTCATTGTAATATCTTCTTTTTCTGTAACTTTAATTTTAACTTCATTTTTGCCACCAATAAATGTCCAATCATGAATTGCAAATAAAATATAAAGTCTATCCAAATCAAGAAGATCTTTCCAACGAGCACGTTTTGTAGAATTAGGACCAAAATTAATAGAACAACAACTTTCAAGAATTGCTTCCATTTTTTCCATTACATCTTGAATATCATCCTCGTTCATTGATGACCAACGCTTAATATCACCAAGTGATGCTGAACTAATCCAAATTTTTGTTCCTTCTGGGTAGAATAAACCTTTAGATGGAAGGGATTCAACTGGAACAATTGCATTACCAATTCCACGATTGGCAGATTCTTTACGAATTTCTTCTTCACGTTCTGCATGAAGTTCTGCAGTTGTTTTTACAACTTCTTGTTGGCGTTGAGCAGCAAGATTACGTTGTTCTTGAACTGTAGGTTCTTTTTTCTCTTCTACTTTTGGTGCATCTTCTATAGGCATTGAAATCTCTGGTGTTTGATCACCTTCAACTGATTGTGCATATGCAGCCAATTCAGATTCATCAATTTTATTATTCATACTAATTTTTCAATTAATTTTTTCTTATTTATTTTCATTTTTAGCATATTTAACAAGAATTAGAAAATTGGAATTGTTGTTAATCCATATTTTTCCATATCTTTAAATACACTTGCAGTTATAGCTTTAGGTTTATTAGAATTCTCATATTCTGTGCCTTTTAATATATTAGCAGCCTTTAGATTGGCAAAACATCCATCATGTTCCATTTGAATCATGTAGTCAATGGTTTCCTTATAAGATTGAATGTTTTCAGGAAAAAGCTTGGAATTCAATTCAACTAAAACTCTTTGCCGTTGTAAACGCTCATTAATATCAATATCATTTACTTCCTTTTTAGCAACGGTTTCAATTAAAGGTTTTAAATTGTCTTTTGCTTGAATTAAATCACCTAATGTTTTAATTCCAAGTGTTTCTCTAATTTTTCTTTCTTTAGCTGGAGTAATTCTAACAGTTTTACCATTATGAATCCAACTATAAAAACTTGGAACACAATCTCCATCATCACCACAGAAAATTTTATGAAGAAGAACTTCATTTGGATTTTCAATATCAATATCAATTTTGGTATTTTGTGCAACAATATCTTTAATGTATTGTTTTGATTCATCAATATTACTAAAGAAAATATCAACATCTTCATTTTTATCAATCCAATCTTTCATTTCTTGAGTAATATAAAGGAATCGTTTGCCGGTTTTACCCTTAACTATTGTATTATAAACTGCGCAATATTGATTCGTTAATGGATCGAAATCAATCAATTGACGTAAATCAGCATCAGCAGATACAATAATAATATTATAGTCATGGTACTTTTCAAATACCACTTCTTTACATAATGCAGCCATATCATCAGCTTCACTATGTTCATACTCAGCTACATGGCAACCAGCTTTATGAAATATTTCCTTTAGATCGTCTGAGCATTTAAAAATATTATCCCAATTAACACCATCTTGACGTTGACGATTAGACTTATAGCCATCTTCACCTGGAAGAACATCTTTTCGCCAAGCATGTTGAGAATCTGTTAATAAAATAACATTGTTTGGTTTAAAAATATTAATAATTGAACAGACGTCTGTTGCAAACTTATAAATAAAAGATTGGCAATCTTCTATATTATCATAAGTTGTTTTAGCGCCATATAGTTGATTTATGAATAATGATCTAAATAGGATATTACTCCAATCAAGACATAACAAAATTTTATTAGTTTTCATAAACAACTCTTTGCTCATTTTTTCTATTTATTATATGCAATAAGGGTCTATTAGTTTTATTATGCTTAAGTATTAATTAAAAATAAATAATAAAATACATAAATATATAAGTTTATTATGTTCAATTTCGATAAAAAACAATTCGATTTTAATTCAGTTTTAGAAAGCAAACAACATACATATGCATTATCATTAGATGATTTTGATGATGAAGAATTGGATAATCCGTCATCTTCACAACCAATGTCATCACGTACATTAGATGATATTATTGATACTGAAATTGATTTTAGAATATTTCTTAAAGTAAATGTTTTTAAACCTATTGATGTTGATATTGATATAAATAGTGGAAATGAAAAAACTTTTTCAAATAGATGTGCATGGAAAACATATACTATTAATGGTGAAAAACATTATTTTGCATATATTAATATTATATAGGAACGTAATTCTAAAAAATATGAACATGACTTATATGTAGATTTAAATGATGAAACAAAAGAATTACATATAGGAAACTGTACAACATATAAAACTTCAAAATTTTTAAATATTAGTTATCCACTTATTAAAATATGTGAACATTATAAAGATGGGCCTGTATATATTGGTTGTCTAAATTATGATAAGCCTTTTAGTACAAGAGTATCTGCAAGTGATATAGTTAAAGGTATTGAGTTCCCATTAGAATATATTGGTGTGACTGAAAATATAACATTCTGGAGAACAGTATGGAATAAAAAAGGATATTATTTACCAGATGTTCGTCCTGGTATGAGTTTAATGGAAATAGATGATGAATTAAAATTAACATCTGAATTCGTTGAGCATTTTAATGGTCTTGATAGTAAATTAAGACATGGCACAAAGATTCCATTATTTTATAATATGTTTAATTCATTTGAAGATTTTGCAAAAATCACTAAAATCTTCTGTGATGCAAATGCATTAGTATTTACAGAGTTTGGCATTGAATTAACAAAATCATCATATGATGAAAATATTGTTGAATTTGAAAATAGATTAAATAGCAAATTAGATCTTGAAGCAAAAAAGAAATAGAATATTGCAACAGCTGAGAATTTTGCAAAAAATTATTTAATAGATATTTTACCATAGAATGTTATTGAACACTTTGAAAGTATTAATGCAAAATCACCAAATCTATTATCAATTAGAACAATGGCAAAAGAACGTAAGTCAAAAGACCCATATCGCAAATTAGATTTACCAGTAGTTAAATTGATTTTAAAAGATAATGGAATTGATGTAGATAAAATCACAAATGATTATGAGCAACAATGGCTTTCAACATTTTATAATTTTACCAATACATTTTATAAACATTGTAAGCGTTTAAATGTTGATAGTTCTATGAATAGTTATGGTGTATATCCAACATATGATTTTATTGTTGATAATTTGTTTATATATGACAGATTTAATATAAAATACACAGATGAAAATGGAGAAAAACGTGATTTTGATGAATTGACAAAAGATGAATTATCAATGATTAAAGATTTGGTGCTTGGTATAAAGCCTAACTTAGTTTGGGAAGATAATGATTTAATAATAGATAAACAACGTTTAGATGATCCAAATGATGAATTATTAGTATACTTATGTAGAAAATTATTATATGCATTTGGCAATTATCCAGGTTCTATAATTGAATCAGACGTTGATAATCATGTATATAATGAATTTTTAATTATTCAACGATTTATATATCTTTTATATAAACAATATGTTGAGGATTATAATAAAAATTTAAATGAGGACGAAAAACCACTTGAAGAACCTAATATTTCATTATTATATAATATGAGATTTAATTATGTTGAATATGGTTATTATTCAACAGTTGGTGGCTACTATCCATTTAATTTTGGTGATATTGGCATGAAATTAAATACATATAATCAATTATATAAATTCTTAACATATATTTCATATGCAATTGAAAATGGATATGATATTCACTGCCCAAATCTTGGTTGGGCATGCGATTCAAAAGAAAGATTATTAAGAGTAAATGGAATGACAGATTATTCTAGTAATCATGAAGCCATAACAAACTCTATTAATAATGAATTTAGTTTAAATAACAAACCAAATCTTAAAGTGTTAAATATGACTTCTATTATTAAAATGCTTTCAACAATCTTTACAAATATTGATAATAAAATTTGATAAATATAAAAATTAGATATAGTTATACATAATGGCCAAACAAAAATTTAGTTTTTCAGATTTAAAAATAGGCGATTTAGTTTTAACAACTAATAATAAAGTAGGTGAAGTAATTGCATTAAAATCATATGCATACCTAAATGATAAAATTTCAAAAAAGGCAAATAAAGACAAAGATAAAAATAATAAAAAGCCTTTTATAGTTGATAATAATAGACACAATGGTGTATGGTATTCAGCTGTAACCGTTATGATAGAAGATGAAAATGCAGAGACTCCAACATATTATACAGAGGGTCTTGATTTTATTGAAATTAGAGAAATTCTTAATCAAAAACCTACGCATTTTCAAAGCATATTAAATAAAATTAAAAATTACTTAAAAGATAATAATATTCATGAGTGCTAAAGAAAGTAATGAAAGATGGGAAAATTATGTAAATAATTATATATTTGCTAATTTTGAATCCTTAGAATATTGGGTTGCTAAAAGATATGCAACAGAAACTATAGATGGTGATCTATATATCTATAATTATATTAAATTCCCTAAAGCTGAAAATGGAAGAATCTTAACAGAAGCATTAATTAAATTTATGATTCAAACATTTGAAGCTGAAGACAATATTTGTGAAAATATTTTTGGGCCTGATTATAAAGAAGGTTCAGCAGAAATTGTAGATGATTAGACAAATCTTATTATAGTTTGGAATAAACATTCGTATGAAGAACTTTTAGATGAAGTAGATGATGACGAGACTGGTGGAAGATGGAATACTATGATAAGACAATTATATAATTGGGATATTTGGTTGGGTGTACCAAGTAATATTTCTCCAGAAGAAAAAGAAAGACGTAAAAAAATTGATGCTGAATTAAATCGTATGGCAATTGCATTAAATGATCTAAAATTAGGCACAGCTCATAGAACACCAAAAGAAATGGAAGCAATTTATAATAACTATCGTTTTAAAGGAATTGATAATTAAAAATAATTAATATATTATATGAATAAGAAAAAATTATATGAAAGCATCATGGATAATGTTGCTAAAGAATTGAAAAAAACTCTTAATGAAGATTTTCAATTTGATGATACAGAAGTTGCAGATAAACTTCTTGAATTAGTAAAGAAAGACAAACAAATTCAAAACATTGTTAAGAACGCCAATCCAGATGATTGGGCAAATGTTCTTCGTGGTATGGGACGTCTTATTAAAGGCAAAAAAATTGGTGAAAACCCAGTAAAAATTGCTAATATTGTTCAATTGGCAAATGCTATTTTGAATAGATGCGATAAAACTATTCAAGATAAATTGCCAGAAATGCAAAATGAAGATATTCAATATACAGCAAATTTCCTTGCTAAAGAAGTTCGTAATGCATATGGTGAACAAAAAGGCAAACAACCTGAATAGGCTAACCAATCTAAAAATGAAGGAAAAGAATGTAAAGAAGGCAAAGTTTGTGATAAATGTGGAAAAAATCCTTGCCAATGTGAAGGAAAAGAATGTGGCGAAAGTTGTGGAGAAAATAAAAAGGTTCAAGAAGCACGCAATTTTAACGCAGGTAGATTTACAAAATTCTTAAATGAAAATAATATTCGCCCAGGTAAAAAATAATTTTAAATTAAAATATTAGTATATTTTAAGACCACTGTGAAAATAGTGGTCTTTTATTTTTGCAAAATAAATAATAAAAGAAAATATTTTATATATAGTTTATTATGGCTGTACAATCAAAGTTTTTTCAATTAACAGGTCAAGTATTATTAGAATATAAAACAGATCAATATGTTATACTTAGAAATTCTTCTGGCAAAGAAAATAAAAATTTCATAATGTATAAAGGTATTGATGGTAATCAATATTGTTTGTTAAATGAAAATTAGAAACATGGATTATATTAGAAATCTGATAAATTTACACAATATTACGGTGGTAAAAATTCATTAATAACAAAAGGCTATAATAGCCAAACTGACCAATATGGAAGTAATATATTTGTAGATTATTATGACGGAGAAGAATTAGTTGAAACTGATTTTACTGCTGGAACAATAATTAAAAATACAGATGAAACACCAAAAGAAGATAGAGAAGACCAAATATATTGTGATACAATTAGACTTTATCTTTTAACTGGATATGTAATGAATAGTATTGGTGGATATTCTGTAAAAGTAAAAGGTAAAGTTCTTAGAGTTTCTACAAAATTTCAAGATGAAGAAACAGGAGAAGATCAAACATTAGTAAAACGCATTGATGATTATGTTTATCTTTTAAATTGGTATATGCCAAAAGAAGAATTAAAAGACAATATTCATTGGTTAGAGTCTCCTTTATATCTTAATAGTAAATTTTATGATAGATATATTGAAATTACACTTCCATCTGCATAGGATATTGCAGTTAATCATAGAGATATTGATTATCTTTATGAAGATGAAGATGAAGATGGGAATAAAATATATTTACGTGGTACAATTGATAGATCATCAAATATAATTGTTGAATTTGCAACAGTTACACCTGATAATATTGAATTAGAAGATACTCATAATTCAAATGGTCCATCAACATTTATTTTGGATAATATTAAGCAAATGTCAATTTATCCAGAATCAAATGCAAATAATTTTGGTGTAAAATTATATGAAGATGTTACAACACATTCAATCATATATCATCCAACATATGGTGATGGTTTTAATGTATAGCCAGTAAATATTGAAATAATGACTAAGTTTAATAATGGTGAAATTCCATTAACAAATTATAGTGAATATGATTCAGCTAATCAGGGTATGGATGATTTTATTGAAATGTATGGTGAAGATGTATTTAAATGGATTGTCATTAATGAATTATCAGTTACTTACAATTATAATAGAATCTATCATCTTGATAATTCTAACAGTGGCGAAGATACTGGAACAGAATCATATACAGATTATTATACAAATACAATTGATTATACAGGAAAGACTGTAGATGATGGAGATTTTTATATTACAAAATTTGTTCCATATATTAAAGAGAGATTGAATATGAATTGCAAATCAATTGTTATTCAATATAATTGTCATTTATATAATAGAATGAATAATACTGATATTGTTCGTTCTGCATCAATGACAATTAAAAATCCTTACAAATATGTATTAACATCAATAGATACAACTAATGTAATTAATTATAAAATTGTTAATAAAATTGAAAAACAAAATGCAATAATATCTAGCCAAGAACAAAAATCTGTTAATGCAAAAATTATTAGAGAATTTTATGATGTTACAGAATTAGTTGCAAATGATGGTTCTGAAAATATATATGCACAAGGAAAACTTACACTTAAATTAAATCATAGTGGATCTAATTATTTAATTAAATTATATACACTTAATTAGGACAATACACGTGTTCCATATGATTTAACAGGCCCTTGGAAATATAAATTAGTTTTCCCATCAATATCAGGTGGAACTCTTGATATATTTGCAAATTTGGACAATGATAAGACAAATTATGGAAATGGATCATTATCATTCTATATTAGTAAAGATAATGCAGGCGCTATTATGAGTGTGCCAGCATCAGAAAGATATTTCTCATTAATGATTGATAATGATGATACACAAAATTCAACATTATATGAAGGCAAAGTTGAATGGAAAGCTTAAAAATGAAAAATTTTTTTAAACATATATGTTATATTATTGCTGGGTATTTAGTATGGACTTGGAATATTATTTCTGGAAAAACTAAATAGAAGGCAAAAGAAAGATTAGAAATATGTAATAATTGCACACATAATAAAGATGGAATTTGTGAATTATGTGGATGTATTATAAAGGCAAAAGTTAGAGTTGATTACCCAGAGGATGAAAATGGAGTATCAATTGACGGATGCCCATAGAAAAAATGGTAAAAATAATTGATAATTGAATGTTTACTAGTAAAAAGGTATAGTATTTAGATAATAGATTTAACAAAATTTCTCCTATAACGAATATTGATTCACTATATTATGAATAGGCTAAAAAAGAAGATGGCAAAATAGTTATTCATAGAAAGTCTTTTGTTAAAAATATGCCTGTGCAATTTAATAAAGATTTTAAATTTGTTAACACTGCCCCTTACGAATTAGAATCTTTATCATTTGATGCAGTATATGAATTATCTAATAACGATCCACATGTATATATAAATACATCTCTTTATACAGTTGATGAACATAATCCATATGACAAAGACAAAAATAAGTTTTGGTATAATTCTAGTTTATTTAGTGTTGTTAATAATACATATGTAGATTTGCATGAATTATTAAATCATTATCAACAATTATATTATTTTGATGCATCTATTCAAAATATTAATGCAAGTCTTTCATCAATTAATACGAGTTCTTTGGATGCAAGTGTTAAAAAATGTGAAGAAGTTATGAGTCATTTACATGAACTAATTTATAATAATGATAAAGTAGTTCCTGAAGAAGAAAATGACATATATTTTATTGATTATGAGCCACGTAGTTGGAATACACCAATTATGAGTATTAAAGTTTAGAATATTTCTATAAATGGTGATTGTTCTTAGGTATCTTTAGATGATGCATCATATTATAATAAAACATATGGAGAGTTTCATTATGATACAGCATCCAATAAAATTACATATTTAAAAGATGAATATGGAAATGAAGGAAATTTTGATTTTACAAATTCATCTATACATTATTTAATATTTGATCCTAATTCTAATATGGGCAATATTAAACGCTTTGTAAATAATAAATTATATTTTGATCCAAATGATTCATCTATATATTTTACATATGCTCTATCATATCAAAATGAATATTATTATAGTAATAATGAAATATATGATTCAGATAAAATTACATTTAGTAAAAAATGCTCAAATAATAATGTATATTATAGCTCAGGCATATGTATATCAAATGGATCATCTAATAAAATTTATAATTCAATAAATAATGCTACATATGAGTTTGTAGATGATTGTAGTGTAGTTATTGTTGGAAATAATAATGTTCTTATAAATTGTAATGATTGTTCTATTAATATTGAAGGAAATAATAATGTTTTAATTAATCTTACAAATTAGAATCTTAATTTAGGATATAATAATATTATTATTGGTGCCAATGATACAAATCCAGTACCATTAGATACATCAATATTAAATAATACAAGATTATTTTTTAGTGATGCAGCTAGAATGGCATACGAACATCAAAAATTATGTTCAAGTACTATATTATTTGGCAGCGATACAAATAATGTAAGTGTATACACAATGGGATATGCATCATTAAGATGATAAATAAAAAGTAAAATTAAATTGGCTTACATATGGCTAATAAAGATGATAAAGAAATAAAAATTTTTAAACTAAATAGAATAAAATTTAGTGAATTGTATTATGACGCATTGGCTTATATCAAGTCAACTTATAAGGCTGCAGGGCAAGAATTTAATACTGCATCACCTTTTGGCCAATTGCTTCAAGTTATTCTTCATCTTGGAAGAATGATATTTTATTATATTGAAGATTCTATTACGGGTTTAAATATTCGTACTGCATACCGTCCAGACCAAGTTAAAGGTTTGGCATAGTTGGCTGGGCATGATACTTCACGGCCAATTTCTGCTCGCGGTGCATGTCAAATTTATTATGTTGATACGGGAAACTATCAATTAAATGGTGGTGTTTGTTATATTCCAAATAAAACTAAGGTAATTAGTAAAAGAAATGGTTTAACTTATACACTTTTATTTGGTGCTAATAATGCAAAAATAACAATGAATGCAGGCAATTATATTGATGCAAATTTAATTTAGGGTGAAATTAAACTTCAATAGGCAACAGGTACAGGTGAACCACTACAATCATATAATTTTGCAGAAAGAAATTATCAAGAAGTTGATCAATATTATATTAATGTATATGTAAATGGTGAACCATGGGAAATTTATAAATCTATTTTAGATTTAGGATTTAATCAAAAAGGATGTGTAGTTCGTACAGGCATTAATTCCGGTCTTGATGTATTTTTTGGAAATGGTGCAATGGGTGCAATTCCTCCTCAATCATCTACAATTATTATTGAATATATTGTCACAGATGGTGAAAACTCCAACTTATTTATGAATGATGTAAATATTGCAGATAATTGGGAATGGGATGGAACTGGTGTTCTTCCTACAGGTGAGGCTGTTAAATTAAATGGAAATTTCAAAATTAGATTGACAACTGATATTATATTTGGAACATATGGTGAAGATCTTGCATTAACACAATTAATTGCTCCACATGTTAGTCGTTCATATGTTTTAGCATCTGAAGTAAATTATAATTATTTCTTTAGACGAATGAATATGTTTTCTGATATTGAAATATTTAGAGGATCATATACTGTTAATGGCTCATCTGTTATGCAATTAGCAAGTGATAAAGCTTATAAAGATTATACCGATGCCAGAGCATTATATAACGATGCGATTAATATTTATGGTGAAGGTAGTGAAGAAGTTGCGTAGGCTCATAAAGAAATGGAAAAGAAATATTAGATGTATAAATACACATCTACAAAATTATCAGATAACACATATAGAGATAATACAATTTATATTTTCTTAGTTCCAGATATTAAAAAACGTATGCCATCATCTTCAAATTATTTTACATGTGATGAATCATTATTCTGGTTATCAGAAGATGAACAAGAAAATATTATTAATTTAATTAATGCATCTGGTCAACGAATTATAACACTTGAAAATAGAATAATTCAACCAAAAATTGCAAGATTTGCATTAAATGTTCAAGTTAAAATTTGGGAAAATTATGATGAACAAGAAGTATATGCAGCTGCATTAGATAAATTATCAGAATACTTTATAAATAGAGAACGTAAAGATATGATTCCTATTTCTGATATTATTTCTATATTTGAAAATGATGTTCCTGGAGTAGATTCTGTTAAAGCACAATTTGTTGCAGATGTAAATAATAAAAATATCTATGGAAATAATTTTGATGGTATTGATGGATATGGAGATATTATTTTAACAAGAACCATTAAAGACAATAATGGACAAATAATGAATGTTAAAGACATTCTTCCATTAGTTAGAGGTGGGTTCTTAGATAAAAATGGAACACAATATTCAGAAAAACAAAGCATATCTGGAATTTCAGCATTTAATATTAAATTTGAAGAAAAGAAATCAAATAAATTATCAAGAACACTTACAAAATATACACCATTAACATAATATGATTGATATTTATAATAGATTAGCATCAGATTAGCAATATGTTCCATTAGTTGAGACAACTAATGAAATGGAACAAATATTATCATAGATAAAGATGATATTAGGAACATCATATGGTGATGTTCTTGGTGCTCCATATTTTGGTGCAAATATTAAGAAATATATTTTTAATTTAAGTTATAATCAAGAAGAAATTACAGAATTAGTTAAAACCACAATTTTATCAAATATTTCATATGATAGAGATAAGTTTAATGTTGATGTAACTGTAGATTTTGGAAAGGATCATTATAATAAATCTGATTATGCTGTTATTAATATTTCAATAAATCAATTAAAATGCCTTGGTATAGTAATGAACCAATAATCAAGTTAATCTTGTTAAATCTGGTGCATTTTAAAGTTAAAAACATATAAACTACTATATAAGAAAAATAAGTTCTAGAAGTGAATCTAGAACTTATTTTATTCTTCAATCATTCCTTTGAATTCTTTATATATATTATCTAAATTTGCAATTTTGCCAGATTTTAATTGCATCCATGAACACCCTAAATCAGGCTCATCTAACATATACCATTTATGGACTACTAAATCATCTTCTGGATCACCCGTATACACATCCTATTCTAAAAAATTCATTACATCATCTACTGCTTCTTCATATGAATCGTATCTATCTAAATTTGCATATTGACAATATGTTTTATAAAAATCTTCATCATTTAGTATATACTTTTTGATTTCATCTAAATCTTTTTTAGAGAATTCATATTTTTTAGCACGTGCTTCATTTAAAACTTTTTTGACTTCTTTAGAAACTGAAGTCATAATCTATTCATATAATTGTTTTTTCTTATTTGAGTCCATAATCATTTTCTAAATTTTGGTGGTATATTAGATTTTTTTAATGTGCTTTTATTATTAAATTTTATATAACCTTTACAATTTGCAACATTCCATTTAGATATATTCTAATTAAAATGCGATTCACTAAACATTCCATTCATACTTTTTACTTTAGCTACATTCCAATTTTCAATTGGTTTGTTAAACCAAGAACCCTAAAACATCCAATTCATATTTTCAACATTTGATACATCCCATCTTGATATATCGCCATTGAATTGAGAATAAGCAAAGCATGAATACATGTTTTTGACATTATGTGTATCCCATTCTGAAATATCACCATGAAATAGTGTCATATTAAATAGATTTTCAAAATTGGTTACTTCTGATGTGTCAATCCAATTTAAATTTGCAGACTTATCTATTCTACAAACAGTTTTAATTATATCTTGTAAAAATCTATTATCTTCAACTTTAAATTTCATACCAAGATTTTTGGATAAATTTGCAAGTTTTTTTAAATCATCTTTAGATACTTTTATAACTAAGCTATCACTCATCTAATCAAAAAACTTTTCTAATAATTTATTATATGTAACTCTATCATCTATATAATCATCTGTATCAATGACATCATTACTCTAAAATATAGAATTATTATCTTCTATATCTTCAAAATCATCGAGTGCTAACTAAATACCACGATGAACGGCTTCTAATATTTTATTATAATTTTTCATTAATTCCAATCTTTTGGTAAATATGTATTTAATATTCTTTTGCCATCTAAATTCATTTCATTTTCTTGCCAAAACTTTGGTAAATGATTTGAAGAAATCTTACTGCCTTTAAATGTAGTCATTGATAAATTTCCGCCATCCCATTTAGATAAATCCTAATCAAATCCAGATTTGCTAAACGCAAGCTCAGAAGATTTAACATTAGAAATATTCCATTTAGAAATATCCTAATTAAAACTACTAGCCATATTAAACATACCATCAATATTATTAACTTTGGACATATTCCATTTTCCAATTGGTTGATTAAAATATACAGCTGCATAAAACATATATGGCATATTAGTTACATTTTTAACATTCCATTTTGAAATATCTCCATTAAATGGTGAAATGAAAAACATATGTCCCATATCAGTTACATGGGAAACATCCCAATCAGATAATTCACTTTCAAAATTACATGCTGAAAACATTCCATACATTGTTGTAACTTTAGAAACATTCCATTTTGAAATGTCTGAAGTGAATGTAGCGTTTTCAAACATATTTGACATTGTTAAAACATTAGAAACATCCCATTCAGAAATATCTGATGTAAACTATAATCCTTTAAATAGTTCATCCATATATTTTACTTCAGAAACATCTATCCAATTTAATGTTTTTATATCAGGATTAAGTCCTTTAACAAAATCACCAGATTGATAAACACCAATTACATAATCAATAATTCTTTTTAGCTCTTGTCTAGAATAAACTTTATATTTTTGCTTTGTTATTTGATAATATTGTACCAAACGGTCTAATTCCTAAACAGTTAATATTTCAGATGTTAGTTTTTTATATAATGTGTTTATAATACTAAATGCATATTCTTCAGTATTAATTATATCAGTTTTAGATTTTGTTATATCTTCATTATAATCAAAATCATCAAGTGCCAACTAAACACCCCTATTGATTGCTTCTAATATTTGCTTATTAAATCTTTTCATATTCAATATATTTATTAAAAAAGAAACCTCGATATCTCATCGAAGTTTCTCCATACTATTCATTTTCTAATTCTGATTGTACAAGGTCCAAGGCTTAAGCCATAAGCTTAATCAATGAATCTTTTTCCAAATTTGCAAAGTCAACATCTACATCACCTGTATATGTTTCATCTACAATTTCATACCCAGCCTCTTTTAAAAGTTCTGCTGCATCTACAAAATATCTTGTTTTATCTGCAAGCGCATTCATATACTCTTTTGACTTGCCAAATGCTCGGCTTACAATGGAATTTCCACTATGCACTTCCATAAGAGTAACTTTATTATTAGCAATTAATGCGATTTGAAGTTCTTTCTTATCTTCATGCTCAATAGTGGCTCTAAATTTAATTTCATTTGGATCTACCATGAAGTTTTGATATGCTTCATATTCCTTAGTTGTTTGCCCAAACAATAATTCAAATTTAGATTTTGCATTGCCTCTATATTGGTTGATTTTTACTACTGCCATAAAATCTGTTGGATCAAAAATTTTGATAACCTCACATGCCTCAGGTTGTGCTTCAGTCATATCACCAGAATAAATGATATTTTGTGCACCATTGTAATACCTTGAATTCCAGCCAATTTTTTCGCCACGATCATCTGTCAAAGATAAATCATAATCATGTGTTCCCCACTCATTTCTCCAATAACACGCTACAAAATTATTATTTGTAAGTTCATATGAAGTTCCAAATGGATAGTTTCCAATATATGATTTTTCAGAAGTTGGCAATGCTACAGACATACCATTATAAACTTTAATAACTTTAGGTTTCTTAATGGTTGTTACAGTAGGCTCAACACCTTCTGTTTCAATATCTGCAACAATTACTTCCTTTTGAGAATTAGCTTTTAATGTTTCAATAACACTTTCTCTTAAAATGTTATAAACTTGAACATAATATGTTACATATGGCATTTGTGCTTGACAACCCTCTTTGAAGAAAATTTTGCCATTTCTAATAACATAAATTTTATTATCAACATTACCAATTCTCTCAAGGCATGTTTGCATTAATGCAACCTTTTTAAAAGTTGTTAATTCACCAAGATGAAGCTTAATCTCTTCTTCAATTTTTGGCTCAGAAAATAAAGTTTGCCAAAACCCTGCAATGAATGGTCTATGATATGTAACTGCCAATTTACGAAGCTTATTAATAACAGACTTATTATCAATATTTGTATTATGTTTAAATGCCAAGAATAAATTCTTAAATCTTAAGAAAATTGATGATAAACGTACCAAATCATTTTCACCCAACTTATTAAAATTAAATGGGTGTGAACTTCTCTTAATCTTGTTAATAGTTGCATCATTATTAACAATTAATGTATCATCTGTTGTAAGATACATAAGTGTTCTAAACAAATTCATTGCATTAGATGGCCAAATATTAAGGCTAGTACAAATATAAACCAATGCCTCACGATTCTTAATTTCATCAACGTTGATTAATGCACCATTATGAACTTCTTCAATAACAAAGTCTGCACAAGCTCTCATTGTTTCTTTCTTAAGAGCCACACCTGATGTAAGCATACCAAGACACTTATCATAAAGTTCTTCACGAGAGATTGGCATAATAGTTTTAAATAAACTATAATCCAAAAGCGGTGCATCATTATCACCATCATTAGGAACGTAGCCATTACCAAGTGCAAAGTTTGTTCCATATGTTGTAAGATAATGAAAAAGTTGATCAAACAACAATTCCAAACGTGTTTTAGAAGTTACATCAATCCAACTCTTATAAAATGTTGCATTAGGATTGATGACTTGCTCTTTTAAAAAAACAAGAACTGATTGATTACATACGTCAGGATGAACAAAATATCCAACTTGAGCTGCAAGCTGATTAATCTCTTTAAATTGAGACATAGACATTTTTTCATTCTCTACTAATGCTACATTAAATAATTTGATAAGTTGTGTATTCATATAATTTCAATTTTTAAATTTGTTACAAAAATAATATTTTTATTTTAATAAGAAAAATAGAAGTTAATTTTCTTCATTATTTTCTTGATTTTTTTCTATTTCATAATCTACCCACTTTTTACATTCTTTTAATGTAAATGCATGCGCAAATCCATATCCATCTTTGTCAACTGCTTCCCATGCAATTTTATGATCTGGATTATAATAACCCACACATTCAATTCTAAATCCTCTATATTCATAGATCCATTTATCTATTCTATGTGCATGATATTTCTTCATTCTAATATTATATCTTTAAATGATAAAAAGTTTCAATAAAAATAAATAATATAGAAATAAATTGATTAAATTTTATAATTATGCAAACAACCGCAAAAAGTTTACAACTTATTGATGCCAGTGGTATTAATATTTCGCCAACAACAGATTTAACTTCATTATATTATGAGGTCGAACGTAAATATAATGATACTAGTATTATTGCAAGAAAGTATGTCTATTCTGGATTCCCAGTTGCTGTTAATATTGATCCTGATATAAGTACAAATATTGGATCTATAGCATGGTCAACATATTCAGTAAGCCCATATCCAGACTATAAATTGGTTGATAAAGATACAAATGAAGATATTGTTGTTTCTAATATATCTACAAATATTATTCCTGGAACAACATATAGATAGTTAAATGTTAAAAACTATAATTTATCAGAAATTCTTACACATTATACTACACGTGATTTATTCAATGCGTCAATTAATGATATTAATGAACATATTGGTGGGTTAGATAGCAGTGTTAATAAATTATATGATGCGTTAAATACATCAGTTGGAACATTAAAATAGATATTAAATGCTAAACCATTTATTCCAAATAAATTTTATTTAATTACTGATTATTATAAATCAGAACCTACAGACACTAATGGTTGTATGGCAATGCCTGGATTTAATTTTAGTGGTCCATTAAGTTATAATTCATTAAGTTTATTAGTTAAAGCAAATGATACATCAACATTTAATGGTAAATTATATAATATGTATGATCATAGTGGAAATTCATTAAATGTTTATGGAACATATGATATAGTTCAAAATGGCGCCAAATATGAAATAAAGATTACACTATTAAAAGATAGTAGTGGAAATGAAGCGCCATATGATTTTTGTAATTTAACATATAAACATCCTGGTGATAGTTTCCGTTTAACATTTAATAATGTTGATTATTATAATAATATAATTAAAACCAACCCATATATAACAAAATGTATGCCAATTTTTTATTCAAATAATGCTATTAGTCGTGGAGAAATATCAAATAATTATATTGGTTATGATTGTTCAATATTTATTAAAAGAACAAAAACAAACGCAGATCCACCATTATTATAGTTTAATAATAATATTATTGGAAATAAAAATACTATTTATGCAGACAGCCTTGTTACAGTAATGAAAAATGCACTAATAAATAATGATAATAATATTCATATTAGTGGAAATAGTGTTGTTTTAAATAATTTGTATATTAATAATGATAATAATATAAATATTAATGCTGCAGCTACGACTTATATTAATGATATTAATGAATTATATATAAATTCATCAAATAATTTAACACTTAATAACACTATAAACACAGTAAAAAATATTACAATATTAAATAACTGTAATACATCTATCAATCTTACAAATGATATAGTGATTGATAATTATAATAATCCTTTTGAAATATTTAATGCGTCATCAAATTGTGCATATATGTTTGGATATAATGTTTATGCAAAATCATTCAACACTTTAAGATAATGCAAAATTACAAACAAATATTAGAGGCAGTCAATAGAGGTATTTAGTTGGCACTTGATGATTATCAAGATATGGAAGATAATAATTCTATATCTTAGAGTAATGATGTTATAGATGTAAATGATGTCATCAATGATAAAATAGAGTTAATGAAAAATTTTGTCGATTTAGGTCTTCCATCTAAAACGTTGTGGTCAAAATATAATCTTGGTGTTAATCCTAATAATTTAGAAATAGCTGCTGATTGGTATGGAGATTATTATGCATTTGGTGAATTAAAACCTAAAATAACAACATAGTATAAATTTTTAGAAAAACGAACTATTAATAATAGAAATATTATAGATCATTATATTAAATATAATAAAGATGATAAATTAATGAAATTAGAATTATGCGATGACCCAGCATATAATTCCAATTTATATAAAAAATATCATGTAAATATTTGTGTACCAACTATAGATCAATATGAAGAGTTATTAGCCAATACAATAAAATCTTTTCATTATACATACAATGGTGTTTTAAATTTATATGTTTGTAAATTAACCTCTAAAATAAATGGAAATGAAATAATATTTCCAATACATGGGTATCTTTAGAATGAAAATTCAATTAATGTAAACTTAACAAATTTAAATTATGGATATTATATGACAAGTTATATATATCCTGAAGCGTTTGATTGGTTATATTATTGTATGCAAATTGAAAAAGATAATAGAATACGTATTGATACAATAGCAAGAGAACATGGTGTTTTTGTAAGACCAGTTTTAATGAAATAAAAAATCGATAAGAAATTAATCTTATCGATTTTCTGCATAATCAAATACTTTTCGTACTCTTAATAGCAATTCATTTACGAATTCCCTATCAATTTCATCAGGAAGAGATGTAGTTTTAATGGCTTCATCCATTTCTGCTTTTTTCTGTTCGCAGTAATCAATCAAATAATCATATTCATATTTGTGATTTCTAACATCAAGCAGAAATTCTCTATCACCCATTACACTTCTATCAACATTAAGCTCACCTGTTTTTGCAAGTTCAATGCCCATCTGAATAAGACGAATACAATGCATAATGTTTTTAGAATCATAGTTCTTATCAAGATTAGATTCATAACGTGCTTGGTTACGATTTTTCTCCCAGTCTTTATAATCTTTATATTCTCGACAATGAGATGCATAGCCATTTTTGTTGTACAAAAGATGGAATAATGGTTTTTCGCCTTTAACTACACTATCAAGATGTACATCATTAGAAGAACCATCTTCTTTTTGAATACCATGATAGCCTTTGGGTTTGATTTCATTATACCTTCGAATCCATTGTTCTCTAGCATCACTAATGTATTGAGCGTCAGTCCAATGTTTGATATGTGGCATAAATTGGAACCATAAGTCATAATTCATTTCTTTAATGCTATCAATGAATTTACTTTCTTTATCATTAATTACTACGTCTACAAGAAAATCTGCAAATTCCTCGGCGGTTTTCCATTCCATACGAATATGTTGTTCCCAGTCATAAAAGGCTGCATAGGCCTGATCCATATTATCTACATGCACAAGACCGCAATAGATTTGTTTAAGACCATGACGATTCAAAAATTCCATTACGGACTCAGAACCTTGATTTTTAAAGGTATAGCAAAAATCAATAGGTGTTTTACGTACCTTAACCGGCTTAACAATTTTCTTATTAAGACCACGGGCCTTGGCAATTTGTTGAATTGAATAGCCAACCAATGCATTAAATGCCTTTTTAGTTAAAAACTTATGTTTGTTCTCAAGAATATAATCCATTACAGGATGTTTGTAAATAATACATCTCTCAGGAACAAATAATGCTTCCAACATATTTGGATTAGATGCCATTAACAATTCAAGGAAACGGCCAACTTCATACCAAACATTATCATTCTTTGCATCTGCAATTTGCTCGCAATAACCAGAACGAAGTCCAAGAAGAACATCATTTGTAGTGATGTACACACCGCCAGTATCAATATCAGAAGTCTCAATATTAAGTCCATATGCATGAGAACCTCTAATATATTGATAAATCAATCTACCAGATTTTTTAACTTCGTCAAATGTTTCCTTTTTCATATTAGTTTATTTTATTTTTATGCAAAAATTTCAAGTTCACACCATTCGTCTGGTTCATAGAATTTAAACTGATTATTAAGAATCATCCAACTTCCGCCATGATCAAAATTATACATACAAACCTCATAATGATATCGTTCAATGCCTTCTTTGGTTTTAAACTTTTTTCTCGTTAAAACTTGTTGAGAACACCAAATCTCAGGATAATGACATGCCTCTTTTGGTAATTCCTCTTTTGCATTTTTCCAATCAAATGTTTTCATATTCTTATGCTTCTTCTGATTTATAACAAAGTGTAATTCCAGGATGTTCAACCGGATCTCTAGTATCTCTAAACATCACATCAGTTCGATGTATCTTTTTTCTACACTCTTCAGTGTCAAAATTCGAATCAATGAATAATTCTCTACCCCAATATAAATCACCTCCCTTATTAAATACTTCTTTTTCAATTATATCATTGATCATATTAATAAATTCTTCACGATTCTCAGGACGATTCTCAAGAATCTTATTCAATTTATTACATACTTTTTGAAATTTTGTAGCCATATTATTTTTATTTTAAATTATGATTATAATAGTCATTCCAAAATGTTTTTACACGTTCTTTGTCAATTGAATCAAGATTTATAACAGACTGCGTTACCAGACATGATAATCTACCAAGTTTTTCAGCAAATTCTGCATTAGGATCATATGCAAATCTTTTAAGGATTTCAATATCTTCTCCATTAGTATATTGACTATGTTGATGTGTTTCTTCGTCAACCCAATCTACAATGAATATGTGAATCATTCGTCCATTCAACAAAATCCATAAGTATTCGTCATTTAATCCATGTAATTGAGAAGGAATATTGAAAGTACCATCATCTGGACGAAGTATTCCTTTGTCAAACTTTTCAATCATCCTTCCAAGACTTGGATAGTCACTATCAATATAAATACAATGTAACTTGTTCATATATTTTACTTTTAATTTCGTTACAAAATTAATACTTTTATCTTAAATAGAAAAATAGAAGCTGATAATTTTATTACCCGCCTCTATTTTTGTTTATAATATTTTAAATATTTTTAGAATATTTCCTAAAGTTTTCCACCACAGAATGGACAATATTTAAATTTTGTTTTAACTTTACGACCGCATTGTGGGCAATATAATTTTTCCAAGTCCTCTTTATAAACTGGTTTTTGAGATTTAGGCAATAACTTAATTTCTTCAGTTACAAATGGCCAAGATTCTAAATCAATATCTACTGTCATAAATCTTTGATCAGAATAACCACCTTTTTCTACTCGGCCAGTTTCCATTGTAGCACTATCCATTGTAGCACTACGCAATTTATTTAAATTTAAATTACCAAATCCTTTACTTATAGGTTGGGAAATTGGTTGTGAATTTGAATAATTACAACTTGATGCAGAAAGTTCACATCTAAGAGCACCATCTGGAACATTATTTGTATATGTAGTGTTAACCATATCAGTTGCACTAAATGTCATATTTTTACAAATATCTGGTATTCCATTAGTATATGTAGTACCATTAATATTATACCCATTATATACTGGTGCATTAGATGCCCAAATATCAAGACCTCGTCTTACATGTTCCTTTTCTTTATAAAACTTTATTACAATATCACCATTGTTTTTAATGGCTTGTTTTACTTCTTCTGCCTGTGCGTCAACCTCATAAACATCAAATCTGAATTTGCGTGCTTCATTAAAATAACGCTCTAACCAAATTAATTGGCCAGGTTTAATAATCAATGTGTCACCAAGAGATTTACCATTGATGATAATTTCAGCACCAACAGTAAATGAATAAGGATTAAATAATTTAATTTGGAATTCGGAATCTTTGTCAAGATAAACTGTTCTTCCGTAAGAAGTTTGATACTCTTTTAAGAGAGATTTGTCAACAGCAATAGCTGCAATGTTTGAATAATTAGTCTTTTTCATAAGTCATTTAAATTTATTTTTATAACTTCTCTACGGCATCTTTGAATCTTTAACAATTCTCAAAGGATCTAAATCAATCCCGATGTCATAGAAGAATTTTCTATTATCAATTATTATATGTTATTTATTATTAAAAAGTTTATTTGCTTCAAATAGCTATAACCTTTTTAAAATTTTCTTCAAAAAACTCATATAAATTATTTTTATTTACATCATGTTGAACTAATTTATATCTTCCATTTTCAATTTCTTGAAAAAATCTTATTCCCCAATCTGTTGAATATGGAAATCTTCTATCTACGAGAAACCAGCCTTTACATCTATTATCCCAATAAACATCAACAGTTTCTTCATTATTAGAAATTTGTTGGCTTCTTTCTTCTCTTTCTTTTTCTGCATTTGTTTTAGTATCATCAATAATCTTTACATCATTTATTGTAATACCTAACTTTTTCAATTTATTTTCAAGATTTGAAGGTTTATAAATTTTTCCATTATATTCAAAAGTTATCATTAAAATTAAACTTTGTTTTAAATTATAGACATCTCAAGCAAATAAGTTTTTTCCTTATTTCGCATTATTTTATAACTATCTAAACGAAGTAAAGTATTTCGTGGAAGTAATAATTCATTTTGTTCTTCACAATCTATCTTGTCAGGTGTAAATACCTTATTAATATCTATATATTGCGTGTCACCCGTAATATGAATTAACAATTCCCATTCATTCCATCTTTTGCCCCATGGAGAATTTTTTTGTGATGATGTTGACATATATCCACGATTTCTAAATATTTCTCCAATATATGTATCTATATTTTCTTTTGTTAATTGCATTTATTAAAAATTAAAACAGATAAATATAAAAATTTATCTGTTTTATTTGCAGCCCCACTCGGAATCGAACCGAGACTGACCATGATTTAGAGTCATGCGCACTGCCATTATGCAATGGGGCAATATTTTTAATATTTATTAATTATAACATAGTAACCCAAAAATGTTTTTTTACAAAAATAAATATAAAAACAAATATAGGATTATTGTGAATAAAAAAGAACTATATGAATCAATAATGTCAGCTGTAGCAAAAGAAGTTAAAAAGGCATTATTGGAAGAAGAAAAAATATATTCTAGCTATCATGAAGCCGAATTGGATGCAATTCATTTTGACGAATTGCCAGCAAATTTCAAAACAATCAGAGATGGTGAAAAATATGTTTTGGCTGAAAATATGTCAAGAGATGAATTGATTAATTTTGTTGCTAATATAGATTGGTCTATAATGGCTAGACAATATAAGAAATTCTATCCAAATGCATATTCTTATTATGAAAATTATATTTATGATTCAGATACAGAAATGAGCGGTGGAACAATTTATGTATAGGTACCATGTTCAGATATAACTATTAATGTTGATTTTGATGTTACATGGGATTATGTTCCTTATCGTCCAGGCGACTACTATCAACCACCAGAGGGAGGATATGGAGAAGTTGATACTATTACTATTACCGGTGTTGAAATAGATGTCGTAGATGTCAATAATAATCATACAGTTTTAACAAAAGAAGAAATTGTTAAAAATAAATTAGATGATTGTTTCGTTGATGAAATCAGTGAAATCGTAGATAATAACTACGATGAAGAATATTTCAATGATGATGACGATGATGCGTATGATCGTTGGAAAGATGAACAATGGGAAAGAGGTGAAGATTGAAAATAAAAAGATATTTTTATATAATTATGACTAGAGAAAATAAAAAAATATTTGAGAGCGTTATGAAAGCGGTATCAACCCATGTTAAAAAAGCTCTTAATGAATCTACAATGGATGGATGGGATGAGAATGAATTAGATTTCTTAACTGAAGTCTTAGATAAAATCTATGATTTGAAGTATGAAGTCGAATCATGCCGTCGTGGTGCTTTCACAAGTTGTGAAACATATGAAGAATTATCTGATTATGTTCGTGAATTAGCAGATGGCTTAGGTGAAGCTGCTGATATATTGTCAGGAATGGAAGGCCCATTTGATGAGACAGAAGAAGAATTTGATAATGATAATGAAGAATAATAAATTAATTTTTAATTATGAAAAATTATAATAAAAAAGCATTATATGAAAGCATTATGACTTCTGTTGCCAAAGAAGTCAAAAAAGCTTTAACTGAAATGGATAAAGAATCATCTTCTGCAAATTTATTAGAAGAATATGGTTTATCATATATATTTGCATTAAATGAAGGTGAATCTACAAACATTTTTTAGAAATTTAAAGAGCCATTAAATAAAACATTAAATAAAGTTAAAAATAAATTTGGAAATAAATCTTGCAAATTTATTGCAGATGTAGTAAAGAAAGCTGCATCTAAAGGTCAAAAAACTTTATATGGTGTTTTAACAACAATAACTTTATTATCAAGTACATTTTCTGCAAATGCAATAACAAATCAACAATTTGATGATAGTCTTCGTAATAGTATGGTAACATCTACTGTTAATATGACACATGCAAGAGGAATACAAAGTGGTGAAGAATTAGAAGCTGTTAAAAAACAAGCTGCAGCAGATTTTGTTAAAGTTTTATATGCATTAGATGATGATAGTGATAATCGTTATGCTGCATCTGGTGTAGGTTGTGCAAATACAGAAAGTGAGGCTAAAAGATTGGCTCAGGAAGATGCAGAAAATAATATAAAACATCTTTATGGTGAAGATGCAATTAACAAATATGCTTTACAATTTAAAACAATTAGCAATCAATCATATATAAGTAGAGAAGTTAAAGGTGGACAACAAACTACTACTTCATATTATACAGTTATTGTAGTTGCATATCAAAATGTAAATTAATAATTCATATTAAATATTTTTATTTGAAAACTAGAGCTTAGGTTCTAGTTTTCATTTTTTAATATTTTATTATCTCTTATTAATATTCAAAAAAGTTTGGCACACTTTTTGTAGTATATAATTATAAACAATAAATAATCAAAAATTAACTTCTATTTTTTATTATAAAATAAAAATATTAATTTTGTATCGTTAAAACATTAAAATATATGGGACATTACATTTTTAAAAAGAACACTGTTGTTATAGATAATTTTGGCACAGCCGTATTATTGGCAGAAGATTATGATTATCGTACATATAAGCCAATACCATATAAACAATGGTGGAATGTGTATTTTAAAAAACGTGGTAAACCAATAATTTCTCAACAATGGGATGATTGGGAAGGTGGAACATTAACAGTCGATCAATCAGATTGTTATCATCCGGCGCCTAAAAAATTAATTAAATTGTTAAACATACCAGAAAATATATTAAAAAATTAAATCCTAACTATTATGAAACGAGTATTTTTATATTTAGCAATGATGTTAATTGGAGTATTAACATTTGCACAAGAGACAATTACCGTTTCTGCTAATAGTGAAGACATTTCACAAAGTTTAGATCTTAGAGTAGTGGCTAAACTTTTTGCAGAAGCAAGTACTACAGAACAATTTGAGAATATGCTTAATAATCCTGATAGTGCATTTTCAAATCTTGACCTGAATGGTGACAATCAAATTGATTATTTGAGAGTTGTTGAAGCAGGCACAGCAGATAATAAATTAATTGTTATTCAAGCTGTTCTTGCAAAAGACATATATCAAGACGTTGCATCTATCTATGTTGAAAAAGATAATCAGACACAAGAAGTGTCAGTTCAAATTATTGGTGATGAATATATCTACGGTACAAATTATATTATTGAACCGGTATATATTTATAAGCCTGTAATTTATAATTGGTTCTGGTCATCACATTGGTATTGTTGGGAATCTCCTTGGTATTGGGGATATTATCCAAGATGGTGGTATTATCGTCCTTGCTACACATATAGATGGTACTGGGATAGATGCTATAGATTCCATCATCACCATCATTATTGTTCATTCCATCATGGGCGCCATCCACATCATGGATATAATACAATACATAGTGGAGTAACACGTAGAGATTATGCAACAGCACATCCAACGAATTCATTTAGTGTAAGAAATACTGGATATAGAAATGCAGGTGATTTAAAGAGAACAGGTGTATCCCATAGAGATGGTTCAGCAAGGCAACCTAATTTTAATTCAGCCAGAACATTTGATAGTAGGAATACAGTATCAACACGTTCAGCAGAATCTCAACGAACATCTGTAAATTCTACACAACGTACATCGACAACTTCTACACAAAGAAGTACAGGTGTTACACAAAGAAGTACAAATACTCAAAGTTCTTCAAGAATACAACAACCTACACGTACGTCAAATACAAATATTAATAGAACAGACACTCCTACACGTACTACACAAACATCAACTGTTCAAAGAAGTTCATCTACTTCAACACGAACAACTAGTATGCCTACTAGACAAAGTACACCTACACAGTCTTCATATAGGTCAAGTGGTTCAGTTTCAAGACCATCTGGTTCATATGGTGGCTCAAGACCAAGCAGTGGAAGTTCAAGTAGAGGTGGTGGATATTCAGGAGGCTCAAGATCAAGTGGTGGTTCTAGAAGTTCTGGTTCAGTTAGACGATAAAATTAAAGGACTCTATAATTTAGAGTCCTTTTTATTTCATTATTACTGGTCTTACATTTACACCAGTCTTTTTCCCAATATAATCAAATTTAAAATCCAAATGTTTTCCTCCAGTGTATTTAATCTAAAAACTAATTCCATATGCCCTATGATTATATTGTTTATCCATATATTTTGACATTATAAAACCAGTTTCACCAACATATTTCGTTTGTTCTTCATCTTTAAATCCTCCAAGAGGAAACATCAATTTTTTACCATTGCATCTAGATGTTAAAATTACAACATTTAATCCTGCAATACCTTTGTAATTATGTACAAGTTCTCTATCTGTATGTATTTGTAATTCAATAATTTGTTCAGGTGTTGGAAGGCACACTCTAACATTGATATTTGAATATGGGTTATTAACAAATGCCGCATCATCACGCAAATCAAGAGTTTCTCTATCTTTTCTGTTACCATTATATTTTTTAAATTTAAGAGGACTTATACTAGAAATGAATTTATAATTTCTCCAATCATAATTATTTTTTGGTTTAGTTTCGCCCCATGCATAATAATTACCATAATAAGATTGAGGTATAAATAGTCCTCTATATGGATTAACACCTAAATTGTATTTAGCCCATATAGTTCCAGATGGAAATCCCATATCAACAAAGAATTTATTAAATTCTATCTTATTTTTAATTACATCATCACTATTTATGACATCACTTAATTGAGATACAGAATTATTATTCTCTATATCTTCAAAATCATCAAGTGCCAACTATATACCTCTATTAATGGCTTCTAATATTTTATTATTCTTTACCATACCCATATTGGTTTAATCTATAAGCCTAAACATCTATCTGCCATTATAACTGCATTACTTGCCTGTTCAATACTTAAGCAATACGCCTATTCTGGCAATGCGTCACTGGAAATATTATTTGCCCAAAATAATCCAGTTTTTCCACGTTCTGCAACCTATCCATAATCGTTAATAAATCCAGATGCAGGAAAAAATAATTCATTTCCATTCTTTCTTGACCTAAATATGATTCCAATTGTATCACCAGTTATCCATTCATAGTTACAATTATCTAATAATTCTTCAAAATCATTACTTGAAGGAATTCTAAAATGTTTATTTGTTAAATATGCAATATCATCGCATAAATCTAAAGTTTCTTTATTATCTGTAAATCCTTTATATCCATCAACTTTATCATTGCAATATTTAGTTAAATTCTCTTCATTTCTTTTTGCATATTTGTAATTATGCCAAGCATATACATTTTTAGGTTTTATTTCTCCCCATGCGTACCATTCACCAAAAGTATTATCAGTTTCACCTAATGTTCTTTTATACCACAATGTTTTAGATGGTAGACCAAGATCAACAAAATTCTATAAATCAATTTTGTTTTTAATAACATCTTCACTATCTATAACATCATTTTTTGAAGATAAAGTATTATTATCTTCTATATCTTCAAAATCATCTAAAGCTAACTAGATACCTCTATTTACTGCTTCTAATATATGTTTATTAAATTTTTTCATTTCTTTTTCATTGTAGCCTATATTCTCATATTATCAGTTAATAATTTATCTGGATATAAATCATATTCATGTTCCATTGGTGTATATGCAAATACCTATCTAAACCACTAATCTCTATTTCCATTATTGCATTTTGCTAAATTCCATTTAGACAAATCCTAATTAAAAGCTTCACAATCATAAAACATCATATTAGCATTTTGCACATTACTAACATCCCAATTAGATAAATCTGAATTAAATGTTTTGCATTCTTTAAACATCTAAGATGCATCTACTAAATTAGAAACATTCCATCTAGATAAATCAGAATTAAAATTATCACAATATAAAAACATTGAAGATGCATCATATAAATTTGAAACATTCCAATTAGATAAGTCTGAATTAAATTTTTTACATCCTAAAAATGCACCGCCTGCATATTCAAGATTAGATACATTCCATTTAGATAAATCTGCTTCAAAATATGCGCATTGCCATGCCATAAATTGAATATCTTTTACATTAGAAACATTCCATTCATCTATAATTACTTTGCCAATTTTATCTCTTATAGATGCTGAACTAAATGCATATTGCAAACTTGTTAACGAAGAAACATCTAGCCAGTTAAAATTATTTGTGGCAACTGGCCAAATATCTATAAATCTTTCAATAATAGATTTTAATTCATCTAATGTATTAACTTTATAAAGAAAACCATAATCATCATGTAATTTAATCATTTCTTTATATACACGAATTTCATCTAATTTTCTTGGAAGATCTCTATCATGATTTAAAATCTTTTTAATAATGTTTCTAAATTTGACATATTCATCAAAGTTACTAGAAGACACTATGTCATTTTTATTAGATGATATATTATCAATATCTTCAAAATCATCTAATGCCAACTATATGCCTCTATTAACAGATTCTATTATTTTCTTATTAATTATTTCCATTCAATATATTTATTACATTATGATAAATAATAAAAGAATATAATGTATAAAAATATATGAAAGAACGTATATTAGTTGGTAAAGATATAATTCCATTTTTAACAAAAAACATACTGCCAAATGATTTATTTGTGTCAATTGGTTATTTAAATGATGGGGCATTATCATATGGGCCTCGTTCAAGAAAGAAAGTTAATATTGAAAATGATAAAAAACTAACTGGATATCTTTCTGGAAAAGAATTAGAAAATTCTCCAAGATTTAAAAGTCGTTTACAATCTTTTAAAGATTCTGAAAAATATTCATAGGTGTTGGCAGGACAAAGAAATTCTGCACCAATGGATATTGAAGGTGATGTACATATTATTAAGATTAGCCGTACAGTTATCCGTTGGATGCAAAATGGCAGATTTCTATCAAAATATCATGAATGGGGTGATGAAGAATAGAATATTCGTCTAAGACATGGTTTTGGCAAAGCTGAAACCGATTATCCAGAAAATGATTGGAGACGTAAACCAGAATATCAAGGTTTAAATGCATCTAGAACAAAAGATGAAAATAGAACACATACTAAAAAATATACACAATCTATTGGTCAAAGTGGTTTATTTAGAGATCCAAATGATCCAAATAAAATGGCATTTAGACAATTTACAGATTTATCATTAGCTGATAGGCCTGAATGGTATTTTATAGATGAAGATGGTACAGCTGAAAAACTTAATAATTATGTATTAAGATTTTTAAGAACAGAATATTCTGTTCATAGAGTTAAAGAGGCAATATAGGAAATTGCAGATGACGAAAAAGAATTTCTTGCAGATTTACAACAATTATTAGATAAATCTAAATCTGAAAATGAATTTGCACTTGAAAATATATTATATATGACAGGAACTGCAATAACACCATCAGGCGAAAAATAGCCATTTACCTGGATAAACACAACATATTTATATGAAAAATATCCATGGCTTGATAGAAATTTTGTAAATTCAATTGTTGAAAAATTTGTAGCATTTTCAAAAGAAAATATAGAAAAATTATCTGAAAGCTTTATATTAAATTTAAAATTTGAAAATTCATTATTAGAAGCCGTTAATAGAGGAATTCAATTGGCTCTTGATGATGTTGAAGATTTTTGATTATTATCAAAAATTTAATACTGTAATGATAAGACGAATGAAAATATTATTTAAATAAAAAGAAGAGAAACAATTCTCTTCTTTTTAAATATTAGCAACTCCTAAATGTTTATATATTGCATCTGCGATATTTAAAAATTCTTCTTTTGGAATATCTGATTTAAATTCATCGTCTTTCCATTCTTTGAAATAAATTTGTGTATTAAAATCTATTCCAATTTCATATTGTCTGTTATCTTCCATTATTTTTTCATAATCAAAATCTGATATATTAACAATATTTGGAATAGTTAATTCAATATTTACTGGATTAACTTTTAATTTACCCCAACGGCATCTAACATATGCAACATATTTTTCATCAAGAAAAACATCATATTGCTCAGGTGCAATTGCACAGGTTTGTTTAAAAAACATACCATTAACTATTTTATTTTCTAAACACCACATAATTATTTTTCATTTTCTAATTCACAATAATCAACTATTGATTCACACACATCTGATAGGCCTAAACCAATTGCAGATAAAATAATTCCTGGAATACCAATAATAACTCCAATCGCTTTAAGTGAGTATGCACAAAATTTTAATAAAAAGTTTTTCATTTAAAATAAACTATGAATTTTATATATATCATCTATCAATGCTGGAACATATCTTAAATCTAAAATATTATTTCCATATTGATATGCATAATTTCTTATATATTCGTCATTTTCTTTATATTTTTGAATAATTGCTAATGCATCTTCTCGAGTGTCTGTATATATTACATGTCTATAAACTCTATCACCTGCTTGATTATTGATTGATGCTTTCTTTGCAATAAAAATAGAATCATCTCCTGGTTCAAAAATATATTCTTCTCTTAATAATTCATTATTACGTACAATGTTTGCCTTTGTAATTGGAACATATAAACCCCATTTGTCAAGTTTTAAATGGCGAGGTTCCCATACTGTAATAACATCTAATCCTGTGGTTGGTGGTAAAAGATATTTTTGTTTTATTTCATCTCTTGTCATTCCATTAGATTCTTTTGTTAAATGAAATATAGCAACACTTGTTAATATTCCAAATCCAAAAAATGGAATTCGCCAATCTAAGTAAATATCTTTTATATTAGTGAACCATTCATTAATAACAGATTTTAATGGTGCAATAAGAATTATATTATTTGTAAATTCAAAAAGATGTTCAATAAATTCATTTTTTAAACCAAAAGGTGGATTGCAAATTGCTGCATCAAATTTTCTATTAGATGTCCAATTTAAAAAATCAGCTTTTTCAATAACTGAACTTCTTGGATTTAAATCTAATAAAGTGTAATCAACATCTCTAGTAAAATCTTCAAGACCACAATCACCTGCGCATGGATCTAAAATTGTTTTTGCATTAGGAATCATTTCATAACACTTTTCAACTATCCAATCAGGTGTTCTAAAAAACTCTGTTTTATCTTCTTTTTGATAATAATTTGCCATATAAAAATTATAAAATTGTTTTATATTTTGTTTATTTATTAGCTTCTATTTTTTGGTTTAAAATAAAAATATTAATTTTGTATCGTTAATTTAAAAAGGACATAATATGAAAGTAGATTTTACTAAAAACAAAATTGAAACTAAATCATTTAAAGGTGTTTGCATTAAAGGTTTTAACAAAGACCATTATACACTTCGAAAAGGTGAAATGATTAATCTTTCCGAGAAAGAGGTTGATTTTTGGAAGAAAAATGGTTGGATTGTCCGCCCAAATGGAATGTTTGATCCAGTAGTATTAAAACCTGATACACTTAAAGTTTTTGAAGTAACTGAAACTTTTATAGCAATTTAATTTATAATATGAAACGAAATTTAGAAATGATGAAAGGATTTGCATTTCACCTTTTAAAAGAACATGGTTATGAAGGTGAGTGGAATGAAGAAAATATCAAATCCTTTATTTCTGAAAAATTTGGTGTTAAATGGGTTGCACCAAAATATAATATGAAATTTGGTGCTACATTTAAACCAAATGAAAATGAAGTTCATGAATATGGAATTTATGCAAAAAACTTTGAAGCACTGGCAGAAAAAGTTATTTGGGAAATTCATAAAGGCTATTGGAAAAAAGAAAATTAACTTTAAAATTTATAAAAATATGTTTAAATGTATTGTATGTCTCGCGGCAGGTTATTTGATCGCAAAAGTATTTGGTTAATTCCAAATTGGTGGAGAACAATTAACAGTATTAACCAAAAAATTTAAATGAAGTTATGACAAAAACTCAAACTTACACAAAAATTAACACGCTGTACAAGCGTTATCAAAACCTTGGTAAAGTAACTCTTCCTAATCCAGTATGGAAGGTGTTCCAAAACAAAATCATCATGGGTGATTACTCTGATGAACATATGGCATATATCAAGGATTTGATGTATGATTGCTTCTCTAAGATTGATGGCACTAACACTAAGATTGTGTACTATCCTTCTACTGGTGAATGTTTCTGTTCTGGTAAAACTGATAATGCTAATATTATTGGTACTGGACAAAAGGCTTTCATTGATGCAATTATTGAACGAATTAAGCCTACTTTGGCACAATTGTTCCCTGCATCGTCTGCTAAGTTTGTACCAAAAATGAATGATAAGAATCTTCCGGTTATGTATGAATTTGATGTAGCTGAAGGTTATCGTCCAAATGAGCCAATTGATAAATCAACGCATGAAGGCGTGTACGTAGTTGAATATGAGGAGGCACCAGTATATATTTACGGTGAATTCTATGGTAAGAAAATCCAGGCTGGTGGCAACTATGACAAGGATAATAACCGTTTCGCTGTATTTGATATCTGTGTACAAGGCTGGTATGTACCAAAGGATATGATGATGGATTACTGCGTAAAGCTTGAATTGCCTTGGGCACCTTATATTGGCCAAATGACAATCGACCAAGCAGAAGCAATGGTTCGTAAGGGCTTTAAGACCCGTGTTCCTTGCCCATCAAATCCCGATTATCTTGAGGAAGGTATTGTAGCACGTCCTATTGTTCCTATTAAGGATCCTCGTGGAAAACGAATTATTGTAAAGATTAAGCATTGTGATTATGCAGAACTTGATGCAGCAATTCACCAAGTTGGAATTGATGAATATTACAAGTTCAATGAATGGTACAATGCAAATCGTGAAGAAATTGAAAAAGGTTCTAAGTAATTAGAACCTTTTTTAAAATATTTCATCATCTATATAATTATTAATTTCATTACTATCATCTTTTATTATTAATGAAATTGCTCTAAAATTTCCAGGCAGCAAACCCTCATTTAAATGATTTTCATAAAAATCTTTTTTGATTTTTATTATAAGTTTTCCAAATTTAGTTTCAAATCTTTTAAGTTTTTTGGTGAACAAATTTAAATAAAAATCTTGTGAATTTTTAAATAGTTTTTCATCTAATTTATCTATATTATTAATCGCATTTCTTAAATCTTCTATAAATTTATATGCATTAGAATCTTCTATATCAAAATTAAGGTGATATATTTGATATGATTTCATATATTCACAATATGTTTCATGAAGTAAAGCATCTTGTTCAAAATCAAAACATGCATATATAGCATTTGTAAATAATATATCTAATTCAGATTGACTATTATTTTTAATATCTTTAATAAGATTATATAAATTTTTTATTTTTATATTTTTTAAAACATCATTTTTAGATTTAATATATTGATATACATGTGTTAATTCATGATAAATTGAACTATAAAAATATTCTTTATCTGGATTATTTGAAACAAACAAAAGATTTAATAATATTTCATTTTCATTATTTTTTGTTATTGATATGAGGTTTTTATATAATTTAATATCTAATTCTGAAATATTATCAATACTATATATGTAATAAATTATGTTATAATCAACACCAAATAATTTAATAACAAATTCGTGTTTTAATATATTATTAAATCCATTTCTTTTAATAATATAAGCATTTAATTTAGAATCAGTTAATATAACTTTTGCTAAATTTTCAGCTTCTAATTTTATTTCATCTGATATTGATAATTCTTCAAATATCTATTTTTCCATAATTAAACATAATTATTTTATCCACCACATACGTGGTCATTTCTCCATGATTTATATTTTAAACACCATTTGCCTTTATCACGATAACTAAAGGAATCTCTAAAAAATAATCTATAAATCTTATATCTTCCAATCCAAGTTAAAGATGTTTCTGCATAATCATTTACATATTGCAAACCGACATATTCAGATTCCATATATCCATCTTGCATATAGTCTTTAACTTTATATCTAAAATTAAATATTTTTCTCCAATCTTTATCACCTTTATCTGTTATATCTTTACGAGCAAATGTTTTCTCATAACTATCTTCTGGTAAATTATCCAAATTATACCATGATATATACCAATTATGTTTATCGTATTTCCAGTTCATATTATTTTTCCAATATAATTTGCTTCTTTAATAATATATTCTTTTAAATCATTAAATAATTCTGGCTTTTGACCATATTTCTTAATGGCACCATAAATAAATGCAAGTGCATCATCTTGAATACTACCAGCTTTAGTAATTAAATGTTTCTCATCATTCCATTCTGGTTCTACAGTTCCCATTTTTCTAATAGGATCCTCTATTTCTTCAGTTGTTACACATTGTCCACATCTATCATCATCATTTACACAAAAATCTTTAATATGTAATTGAGTACGCTTATCATTCATATAATCTTTTGCCCATTTTTCAATTTCTGGAGAAAATTCATTAACTACCCAATTTTGTACTTCTGGCGCAAATTCTTCACAAACCCATTTTTGAACACCATTTGCAAAGTCTTTTATTAAATAATCTTTAACTTCTTCTATAACCTCTTCTTTTAATTTAGGCATAAGATTATCAATTAGTTTCCCATGAATAGAATCACAAATTGCTTCAACTTGTTCCTAATCTAAGCTAAAAGTTGGTTCTTGTTTTAATACTTCATCTATTGGTCTCATATTCATTTATATTTGTTTTTGTTACAATTATTCAAAATCTTTAATAAGTTCTTTTTTTAAATTCTTTAAATCATCAAGATACATTTGTTCAATTGTAGTATTCTTAATATATTCAAGTTCTTGTTCTATCTCTTTATTCTTTTTAAGAATTTCTTCCTTTTCTTCTTGAGTTAATTTTGAAACTTGAATTGTTAATACATTATATGGAAGTTTATGTGCATCTAAATCTTTTTTAACATCTGCCATTTTTCTATTATTAAGAACTAATTTTCCAGATGTTACAAGTTCAATGAATTTGCATAAATTAGAATTTTCTTCCAGTTGTTTTTCTTTTACTGATACTAATCTATCTTTGCGATCATTATATTTCTCTAAACGAATTTTAACAAAATGCTCTAATAAATCTTCTTTAGTTTGAAAATGCTTAACTTTTTTATTTTCATCCAAAACATATAATAAATCATTTGGAATATTTGTTTGAAGCATAAACTTCTTAAGCAATTGTTCCTTTTTATCTGGTTGAGCTTCTCTTGCTAATTTAGATTTATCAAATAAAATTCTATAATCTAAATCATTATCATGTGAAAAGTTCTTCCATTCTTTGATATATCCATTTTCAATATATGAATTCAATTTCTTTTCAAACTTATCAAATTGAACATCATATGGAAGATCAGTAATTCTTAAAATATCATTTTTTTCATCTATTGACCATTCACCAACATTATACCATTTATTAGAATCTTTATCGAAACCAAATTTATCTTGTTTGATTCCTCTAACATATGGTCTAATAATAGTTTTCTCTAGATGGCCATTCTTAATCACTTCTGTGCACCCATCTATTATATCTATTGGATTATATGAAAATGAAGAAAATTTATATCCTGGTGCCAATCCCTCTGTTCTTGCAGTTAAAACAAGTGGAATTATTGGAAGGAAATGTTCAGGCTCAAGATACTCACCTTCATCAAAAACATATTGGAGAAGATCCTCATCAACCTTATAAAGAAGCTTTGCATATTTAGATAATTTGCAATAAAGATAACGAGCTGCGGCTGCTTGTGAATTTCTTAAACTGCCGCCTTGGCCAACAATCTCAATTGGATTTAAATTATCTGAATAATATGAACCAAGTGTCAAAGATGCACCTATAAGTGATGCATCGCCATGAGCATATAATGTTTTATTATAAACATCACCAATTAAGTTCAAAAGCTTCTTTTCTGAACCATCTTTTAAACCACCAACAAATGCTGAATAAAGAATTTTTCTACCGCCAACTTTCATTCCATCCCATAATGATGGAAGAGCACGTGTAGATATAACATAATTTGAATATTCTCTATATTCAGTATTTAAAAAATCAGTAATTGTTCTGGTAATTTTGTTTCCAGTACTTACTTTATAACTTGCATCTAAATTATTTAACTTTCTTCTAATTGGCATATCTTTACTAAACCTATTTTATAAATTATAGTTAAAATGCAACATAAGTTTTTATGAAACTTTTATCTTTATTTAATTTATAATTAATATGGTAAATGTATTTAAACAGTTTGCAAATAATATTACAGATACAATAAATGGTGTGGTTAAATTAATTACACCATCTCAAAAGTCATTTGAATATGATATATCTAATTTAAATGATATATGGGCTGTTAATAATTCTAGAATTTTATTATCCAATTTTATGGATTATTTGCTAAATAAGCGTTGTATTAAACGTTTATGGATTAATGAACCAGATTGGATTAAAAATTTTATGAATGACAATAACGTTATTGCATTTTGCACCGAGGAAAAATCAATTGTTTATATGAAACGTGATAAAAATGGTACAGAAATTGGTGGGAAAATTCATATTAATGATTTATCATCAGAAGATTTAAAAACTATTATTGATTATTTAAATAAGTATCCTTTACTAATTTATATGTCAGATAAAATTAAAATGCCAAATGGTGATATTGATGAATATTCTGCTACATTATGTAAAGGAATAATGCATTGTGATTTAGTTAAATTTTATTATACACATGAAATTGGATATTTTGAAAATCCAGAATTAAAAAAATGGGAGTTTAATTAACTCTCATTTTTATTTTATGTATTTGCAAATTCTATTAATAAAGATTCATATTTAATTACTTGTTCTTTACCTTTATCTTTTCCTTTCATCGATACTCTAATGGTTCTATGTTCAAACCACCAGTCCAAATCTTCCCATTCCTTCCAAAAATCTGTTTCTCTTTCAAGCTCCATCATTTTATTATATTCGGAATCTGGTGCACTATCACTTCCCCAACTATCTTCTCGTAGTGAATTTTCCCATATCATTTCTTCTTTCCCATTATCATATACTTTCCAGATTTGATCTTTGTACATATATGCTGGTATATATTCTTTTTGTTTACTCATACTTTTTCTAATGGTGGTAAATTTTGATTATTTATTGTATCTGGATAAAGACCAATAGAAACCAATTGTATAACTTTATCTCCATTTACAATAAGTTCAGGTGATGCATGTAATTTCATACCAGCATCTAATAATTTTTTAATATCATCACCTGCAGGTGTATTTAAAATATCTAAATCTACATATGCTTTATCACCTTTATTATATACATCATTAATTCTATGGGAAATATGTTCAAGACCAACATCAAAAGCAGTACCTATAAAATCCTCAATGGTTTTAGCATCTTTATTAAAACTACCAAACATTGGTTTATGATTTAATTCACCCATCTTTAATTGTTTTCTAAATTTATTAATTGCACGCTTCATTGCATTTTTATCATATACTCTTCCACAGAATGGTTTATCATAATGAAATAAATCGCCTTTAAGATGAACAGTTTCATAATTTACTATATGAGGCTTAGTAAATATTTCTCCTGCTTTGTCAGGATTATAAAAAATTTCGTCATCTTTATCCATATTAATAATTCATTAGTTTAATTAATTTTATTAAATACTAACAACAAAGTTTAAAAAAATAATGAGGAAAATGTTTTCCTCATTATCTCATATGTGTATATGTTAAATCTAAAATATTCAAATCTTCATTTGTTATTTTATATTCTGTTACATATGGTTCATTTGTTGTTTTATAATATTCAGTATCATAATAATGTTCAATATTATTAAAATCTTTTATCCAAAATTCATTATATTGTTTTTTATATTCAACTTCTTCTTCATTTACAAGCATTTTAAGGTATTCAGTATCAACAAAATATATTGTTGGATTATCTAATAAGTACTTTTTAATTGCATTTTTATTATATAACAAGCCTAATGAATCAATGATATCATCATTAATAGGAGCCTTTAAAAATGCAATATATGTATTATTTTCGATTTCTTTTTCAGATTTATAGTAATAATGATTATTGATAGTTTTTTTAGTTTTAACTTGTATATTAAAACTTAAATCATTTGTTTTTAAATCTATTTTATACGCTTTATCTTCTGCATCAGAAGTTTGTTCTAATTCAACACCAAATAATTTTTCGGCAATAACTCCAATAATAGGTTCTATTGCTTTTCTTGATAATTGATATATTTGTTTTTCTTCCATGATATAAAATTTATTTTTATATTTATTTTATTTGTTATCAGCGTATATTATTCATTTAGTTCTTTTACGTTCCACCACATTGGAACTAATTGATAATCATTTTTATTTTTAGAATATTGTTTATCACTAGCTAAGAAATATGCATCTCTATTAGTTAATATAACTCCAATAAAATATCCTATATATTCATTTCTTTCATTTGTTACAGGATTATCATAATAAAATTTATATTGTTTCCAAATATTGTCATATAAATCTTTTACTGTATCTAAAGTACTATCATAAAATTCTGAACCAATTACACATTTTACTTCTTTAGCAATAGATTTATCTAATGTATATGATAAATAAGATGGAATTACATAACCAATCCAATCTTCTTTTTCCCAATAAGAAACAAATCGTTTACCATTAAAATGATCTATTCTTTTTATGCAATGTCTCTTATAATATTTTCTTTTTATTTTAAGAAACTTGTAATATTCATATTGATCTAAAATTTTCATATTATCCTAATTGAATTTTATGTCCACATTTTGGACATTTAATGTAATAACTATAAGGGTCGTCTCCCCACCAGGCAGCTACGTCATAGTATTCAGTTTGAATATCATTATCATTATAACTAAATACTGTACCACATTGGCTGCATGTTTTAGCATTATATCCTGGTTTTTTATTTAAAATTTTTACGCTCATAATATTTAATCAAATATTTTTTGAAGTTCTTCATTCATATGAATATATAATGTGCATGTATCATAATCAAATGAAACATTAATTGCATCACAATTATGAATATTAAATGCCATATTAACATACATTTGCCATCTATGCAATTTATATCTTAAATCAGCAAGTGTTTGTTGATCTGGAAATGCTAAATCATATGAATCTTTAATTTCATTAAACTTATCAACCCAATATTCTTTATCTGTTCTCCAAGTTTCATATTCATTATCAATTCTAAATCTTGGCCCATTTTCACCAATTTTAATTTGACTCATAATTTTTTAATAGCTTTTTTAAATATGTTTTTACATTATTTTCATATTCTTCTTTAGAAATTATTTCAATATCTTCTGGCTTGCGTGGACCAATTTTTCCTTTATCATTTGACACATATATTTGTAAATGATTTGATATATTATATCCATCATACAATATTCTTTTTACCTCATCATCTGTGTAACAATCTTTTTCAGGATATATAAATTTTTGAAGTGCTTCTTTTTCATGAATATAGCCTTCACCTCTTAATTCATATTCATAACATTGTTTCCCATCTTTATCTTTGTATGTTTCAAATGTTTCATGCATAACATACATATATATTGTTTTTCGAGGTAAATCAATTTTAATATATTTGTCTTTATATCTCACATATTTTAACATATATTGATAATGTATATTATACATATATGATTCTATATTGTGAAGCTTATCATCATATTCTCTATATTTCTTAAAAATCTTTTTATATTCAGATTCTGCTAATTCAATATTTTTTAAATGATCGTCTTCTGATAATTTTTCAATATGTTTCCAATCTAATTGTTTCATAACTTTAAATTATTTTTATTCATTATTCATATTCAAATTCTGCTATTAATCTTCCAGCTTCAAATGAATTATAAGTATGTATTTTCATAATGCATGGATAATGTAAAGGATAATTATAACATGCTTTTTCTCTTATATCTTTTTTCTCACTATCTTTTATCTCTTCCCCTGCAAAATGATCATATAATGCATTATTAAAACCATTTTGATTCCAACAAAAATATTTAATATATTCTCCATCTATGCCAATATATTCAAAACTTTTCTCTGGCTTTTTATGAGTTAATTTATACGTATTTACATCCATAATTTAATCAATTAAATTTCTTTTCTTAAATTCTTCCATTAATGGCGATGCTAATTCTTTTGCTTGAGGATGAGGTGCACCAGTAGTTCCAATGGCTCTCAAATCGAAGAAATGCTTCCAATCATCTATAAATGCACTATGAACCAATATAGATTTGGTATCCAATGGTAATACATCTCTTGCATCTTGTGCATTCCAGCCACAGTATTGTGTCAAACCAATATATGACCATTCAGCTGCTTCATTAGAAAATAGCCAATAATCTATTTCTCCAAAACCATTTCTTGGGTTATTATATTCTTTATCATTATCTACAATTATCTTGCAATAATCAATAAACTCTCTAACTCCTGCACTAAAATCAAATCTGCTCAGTTTATTGTTATTTTGAATTATAGAAATCTCATTACCATACTTATCTTTTGAATAATTACAATATCTTGTTGACTCCTCATTAATAGAATCCGCACGATGTCTATTAAATTCACGAGATACTCCAATATTGCAAGTGAATTTAACAGTTACTCTTTTATGGTGATATTCTGTTGGTTCACATAAATATTTTAAGTCATCTAATCTATTATTCTCAAATAAAACTCTATAATTAGTCGAAATATATAAATGATCTTTTAAATCTACACATACTCGTTCTTCAACTTTTGAATATTTGTTATCACTATAAAATTCTAAAAGTTCATCATACTTGCCATATTCTGGACTAGGGGAAAGCCATTCATCATAATCAACATTTCTAGTAATATACAAATAAACTGCGCCATGTTCCATAGGTGCACCATGATTAGATGCTTCTAACCTATTATGAACAAATTCTTCGGCAGAATCTTCTGTTATTTTATCTGTTGAATTATAGCAAATACGTCCAGGATATTCAATTGCTTTATAAATACCTTTTAATCCTGGTTCTTGTTCTAATATCTAAAAACTTGGTTGTAATATTTTCATTTAAAGCACTCTATTATTTTTAAATTATATGAATAAATTGTTATTTTGTTTAATAAATATATTGAATTATGAAAAATTATAAACAGATATTAGAAGCTGTAAATAGAGGCATTAAACTTGCACTTGATGATTTTGAAGATAATGAACCAATTAGTTCATTATCTCAACATAATGATGTCATTAATGCAGAAGATGTTATTAAATAGAAATATGATTTAATAAAAGAAGTTGTTGATTTAGGTTTGCCTTCAGGCACTTTATGGTGCAAATATAATTTAGGAGTTAATTAGAATTAGTTGTCTAAAGCCGAAGATTGGTATGGTGGATATTATGCATGGGGCGAATTGAAACCAAATAAACCAGAATTCAGTTGGTCTACATATAAATATGCAGAACACTATACAGATTTATCTGAAAAAGATTGTTTAACAAAATATTGTAATAATCCTCAAAAGGGATATAATCAAATAACAAAAACTTGGGGATTTACTGATAATTTAACAGAATTACTGCCTGAAGATGATGCTGCTTACTAGAATAAAAAATTACATAATTTTAAATTTCATATTCCAACTGAAGAACAGTATATAGAATTAATAAATTATACTCATAGTTATTGGGTTAATAATTATAATCCTAATAAAATAAAGCATAATCTAAAAGTTGATGGAGGAATTCAAGGATTAAATGGCAGGATATTTAAAGGAAAGAATGGAAATCAATTGTTTATTCCTGCAGCTGGTTATCATAATGATTCTGATATCTACGGCATTGGTTCTGGCTGTAACTTGTGGTCTTCAAGTCTTTATTTAGGCGTTCCCAATTACGCTTGGTACTTGCATTTCTATTCAGACAATATCCGTGTATTCACTAACAATCGTTATATTGGTTTTAGCGTTCGTCCAGTAATAAATTTATAAAAATAAAAAGAGAGTTTTTAAACTCTCTTTATCGTATATATTTATATGAAATAATTTGTTTTGCATTTTCTTTTATCCATTTTTCTGAAAGCATTAACATTTCACCATCTCGTGTTTTTGTTATTGGAATTTCCCCATGTTCAACTTTATCTTTTAAATAATCTTTTTCAAAAAAACAAGCTTTAGTATTATCAACTACTTCACCTCTTGGATCATAATTCATTACAGGCGGGCATATCAAACAAATTTCATTAATTTCTGGATTGTCTAATAATGATAATGTTTCACCATATTTTTTAAGTCTTAATGCAATATTTCCTGAAGTTGTTCCCTTTTTTCGTTGTTGAACATAAACATTTTTTCTTACTCCACTTTCTCTTCTTAAAATTAACTAATATGGTTTTCCAAGTGTAGATGATACAGGATATGCTTTATAACCATATTTATTAGTTAGTACCTATGCAAGAAATTTTAAATCATGAATATTGCCACCACGATGATGATCAGAATTTTCATATTTGTTATATTCATTTAATGCATTCTAGACACTTTCATTTATAGCATTTATAATTTTATTGTATAAATGTTTATTATTCATATTTTAAATAAAGCTTTATTTTATTATTTATTAAAAAAGAGGATTTAAATATCCTCTTTTTAAATTTAAATTGCTTCCAAACGAGCTTCGAATTCTTCTAAGCAATCTTTAAAATTAAATTGATCACCGGACCCTAGCATTTCTCCCAAATCATAAATGAAATCAGGGCCCATATCAATATTATAATATTTTTTGAAGTATGCACTATTATCATAATCTTCATTAATCATACATTTGCTTACAGTATCGACACAGTTTCCACGATATGGAACAAATGCTCTAATATGTTTACCATCCCAATATAAGAATATTACCATTGGCAATCCATAATCCATGCAAACCCAACCAGCAACATAATCAATACCAGATTTAGTTGTTCCAAATTGAATAATCTCAGCATTTTCAGCACTCCAATTTATTTTCTCATCTATATCTTTTAATGCCCATTTATTCATTGTTGTTAGATTAACATGTTTTCCATGCCCATCAAAATCATCAGTTTCATCGCTTAAAAGGAAATTATAAAAATTACAATTTCTATCATACCTAAGAAATTCAAGATGTTCTTTACCACCTTTTGGTGCTTTTCTGCCACCGTGTTTTATTGGCATGTGAAGATTCCATCCTTTGAAAACAATATCACTTAAATCTGAATTTTCATCATCTTCATTATCTTCATTATAATTATATCCACATTCTGTATAATCATCTGCACTATCGCAATGAGGGTCTTTTGCCAATGCATCATATGTTTCTTTTGATACTATAAATGTGCTTTCCATATCTTCTAAGCAATATCCTCCAGGAATATTCTCATATTTTCCTAATATCTTATATAACCAATCAGGTGAAAAATCTGTAATTGGTTCTTCATTAGCATCATAAATATAACATAAGATATTACCATCATTTACTAAATCATCCCAATCATCTTTACCCCAATATCCTTCTTCATTACAAATATAATCTTTAGTAATAACTTCCATTACAAATTTATTGTCTTCATCAATATCACTTGTATCAATATCTTCATCTTCATCATCTTCGTCATCAGGCGTATTTTCAGCTCTTTTAAGAATGTCATTTAATGCTTGCATATTTGCTTGGTCTTTTAAACGTTTGGCCATTTCAAAATACATTTTTTGACCAGTCTTTACACCAAGGTCATAATAATAATCAGCCAAACGTGTATCATTGTCTTGATTATTTTTTATGTTAATTTGAGAACCAGGAGTTTTATCTTCAATTTCCAATACTCCATTATTATCTTTTAATGTAACATTTAATGTTTTAAAACACTCGTCTGGTGAAATAATATTAATTGCAAATTCATTTGGAATTTCATTTGTCTCCATTGCATCCAATACATCATAATTTGGAAGCTCTATTCCAAAATCATCATTAAACTCATCAACAAATTCTGCGCCTTCCCAATCATCATCCTTATGAGAATTAATTATATTTTTAATTTTCTCACAATAATTTTTATCATTTTCAATGTATTTAACTAATGTTTCAGATATTTCATTATCATCATTAAGATCAATAACATTGTCTTGAAGATAATTAATCAAATTTTTTAAACTGCTTTCCATAATTTTATAATTTTAATTTGTGTAAAATTAATCCTTTTTATTTATACGAAAAAATAGAAGTTTAATTTTCATTAAACTCCTTTATTTTTAATTATTTCTTTTAGCCTTTTTTCTACATCTTTTATATTAATTTCTGGTGTATCTAAAGCTTTTATTAATTCATCTGCATACATAACTGCAATCTTTGCATATATTTCTTTAATGGCTATACATTCAATTACTGAATGAGATGTTGTTTCCAATAAACTATTTAATATAGATATAGCAGCTTGCGCTCTTAATTCAGATTTATCCATAATTATTCAAATAAATTTTCTACAGGTTTTGGACTTCCTTCATATGGAATCTCATCTTTTTCTTTAAAAAATGTATGAAAATTAACTTTTTCAAATATAGGTGCAAATTCATTATTAACATGTGGCTGTAAAACAAATCTATCAAAATTTCCTTCACTCCATTCATCAATTTCAGTAATATATTCAATGTCAAATGTTCCAGCTAAAATTAATAAAATATGATAATCACCATTTTCATAAAATCTTTCTACTTCACAAAATTCTTTATCATCACAATTTTCACCTAATTTTGCATCTAATGATTTATCTTTATACCTATTAAAAATAACATAAACCTTCTCGTTTGGAAATTCTTTATGCGTTATAGAATATGTTGGAATGTCAGAATCTCCATATAAATTTTCTTGCTTTCCAACTTTTAGTTGTTTACATTTCTTTTTAATATCTAAAAGTTTAATTGATTTTGAAAAATAAATATTTTCGCTCATATATTTTCATTTTTATTTTTCTCCAAATTTATATGCATGTGAATGTTCTTTTACACAACTTAATGGAATACCAAAAAATTCACCATTTGATCCTCTATCATTAATATTGTTTTTAGGATCTTTCATAAGTTCTTTAATATCATTAGTTGAAATTACATATACATTACTTCCCCATAAATAATTAACTAGTTTATTTTCATTTTCTATATATTTTTCTTTTATGATTTGATTTTCATCAAATGCTTTTTCATAAAAAATTAAACAATCATTGTTATCTAATTCCAATCTATGAAATGAAAAACTATTTAGATAGCGAAATTCATGGGTTTTTACATTTCCAGTAATAAGCCCTTTTTCTTTTCTATTATCGATATCTTCCTGTGTTAAATCATCATTATCAGTATTAATTAAATCAATTTTTAATACTTTATCGACATTTCCATCATCTTTTGAAACATAAATTTTATCAATGGTTTGTTGAATTTCATTTAAATATTTTTGAAAATACCAACCACCCCATCTTTCTAAATATAATTTAGATATTTTTAATGTATATGGCTTTTTTGGTTCTCCCATAATTATCATAATTTAATTTTTAAAGATTATATTCATATTTACATAAATGTTTACAAAATAAAATGGAGACTTATTTTAAATGTCTCCATTTTTATACGCAATCCAATATATAAAAGCAATTCCTAAAACTAAAAATATAAATGCACCTAACATAACAATTTCCAAAACATGATTAATCAAAAGGCTGCCCAATTTTATATAAGTGTTGTTCTTTATCCCAACATCTGTTTTTAAGTGCTGTAAAACGATATGCTTGGTCACTACCATGCGCACACATATGGAAATATTTGTTATTTGAAATATGTCCAAAATCCATTAATACTAATTTATTCCAATTTGGGAATAATTTTGCAATACACATTGATGTAATAACTTGGTCATCTCTATATGGTCCATCAATACTACATACCTTTTCTACTTCTCTAATAGTATTATATAATTTTATAACACTTTCAGTTTTCTTTACTAAATAACATGATGTTTGGAATAAAATATCCTTTCCTGACATATCATTTTTACATAATATAGAACATAGGGCTTTTACATTTTTTGTTTGAACATTTCTGCCAATCCACCATTGGCATAATTCATCAAAGACATTTGTTCGCCAATTATGCAATGATATCATCATTTCTTTATCTGATTTTATAAATGGCATAACAAATTCTTCTGTTGGGTCATCAGTTATTTGATAACTTCCATCAAGCCATAAGCAAACATCTGTAGAAACATAATCAAATACATTATGCTTTACATCAAGAAACCAAATATCTTTTTTATAAATAAGTTTCCATGTTTTAGATGTTAATGTTTCATCATCTGTTACACATACATACTCTACATTAGGATTTGGATTTTGAACCTCATGTATTTTTTCATAATGATTTGTGTTAACTGTTAATATTGAATATAAAAATTTTTGTTCCATATATTTTATTTAATTATTTTTTCTGCCAATTTTATTGCACTTTCTATAGTTGGTGCCATATCATAATATTTGTATTCTGCCAATCTTCCACCAAAGAACACATCTGGTTCGTTATCAGCAAGTTCTTTATATAAATTATATTTTCGATTATTCTTATTGTCATTAATTGGATAATATGGTTCCATACCAGGTTTCCATTCCAAACTATATTCTTTTGAAATAACAGTTACTGGATTATCATAAACACTGCCTCCAAATGTTTCAAAATGCTTATGTTCTATTATTCTTGTATATGGAGTCTTTTTATCTGTATAATTAATAACAGCATTTCCTTGATAATTATAGTCTAAAATAACTTCATGAGTAAATGTTACTGTTCTATATTCAAGATGTCCAAATTGATAATCATAAAATTCATCTATTGGACCAGTATAAATTATTTTATCTGCAAGTGCACCAGTTTTATGATCAAAGAAATTACAATCTAATTTAACATCTACACCTTCCAATAATTTTTCAATTAACTTATTATATCCACCAATTGGAATTCCTTGATATGTATCATTAAAATAATTATTATTATATGTGAATCTTAATGGAAGCCGTTTAATTATAGATGCTGGAAGTGTAGAACATTTTCTTCCCCATTGCTTTTCTGTATAACCTTTAATTAATATATCATAAATATCTCTACCAACTAAAGATATAGCTTGTTCTTCTAAATTTTCAGGTTCTTTTCCATTTAATTTTTTTCTTTGTTCATTAATTATATTCTCAGCCTCATTTGGTGTATTAATATTCCACATCTGGTGAAATGTATTCATATTAAATGGTAAATTATATATATCGCCTTTATAGTTGGCTAGAGGTGAATTAATATAATTGTTAAATGGGACTAGTGAATTTACAAAGTCCCAAATTTCCTTATTTGATGTATGAAATATATGTGCACCATATTTATGAACATTAATTCCGTAAATATTTTCACAATAAGTATTTCCACCAAGATGTTTACGCTTATCAATAACTAAACATTTCTTTCCAGCTTGTTTAGCTTTATATGCAAATGTTGCACCAAATAAACCAGCACCAACTATTAAAAAATCATAGCATTTCATATTATTCTACGTCTTCTTTTAACATTGCTTTACGTTCAGATGCATTACCTTTACCAAACCATGATCTTAAACTCAATTCATACATATCATCTTTAGTGAAATAATGATAAATTGGTTTTTGCATCATTTCTTTAAATTCTGGTGTTGATAATGTACCAAGACCTTTAACATATTTAATTTTATAGCCTTTAAGAGAATTCATCTCTTTTCTATAATCTTCCAATTTATAATAAGCTTTATAATCTTTTCCCTTTTCAGCAACAATAATTGGAGAAATTGCTCTACAAATCATTCCTTCATCAAATAATTCTGGGAAATGGATTCCAAAGAATGTTAACAATAATCCACAAATACTACTTCCATCCTCATCAGCATCAGAACAGAAAACTATTTTTCCAAAGTTTAATCCATCAACTTTATTTTTCTCTCCCCATTGCAAACCTAATATAGTAATAATATCACTGAACTCTTGATTTGACATAATCTTACTTGGGCCAAGAGAAATGGTGTTTAATGGTTTTCCTCTTAAAAGATAAGCTGCTTGAGTTTGTGGATTTCTTGCTACACGGAAACAACTTGCAGCAGATGCACCCTCAAATAACCAAAGTTCTCGATCTTTTCGAACTTTAGTATTTGCATCAATAAATTTATCTGAATTTCTAATTTTTGTTTTTGCTTGTTTATTAAGTTTTCTAATTGTTTTTTGATCTTCAACTTCAGCTTTTTGTTTATACCAATCAATAACAATATTAACAATCTCTGATTTGCAACAATCCTTAATAAACTTATCTGGAATAGAAAATTTATAATCGTGTTCTAATGAGAATCTCTCTATGGGCGTAGTAAGACAAGTTTTCAACTGAGAGTCGTAACTTGGATTTGCTACATGATATATACAAAACATTGTATATTTTCCATCAACATTACGAGGTCCTACATCTATTTTATTCTTTTGAAGAATCTGTGTAGCAATTGCTTTATTAATTTCATCTCTAATAGCTTTGATATGAGTTCCTTTAGAACATTCAGCACCATTAACAAAACCAATATTTAATCCACCATCTGGATATACCCAAACTTGTTTTTGTTTATCCTTAAATGAAATACAATTCTCCTGATCAATATAATCAGAATAAAGTTCAATATATTCCTCAAATGTTTTAAAATTCCATTCTGCTTTTCTTACAGTCTTATCATTTTCAATATATTCAAATATAGTTGTTAATCCTGGATTAGCTGCGGCAGCATCAATACATCTCTTTTCAATAATAGCAATAAAATCTTCAGTTATATATGATTCATCTTCTTCATCAAATCTATCATAATCAAGTAAAAACTTGGTTTCTGTAAAGTGATCGCATGTAATAGAGATTTTTAAATCATCATTCATCTCCATATTATTAGACCATGTTCGATGATATTGTTTCTTTCCATCTGCAGAAGTAATTTCATATTGTTTTGACCATACATTTGTTAACGCTGAGCCCACGCCATTTGTACCTACAACGTCTCTTTCTTCAGTATCATCATAATTAGAACTACTACGAAGCTGGCCAAATAAAAATTCAGGAAGATATACTCCAGCTTCTTTATGTTTAACAATTGGAATACCCCCATTATCTCTAATAGTAATGTATCCATTTGAATTTATAGTTACTTTAATTTTTGTAAGTCCCATATTTCCTTTACGTCTAAACTCATCACATGAATTAGAAATAACCTCATCAACAAGTTTTAACATTGCTGGAATATATGCAACATCTGCAACTTTCATTTTTGCTTCATCAATATCATATATAAATTGTTGTGATTCTTCATATTTAATAGAACCCACCCACATACCAGGTCGATTCAAAATATGATCTCTTTCTGACATTGATTTAAATCGTTCTTCAATTGTCTTTTCTTTTGCTTTCATGTTCTATTCACATTATTTGTTATATATTATATATTTGCTCTTTCTAATTGTTTATAAATTAAAAAGGAGGTTTATTTGCCTCCTTCATAATATTTTTTAATTGCATCTTCCAATTGTCTATAAAATGGATATTGTCTAATTATAGCGTTTAATTGATCTTTATGACTTATTAAAAAGTCTTCTAAATTTTTTCCTTGTCTCATAATTATTTAGGTTTGTGTTTTAGTATTTTCTATCCAATAAAATCATGAATACAATTCATCATCTTATAATCTTTTTTATGCAAAAATAATATTCTATACATTTGTTGCATTATCCAACGAATTGGTTTGCATTTTATATTAGAATAAATTTTTCCACATAAAATACCATTTGCATAAAATGAATCATCTTCAGAAACCCAAATTTCATATGGTTTATAGTTTCCATTAATCCTTTCTGAAGTGATCTCTGAAATGCATGAAATATACTAGAATTTACCATTCCAGAAGATTCGTTCATCTGCAATAACACCAAGTTCTTTTCCATCTGGCAATTTATATAATGTATAATGATCATCACACTGATGCTTCATTGGTTGATTCCAAAATACTTTATGTGGTTTTTCATCAGAACCAAGAACATAATCACCAATTTGAATATCTTCAATATTTTTTAAAGACCCATCAGCCATTGTTATTTTAGTGCCTTTAATTAAACATCCTGCTGTTATACCAATATTTGGTGTTATATAATCTAAATATTGAATTGTTAATTGAGTGCTTGCATCTTGAGGAATTGTATAATTATATGTACCTTCATGAATATTTTCAGGATCCGTATAACTTATTAATGAACGTCCTATCTAATCAAAATGAAACCATAATGTTGTATCATCTGGAATGCCAGGTGTTATAGGTTGTGGTTCAAAACCATTATATCCATCATCATATCCAGCCTACCATTCTTTATATTCTTCACTATATTCTTCAGGATTGTCATATGGATTCGGTGAATACCATTTTGGCTCAACGCGCTATGCATCACCAAATCCTGTATTAGCGCCTTCATTCCACCATGTGTATTCTGATGTGTTTACATCATATGGATTTTTAATATCTGTATACTAATTTCCATATGTATATCCTTCTTCCCATGCATTATATTCTTCAGTTTCTGATTCATATGGATTATAATAATGTTCATCTGATTTACTTATTTCATCAGCAAATCCTGAACTATATCCTTCGTTCCACGCATCATGCAGATTAGGCATATCTTCAGCATTGTATGGATTATTTTCTCTTCCTTCATACCATGTATCATATATATCATATCCTATATCATATCCTTCATTCCATTTATCTATAGCAGGGTTTTTATATGGATTTGGTGTATTACCATATTCGTAACCTGCCTGCTAATCGCTTTGCCCGGCATCATATCCATCTTGATATATATTTAATGATTCACTAAATGAAATTCTCATACTAATACTATAATGCGAAATAACATAATCAAAATCTGGAAATATTTCAGAAATATCAAAATATTCTTTATCATTATGCATTATAATTGGCAAACTTGCCATACTTACATATTGTTCATCTCCAATTCTTATATATGCGTTGTTATCAATAAATTCTTGTTTTTTTAATATTCCAATATGTTCCGGATATATAGTTAATCGATCTATTTGATATACATATGTATTATTATCTTCAACTGTTCCATTATATGCCATTGATAATTCAATATCATTTATGGTTGTTTCACTCAAACTTGTATCAAATGTTGGATAAATTGCAACAGATTTCACATTACTAAATGTTCCATAATCATTTGAATGCCCATCAATTTTAATTATATAGTTATCATTAGCATTTATTTTTGCATATGATGTCAATACACCAGCACAGTATGCACTAAAGTCATATCCACCATGTGATATATTTTTATTATATAAATTCTTTTGATTGTATATATGCTATAGCGCTTCTAGATTTTTATCTTCACTTATTAATGTTTCTTTATCTATATAGTATTTTATAATTTTGAATCTATTCACATATTTTTCGCAATCTGTTAAAGCATATATATAATTATTATCAAGATCAAAAGATATTAAATCTATTTTATGACCAGTAAATCTGTTAATTGCTGGAAGTTTTTTTAATGCTTCATGAAAATTTTCTAAAGATACTTTGCCACCAACATTAATATTGACATTTAATGATTTAGCCAAAAGAATAGAAATAAGTGTTGATATTCCCAACTATAAAGATCCAGCAACTGTCAACAATAAAAATATTTGGCTAATTTCCTACAAAACTTCTATTGAAGCTGTATTGTCTAAAGTTTCTTCAGTGTCTGGATCTATTGCAAATGGTTTAATTTCAGGTGGTAAATATCCAGTAAAATCTAATGCATATATTTCACCAACTGTTGAAACTTTGTCATATAAATTTTGTGATATAACATTGCCAATAATTTCAAGATTGTTTTTTTCTTTTAAATATTGAAATTTTGGCAAATTATTTTTATCATATTTAATTATATTGTTCATAAAATATTTTATTAAAATTTTTACTTAATTGTATTTCCTTCAAATATTGCAATACGTTCTTCAAGGGATGCAATGTATTCTTGGAGAGTTTTAATTGTTGGATCTTGTGCTTTAGTATCAGTTCCTTGATATCCACCAACACCAATCAAATACATATCACCATTCTGCATTACTTCTATTGCATTTTTTCCATCTATGCCTATAGAATGTTGAGTGTTACCTGCATCTCCATATGTATCAGATGCTTTGTGAGACACATTAGAAATTCCTTCAGCGTGTTCAGATTCATTATTTGTAGTTGTGCCATATCCTTCAGCATGTGAAGCATATCCAATAGCACCATTTAATACGCCTTCTACATGAGAATATTCACCATGTGCAGTATTAAATGTGTCTTCAATATGTGTGCCTATACTTACATTGTCAATATTTATTGACTATTTGCCACCAACCTATACTAAATCCTCTTTATGTATATCTTGATTATTATCAAATGATCGTACAACATTAAATGTTTTATTTTCAACATCTAAACTGTTAGAAACATATTGTGCAATTCTATTGTTTGAAATTTTTAAATATATGTCATAATATGGTTGTACATGCTTAATATTATTCTCAAAATTTTGAATTTTTTCACTATCACCAGTATATGTATAAGTTGTTGCAGCAGCAGATCCAGATATATCAACTCTCATATCAACATCTAATGCATTGCTAGCATCCAGCCATTCAATATAATACCCAGGGCCTTCAATAAAACATTTTTTCTCATTATCATAAATATATCCTAATGCAGATATTTCATTATTATCATTTATTGAAATATTCTATCCAGCATAATACTTAAGATTGAGATTATTTAATTTTGTGTTAATATCATTTATTGATGAGTTAACATTATTAAATTCATTAACAACATATTGTGCAGTTTGTTCAAATGTGGTTTTAATTTCATTAATAGATGAATTTATATTATCTATAATTTCTGGATCAACATTTCCACCTGAACCATATGAAATAAGTTGCCAATCTTCAAATACTAAATTATTACTATCAAATTTTCGTGTAAAAACTATATATTTTCCATCCTACACAAATATATGCAGTTTTTGACCGAAACTGTTTCCAACTTGGCCAGAAGTATCAAAAATGTAATTAATTAATAGTGCCACACAATCTACATGAATACTTGATGAATCATATGGAAAAATATTTAAATTGACAACTGGCGTTATTGAATATTGCATTTTATAAAAAAATTCTTCAAGTGATATTAATTTAAGATTGAACAATCTGGATAACTACCTATTATATTCTAATAAATACTAATCATAGTTATTTGTAACTTCATATGAATATGTATGATCATACTTTTCATTAATTGATATATTAAATGTTGTTTGATGATGAATCTAAGTATCAAATTCAACTGTGCTAATTTTTGTGCTAAGATCTTCAACATTAAGCTTTGTATAATCCTCAATATATCTTATCTTATCATCTTGTTTAGATAGCGTTTCATGATGATCACATATAAATTCCTCAAGCTAACTTAAGTTATTATTTAACTCATAATCAACTCCATATAAATGTCCTTTAACATAAATCCAGTTTCCATATTCATTATCATGAATATAAATTATTGAATTTTCATCATATGATTCAGATTCTTTTAGAACTGCTGTTCTCTCAGATAAATTATATGATAAAAATATTTTATCTAAACTGTAGCTAATTACAAATTTTTTTGCCATATATCTTAAAGCATTTTTATTTTTTATTATTTATTTTATATATGTATAAGTGATAAATATAAAAATATTAAATATTTTTAATGAAATCAACAAAAAACATAATAGATTCAATAGGAAAAGGTGTTAGTTTAGCATTAGATGATTTTGATTTTAATGATGAATAGGATAATCAAAAACAAGATATAATTGATACAGGAGAAGAAGAAAAACTTCAATTCTGCAAACATATTATTTTTCCAAAAATTCTTCACGAAGATGCTATATTAGAATTTTATTATTCATTAATTATATATAAAGATAATCTAAAATTATTTAAAGAGAACCTATTAGAAAGATTTCCATTATCTAAAGTTGAAGTTGATATATTAATGGATTATCTAAAATTAAAAAATGTTTTTTATAGAGAATACGTTGATCTTAATTTGCCATCTGGCACTTTATGGTGCACTGAAAATCTTGAAAAGATGGATTATGTATTTACTATTAATAGAATTCAATTTAATGCAGAAAATGGTTCATATTATGTTTGGGGTGATACTATGCCTAATAGAACAGATGCTGGAGGGGATAAAACAGAAAAGCTCAAAAACACCTATATTAAATAGTTTAAAGATAAATCTAAGAATAGTTTTAAACTAGAATTAGAAGATGATGCAGCATATAATGTTGATAAACATTATAGAACGCCAACAATGTTTCAATTTCTTGAATTATTCACAGATACAAAACAATATCATCTTAAACTTGATGAATATATGCCAGATCTTGGTTATTTATTAGTTTCTAAAAAAGACCCACTTAATTTTATATGGTTCCCATATGAAGACCTTGCTTTATATTAGACATCTGAACTTTATAGAGAAAATCCTAAGAACAATCAACTTAAAGATAAAATATATTTATATTTAGCAAAAATAAAAATGTCTTCTATTTTTAATGTTAAATGTAATTCATATATTGTTTGGAATAATGAATCAATTCCAGCAGTAACTGGTAAAATAAGACCAATTTATATAGAATGAAAAAAGGACTCTAAATTTAGAGTCCTTTAATTTTTAATAAAGCAACATTGTATTAATCTTTTGTTGGAGTGCCCAACTATCAGGTATGAATAGTTTAGGTTTTCGATAATCATAGAATGTGTATGCATCTTTAAGAGATTTACAATACTTTCTTACGATTCCATATCCAACAGTGTATACAACATCTGTTTTATTATTATAAAAAGCAAAATAATCAACTTTATATTTCAACACTGTTGAAACACAATAGTTTTTATTTTGAGGACTGTGTGCCGCAAAATAGAATGTGACTTTCTCATTATCGTTTGACGCAATAATATAACTTCCATCATTAATGATTTTATCATATCCTTTTGCCTTCAAATTGTCACAGAACATTTTGCGAACAGATTGATAATTCCAATCTCTTGGTCTTAATCTCATTTCTCTACATTGGAGATGAGATGTATTAACTACACTTTCTCCAAGCACTTTATTAACTTCGACAAAATTTCCCATATTATTTAATTTTTGCAAATTGTGTCAATTTAATTTTAGATACATCTTCTTTTGGTTCTTCTACAACCTATGCCTCCACGGGCTCATCAGCATCTGAAGCAAAATCACATACATTGCAATCCTCATCTGCATCAGTATAACCCATAAGCTCATTAAGCTCATCATTTACACCTGCAAGGTAAATATGCTTAAGGCCCTCATTCTTATCAATGCGATTCATAATTGCCTCATAACGACGAGTAATAAGTTCACGTTCACGTTGAAGCTCTGCAATATCATTAAGCAACTCCTTACGGCGAGCCTTATTAAATGCAATTGCACGGCCAGTTTGCTGATCATATTGGTCTACATCATGAACTCGTGTCCGAGCTACAAATGTACGATCATTCCAACGGTCATACAAAGAACATACCGTTACACCACTCTTTGCGTCATCATAAAAACGAACTGTGTTCGACTTATCCTGCTCCGATGCAGGAAGATTTGTAAATTTACTTTTTGCCATTTTCTTAATTCTTTTTAATTTTGTTAAACATAATTAGGCTTTCGGTCACCTAACATATATTATAAAATAAATTTCCATTTTGTTTCATTTTACAGAAAAATAAACTTTTTGTTATTTTGTTATAAAATATTTTTTAATAAATAATAAAAATTTTGTAATTATGAACTACTAGCACATAGTGGTTTTAATATTTTGTAATGTATGATGAAAAAATTTATAATATTAAACATATTTTTGGCATTATTTAATATTTTAGAATGTCATGCTTTATATAGCACAGCATATTCTAATATTAATAATAGGTATACACGTGTAGAATATGCAAGTGGAATAAACACATATAGTAATGGTGATAGATTTAATACTGCTAGCAAAATTATGTGTACAAATTCAAATATTGGTTATACATCTAGTTATGGTGGTTATAGTCAATATGGCGGAACATATACACCTGCAAATTCTGCGGGTAAACCCGGATTAAGACGCATTCCTGTTTATAATGGAAATGATACTGCATATACGCCAGGCGGTGATAATGATAATCCAGATTGGAATTATAGATATGATGGTAATGACTGGTGGGTTAACCAAGGTGATGGAAGATGGCTTCAATGGAGAGGTTGGTTTTTTGGTTTGACTGATTGGCGAGAATGTTGGAGAAGCGATATGACATTTGGAAAATATAATAATGCTAACGAATGGACTACTACTAAAGGAGGACCACCAGATCCAAATGATCCATTCTTAGACCCAATAGGAGATATTCCACCACATTTATTACTATTATTAACTGGAGGATATGGACTATATAAATGCAAAAAGAGAGATTTAAGACGATTACAAAAACAAAAACAATCTTAAATCTCTCTTATTTTTTGAAACTTTTGTTTATTTTTAAATAAAATAATTGAAATTTTATATATAAAAGCATATGAGTAAATTACTTAGATCAATATTGGATATGAGTAAATGTCCAAAAAATCCTGTTGTAACTATATATGACAGAGATGATATTAAAATATGTAGTACTTCACATGATATAGAATTTGATTATATTAGGTTACAAATTGCAAAACATAAAATTGAAGGGTGTTACCTTATATATAATAATAAAAAGTATACTATAGATTCATGTGGCAGAATTAATGGTTGGCCCAATGGATTATTTGATATAAATACGCATATAACGGCAGAAATATGTATGTGTTCTTTGTCTGAACCTAAACAATGGCCAAAATATTCATCTATAATAGATAAAATTAATTGTCCTGTAAATGAATATGTAGAAATATATGATAATGAGAATAATCTTATTATTAGAACAAATTCTGATTTGGAGTTTAATTGGGTTAGAGCAGAAATTAAAGAAAAGAATCTTAAAGGCTGCTATCTTATTTTCCGGGGTGAAAAGATAGAAATTAATGAAAATGGAGACCTAGTTGAATATCCACATGGATTATTTGAATATAATGGTGAACAACTTTGCAGAATGCTTTAAATGAATAAATTAAAAATCATATTTCTTGATTTTGATGGTGTCATTTCTACACATGAAAAGGGAATGAAATTAGACATAGAAAAAGTTGCACTATTAGAAGAAATATTATCTGCTACTGGTGCAAAAATTGTTGTGACATCTTCATGGAGAGTTGGAACACGAAATAAAGATGAGTTTGTAAATAAACTATTTAATTTTCATAAATCAAAAGATATAGTATCAGATTGCCCAATATTTGTTAATTCTATTTATGATGTAACTGATACTATGGGAAATGACAGAGGGGAAGAAATTCAAAGATGGATTGATAAGCATGAAAATGAAATAGATCAATATGTAATTCTTGATGATGAAAATGAATATTCAGATGAGCAATTATTTAATTTTGTTCAGGTTGATGAGTATGAAGGATTGACTATAAGAGAAGTTAAGCTTTGTATAAAAATGCTAAATGGCGAAAGAATTGAATTCCCATCAAGAATTAATAGAGAACTTACATTTAGAAGAATGCTTCGATATAAAGATATGGAGAATTTCCATAATAATATTGATTCATTAACAACAGAATATTTTATGAGATTTAAAAAATAATAATTATGAATTGGAATAATTTAGCAGAACATGAAAAACTTGAAATGGATCTTCAAGCTAAATTCAGAAAAGAAATTAAAGAATTAGGATTTGATGATCCTTATGATGTTTTATCACATTGGCTTCGTTCTATTCATTATTGGAGAATGCGTTGGAATGAAGATATAGTTTGGAGAGAAAAAACTCAAAAAGATAAAGATATGAATCCAATGGATACAAAGATCTTTGGACTTGAACTTTTACCACGTGAAAATAAGATTTGATTTATTCCACCTTTGAGTATTGCACCAGTATGGTATAAAGGTTCATATGATGAAATGTATCAAAAGCTTTTGGATTTGATTGATAGGCCAAATGGCGATAAGAAATATTTACAATTTTATGTTCATGGAGTATTTCCTATAATATGTTAAGATTATGTTTGCAGAAGATTTAATGATAGGTGATTGGGTTTTATTTGATGATAACCTTAATAAAATCCGGAGTTTGACAGATGATAATGGATGTACATTATCTAATAAACTTCATAGTGCAATGACTTATGATCTTAAACCAGTTCCTCTTACAAATGATATTCTTGAAAAAAATGGTTTTCATGATACATACATTGATATGAGTCTTAGAAAAGATAATGTGTACAAATGGTTTAATATCTATGGTTATTGTGTAAAAGTAGATCTAAACACCAATAAGATTAAGGTTGATCATGATAATGAAATAATATTAAATTTAGCATTTAATGGAATGATATATGTTCATGAATTGCAACATATATTTAAAAATTTGGAAATTAAAAAAGATATAACAATATTATAATATGGGAATGAATTTTTATGCAAGACATATTCCTTCTAAATTAGAATATGCAAAAATGAGAGAAGCTTTAGAGAATAAAGATCTTAAAAGACTTCGTAAATTAATTGATGAGGCAGAACATCAATACCATATTGGTAAGCGTAGTTCTGGTTGGCAATTCCAATTTGTTCCTCATATTAAAACAAGAGAAGGTTTCTGGAATACTGGACAAATTATATCACCTTGGGAAGATAACTATAAATCTATTAGAGATTATTTGTCTAGAAGTGATGTTGAAATTGTTGATGAGGAAGGAAAGGTATTTACAGTAGACCAATTCTTTAATGAAGAAATTGGATATTGTCTTTATCATAATTCAGAAACTGCTATCAATGGTGAAGATTATGATAATAATCAAGAAAAATATCCTCATAGAATTCCTATTGGCAAAATGGAATATACTACTGGTGAGGGTTTAAGATTTGCAACAGATGATGATTGGAGCTAATAAACAATTAAAAATTTTATAAAGACTATGATATCAGATGGAAAAATGTTTGAGCTTTTAGATGAACGTCGCAAAGAATATGAGAGGATAAAAAATGAATATCCTCCAATGAGTCCATTTGTTAGTGGAGTAGAGCGAGGATCTAATCTTAGAGGTTATAATCAATTATGCCCAATATGGCCATATGAACAACATTAATAATTATGGAAGAATTAGATAAACAATGAAAACGTATTATATAATAGAACATTGTATTTTAGGCGATTATTCTCCATATGACCTATTTAAAATTAATTATTATGATGGTCATAATAGTTTATGTCCATATAGTGATGATATAAATGATGCCATAAGATTTGACTCTATTGAAGATGCACAACAATATATAGAATCACTTAAAAGACTGCATCCTATAAGATCGGCTTGGCGACACCGGTATAATATAATAAATTATTAAAAATTATGGAAGAATTTAAGAAAATAGAAGATTATCCTATTGTAGGAGAAATTAGTCAAGAAGAATTGTCAAAATATGATGATTGTATTGAAAAGGCTATAAAGGAATCTGAAAAAGCAAGAATTGAAGATTGGAAAAACTCAAGAGATATAATAATTAAATAAAGAGATATATTATGATACCTAAGAAAGAAGACTTAAAAGAAACTGTATTAGCTAATCTTAATGATTGGGCTGAAGAAGAACTTGCAATATCTAATATGATTTGGGATGCTAATTGGGCACATCTGAATTATATTTTTGTTGACAGAGATTTATTTAGCAAAGGTGTTATTGACAAACTTAGAGAGAATGGATTCACTGTTGTCACTGGACAAGGTGATGTTGCTAGAATAAAAATATCTTGGTGATATGGATGCACTGCATGAATTATTGACTGGTGAACATATGCCTAAAGATTTTTATCTTTATATGGAATTATTAAAGAATAAAATGATATCTGAGAAATATGTTCCAGAAGAAATAATGGAGTATAAAAAATTATTAAATTGGGAGTAATTTTAGAATAAAAATAAATAATAAAAGAGAAATATGAACGAGCAATGAAATATTCTACATATCATATTTATAGAGTCTATATTTGTTAAGAATATAGGCTCTCTCTTTGTTTATATAGTAAATTAAATTAAAACATATGAAAAAAATTCTTCTATTTTTATCTTTTCTCTTAATGAGTATTGGAGTGTGGGGTGCTACTATTACATTAACACAAAGTTCATTAAGTTTAACTGGTAGTTATACAACAAACACAGAAAAGACAGTAGATGGCGTAACTTTTATCTATTCAAATTTAATGAAAAATGGCAGTGATATACAAGCAAAGGCATCAACTGGTGTAATATATAATAGTACAGCATTCCCTGGTAAAATTACACAAATTAAAATAACACATACTGGTATGGAAAGGCCTACTACAGTTTACTATGGAACGTCTTCTGAACCAACAACAAATGTGACTAATTTTTCAGGCTCACAGACAATATCAGTTAACGGGAATAATACTTATTTTAAAATAACTCGCGGCAGTAATGCTGCTTATTGGTCAAGCATTGAAATTACATATACAAGCCAAATACAAAGTATATACACGGTCACATTAAAAGATGATAACACTGAATTAACACAAACTGATTATTCCAGCGATGTTATTTTACCATCAAGAGACGGATGTGAAGGATACGAATTTATTGGGTGGAGCATAACAAATAATACAGAATGGACATCAACACAACCGATAATAATCCCTTCTGGAAATTATTTGCCAACAGGAAATATTGATCTATATCCTGTTTATATTAAAACGAAAGAAGGAAGTGGGTTTGCTAGATATGAACCAATTTCTGTTGAACCAGATGATTGGACTGGAAAATATCTGTTAAGTACTGGAAATTTTACAGCTAATGGTGGATATAATAATAATCATTTATCTAGAATATCACTAACTCCAGGTAACATAGAATATTTAAACTATGAATTTACTATAACAAAAGTATCTTCTAATAAATATTCAATTAGGTTCCCGAATAATGGAGATTATCTTGGATATAACAGCAGTACAAATTTTTCAAAAAATTCAGTCGAGCCGACTGCCTCTAGCAATTCATATCTTTGGACTTTAACGACAACAACAATTACAAATGTTGGAACTACATCTAGGAAAATAGCGGATGGGGGGTCTGATTTTAGGCCGTATTCAAATCCAACCTCAGGATTAGTAAAATTATACAAGAGAATAGATGGAGAAACCGCAACGTACTATATTTCACTTCCTGATTGTTCAGAAGAACCACCAACTCCACCAACACCAGAAGAAAATATAGTTGATATTGTAGTATGGGATACTGCATTTATTAAAGTAGATATAAATGATAAAGACGTTGTTGCGGTATCAATAGAGAATAAAAAATTAGATGATGTTAAAAATATTGCAACAGAATTGTTTTTTAGTAAGTATTTTGAAGCAGAAACTACAATTAAATTATTAGGTATATTTAATGGAACAAGTGATTCTATTAGTTTATCAAATTATGTAATTAAAGCTGCAGCTGGTGATAGAAAAACAACATGGGATAGAACATATAATTTAAGTGGATTAGGTTGGATTCATTCAAATGAAGAAATTATTTTGTATTCTTATTCAAGTGACACAAATACAGATGAAGTTGTAGAATGTATATCAAATTATTCAAAAACAGGAGGATTTACTAATTACATACGTGTATAGAGTGGTGGTGTTGTTAATGGTAATTTGCAATTTAATGGAGATGATGCTATAGGATTGTTTAAAAATAATAATTTAATTGATATTATAGGTGCTGGAAATAGTTCATCTATAAATGTTTCAGGTTTATCCAACACTAATGCATCTGGTAGTAATCCAAAAGACACATTGGGACATACAATTGATTTAGATTGTTGGATAACAGATAAAGCAGATAATATAAATGGATTTAGTAACGTAATAGGTACAAATTTATGTTTACTTATTCGTAAATCAACTGTTCATTCTGGTGATACTGCTATTAAATATAATACAACAGATTTTATAACATTGCCAATAGAATGGATTGGCGTTCCTGTAATAAAACATGATTCATCAACATGCAAAAATTTTGATTATGTAGGATCATTTGATTATGGAAATTATTATGGTTCATTTACTCAAATTTATGAAACTGATTTATCTACACCAGGTGTACTTACATCAGATAGTTCATATACATTTGTATTTGATTTATCAAAATATAATTTAGATTCATTACCATGTACTGATTTGAAATTCACTTTAAAATATTCAGATAATACAGAAAAAGAAGAAACATATAAAGTTCCAATCTTTATAAAATCCGATTCTATTGTATCTGGTTCTGGATATCCAATATTATCAAAATCTGTTTGTGACTCATGTGATGTTGTTATTTTAAGTGGTAGTTCATTAAATGTTAATACAGATGATACATTAAAAAATAGGAATGTAATTGTTTACCCAGGTGCTCGTTTAATTGTTCCACAAAATAAAAAATATAAAATAAATTCATTAACTCTTCGTAGAGAAAATAATATAGTGCCTTACTTATTAAATAATGGTAAAATTATTTTATCTAATGATTCAAATTATTTCTTTGAATTACGTACAGATGCAACTGATTGGCGATGGATGACATTACCAACAAATCATAAAGTATCAAATATAAAAGAAAATAATGGAAAATTAATTAAACTTGGTTCTGAAGTATTTATAAGACATTATAATGGCCAAGTTAGAGCAATTAACCATAAAAATGGTTGGGAAGACGTAAATTATGATAGCATATTTAGTGCCGGACAAGGATTCTTATTTGGTGTTGATTTAAATGGTGATAAAATGAAAACATATAAATTTAAATTTCCAAATGATTCTGTAAATATAGAATCATCATCAAAAAGAATTCATGGACTTCGTGCATGGGGTTGCAATGATAATAATCTTGCGCCTAATCATAAAGGATGGAATTTAATTGGAAATCCATTTACTGATAATGATACAACTGATATTATAACACCTATAAGTATTGGTAAATTGGTAAAAGATACACTATCTGGACAATGGAATGGACATTGGATATTAGATAATGAATCAGTAAAACGTAATTTGCGATATGCTGTTATTCCTATCACATGGAGAAAATGGTCAGCTGATGAAGCAGCTGCTGGCGGTTATGCATCAGAATTATTAGATGATTATATATTATTACCATTCACCGCGTTTTTTGTACAAATTGGAGGAAATGAAGATGATATACAAGGATTAGCTTTTAAACCAATAGGTGCAAATCCAATTAATAGAATAGTTGCTCATCAACAAACAATTGATGAAGATGAGGAACTATTCCTCCGTGTCAAAGTTGGTGAAAGGAAAACAGGCATGTTCATATCAAATAAGTTCACAGATGAATATGAACCAGGAGATGACTTGGAATCACGTTACCCAATATATCAATCAATTGGAGGTTATAAATTATTATATTCTGCAATTAATGATTCAATAATAGAACATGGTGTACAAGTTACAGCACCTCAAGGAACACTTTATTTAGATCCTAAAGTTGATGTAAATAAGTTTGAGTACATATATGCAAACTATAATAATAATTGGTATGATTTGAAATCAGAAACTGTTGAAGTTAATGGAAACTTTATTATTCAAGCAAAACGCAAAATTAAAGATACACCAACTGATATTGAAATGCTTATGAAGATTAATAATATTGAAAAATTTATATATAATAATAACATGTATATAAAGAAACATGACCATATATATAATGTTTTAGGAAATCAAATAAGATAATGTTATTATGAAAAGATTATACACAATTATATTATTATTTGTTTCAATTTATTTGCATGGAATAGAATATGTTTAGTTTCCATAGGCATAGTTTCAAAGTGTTAATAAACAAATAACATATGTAAATTATACTCCTCATATAACAGAAGTTGGTGCAACATCAGTTTATGAAGAACATAATCAAAATCAATATAATGGAAAGCCAGGAATTAGAAAAGTTGGTCGTGACCCATATGATCCTTTTTTAGATCCAATCGGTGACACACCGTGGCCCTTAATGCTAATGATAATAGGATTTTATATAATAAGAAAAAAGTGGAAGAGAATGAAATCTTCCACTTTTAATTTATAAAACAAATGGAGGACTTTCTCAAGCCCTCTCATTTTTAAAAAAGCAAATCCATAACATAACACATGAATTACTTTAATATTTTATTTTGATTTTACATTAAAGTTTTTATAGATTTCTTAAAAATTCTTGAGCTGCTTCTATCATAGCAGTTTTCATTGGCGAAATTTCTTCAATATAATATACATTATAAGATGTTGTCATATCACAAGGATCTGCCGCATCACTATATGTATACCAAACTTTATATTGGTAATCATCTTTAATCTTTTCCTCAACTCCTTTTTCATAATGCCAATAAGTTGGATCACCGTATTTAGGTTCATATGTATGAATATCTCGTCCCCAGAAAATTCCAGAAGAAAGATCTTCAACTTTTGAAGCATGCGTATAGCATGACCATTTTCTTACATTTTCATCTGCCCATTTTTTGTCCATTAAAGGTGTGTTTGTCATAAAGTTTAAAATTTTAATTTTTATATATCAGAAAAAAGAGGAACTTATTAGGTTCCTCTTTAAATTACATTTCTGAAAGTGGTTCATTAGCAACTGCTTCTCCAACCCATGCATCATGAAGTTCAATAAATTCTTCAAGTTCTGAAATTTTCCAATCAAACTTGATACCTGCTGTTTCAATATTGATTCGTTCACGCATAAGTTTAAGTTTCTTATCAATATTAACAAGATTACGAATAACTTCCATGATATTTTGAAGAACATGACTATAAGTCACATAATTTTCTTCGTCTTTCTTTTCAGCTGTTACTGGATCAAAACCTTCAAATGTTGCCATTGCTCTTGCTGATTCAAGACCAACACCTGCTGGATTTGACATTGTTTGGTAAAGATACATTAATGTTGCATAATCAACTTCAAGTGGAAGTGTTTCATCTGCCTCATATTTTGCAATAAGTTCAGAAATAACTTTATCAAACATAATCATACCCTTCCAAGAGCCTTTTTCCCAACGGTTTAATGTTGCATTCCAATTTTGAAGGAGTTTTGCATATAATAAAGCATCTTTCTCCATAATAACATATGTTTTATTAGAATACTTTGCAACTTCCTCATCAAATTGTTTTTTAGCTTCTGCAACATCTTCTGGAGTTGCTTCTTCATCAAAGACATTAATCCATTTGTCAAATTTCTCACGCATATCCTTACGGAATTTGTCATGAACCTTTTTCAATTGGGCATCTGACATATTAGTTGCGTCAAATTTTTCATTAGTTTTCTTTTTTGCCATATTAATAAATCGATTTATTTTTTATCTTTATATATTGTATTATCTAATTTATCACAAGTTTTTGCCATCTATGCAACCCAGTTTAGAGCCTCCAATTCTTCCTCTTTAGTAAATTCAGGATTTTGTCTTCTTTCTGGGTAGTTGTCTAAAAATTCATCTGAATGATAATGTTTAACGCCATTCTCTGTTATTTCAACTTTATCTAACTGATAACCTAATGTTTTCTTATAAATAGCCTTAGCAATTTTTAAAACTTCGTCTTCAGTTAGTTTATTATTTTCTTGTATTTCTATAGTTTTAGTATGTTTGCGTAAAACCTCACGTGGATTTTTTCTAGCATATTCAATACCATATGTATTTACAAGATACTTATCTAATACTAAATTCCCATCATATACTACGTTCTCTGGTTTATAGCCATATTCATCATAATCAGAACGTTTAGGTTCTGGAGTAAAATCACTATAAACAGAATGATCATTTTGCCAGTGATTAAAATCTTTTTCGTAATCTGTCATAACTTACTTCTTTTTAGTTATATTTCTATATTTTTTACTTGCACAATCATGACAAGTTATTAACAAATCTTGATCTTTATCAAATTCTTTATCAAAATCTTTTATATTTTTGGCATTATTAACAATATTGCCAGTATACTATATATCTATAGAACCTTTTCCACTTGTAAGTATTCTTGAACCATAAAAATATATATTCCTGTACACTTTCATACCAATTTAAATAAGTATTATTAGTAATGTTATAAGTGCACCGATCAGCAGTGTATTTGCCCCAATAAAACCAGTTAATTCCCATTTAAAATTAGGGTAATTATCTAGAACTGGAGCATATTTCCATTCTGCTACATAAGAACACGAAACTTCTTCAAGAATTTCTTCACCATCTTCATTTTTATCATCAACATTATCAATATAATAAAATTCTGGTGCTAAAAAATATTCACCATAATTTAATTTCTTATTGATATATGCATTAATAGGCCTAGCAAGTTCTTGAAGTTTTTGATATTTCATAATATCAGAACCTGCTAACTAGAAACTTTCAGGAATAGAAATGATTGTTGTTATAGAATCATATTTTTCATCTGTAGAAAGATGTAAATGATTAAATTCAGATTTAGGATCTTGAATTTCATATTTGATATCGTTTAAGAAGGCTTTTCTTACATCTCTATCAATTTTGATTTGTTTGATATTATCAAAAAACTATTTAATCTATTTTCCAAATTTAGTTTTCATATAACTATACCCAATTTTATATTTTATGTATTGTTTTATAATTTGTTTATTTATCGCAAAAAAGAGGCACCCTTAAAGTGCGGGTGCCTCAAAAACTACATTTTCATTTACGTAATATACATATCCATTTGGAACATTAACCATTAGGTCTTCATCCCATTTATACATTCGCCTAAACTTCAAGTGTGGGCCAATTTCTTTGACATGTACAAGTTTTTCAACCGTCTTTCCATTTTCGGAATAAACAAATTTCAAAACATTTTCCTTTTCAATTAGCTTCGGACTAATTAGAAAATAATGATAATTAGGATTGTGAGATACTTTGTAAAAAGAGGTATGTCTCATAGTTTTAAAAAGTTTAAAAGATTAATAAAATAAGTTATATAACTATCCAGCTTCTAAAGCTTCATTCATATCATTGTATGTATCAACCAAATCTTTATGATTGATTGAAAGAATTCGTTTTAGATTCTCTTTACCACGATAAAGATAGTTTTTTACAGTTGACTCATTCATTGAAAGTTCAACTGCAATTTCACGAATTTTCTTTCCCTCAACCAATTTCATATGAAGAATTTGGCCTCCAATTCCAGGAATGTTAACCATTTCTGCAACTGAAACATCATACAATGTTTTTGTAACATCTGAAAAATTGTTTGTTTCGAATGTTCCATTATTATATGTTCCATTCTCAAACTCTGAATTGTTTTGTTTATATGAAGCTCCAACCAATTCAGAATCATAGATATCACCCAAATCATTATTTACAATATTAATTCGTGCTCTACGTTTAATAAATCCCAAACAATTATTTCGACAAATAGTCCAAAGCCATGTAGAGAACTTAGCTTTGTCAGGGTCATATGTATGAATATTGTTATACGCATTAATAAATGTTTCAATAGTCATATCATATGCATCATCACCCTCTCCAACATATTTTTCTGCGTATTGTTTGATTCCATACCAAAAAAATTCTTGGAGGGCTTTCCAGTTTTGCTCGCTACGATCCATAAGGAAATCATTAACGATTTTATCAGCCTGAATAGAAGTAGCTGTCTTTTTTCGCCCAGCTTTCTTTTCAGCCTTTTCAGCTTTGTTTAGAGATTCTTGAATCTCTTCGTCAGACACGTTAAGAAGCGCATTAATTTCTTCATCAATTTCTTGATCACTTAAGATAACATGGTCTGAGTTTTCATTAATCATGTCAAAAATTTCTTTATCCATATAATCAATTGTTTTTATGTATTCAAACTTTTATTTTTCATAATTCAAAAATTTGTTAATAAGTTAAACATATAGCATATTCACAAAAATGTATTTCTACACTTTTGCATACAAATATACATCTTTTTTATCAAACCAAAAAATAGAAGTTAAATTATTTTTCATAACTAATAAATTTTTGTTGATTTCATTGGCAACATAATCATTTACGTTACAAAAATATAATATATTATAGAATATAAAAAATAGAAGTTTAAATTTTACCATCAAAGTTATTTATTCATCTCATATGAGACTGCATAAATACTGAAAATAAATAAAAAAATATTAAATGTTTATAATATATGAAGTTATTAAAACAGAATTATCATGGTCTTCCAGGTTTAGGTGTTAATGGCTAGACCGGACAAACTGGAGATAGAGGAAATTCTATATATTTTGGATTCATTAATGATTTCTTTGATGGATAGCTAATAAGTGTTGAAACATATGTTTATGCTGCTAAGAGATTAATGCTAGAAAATGGGTAGCCTGATGATGATATAAAAAAATTAATTCAAGATACTGCAAGATCTGCATGGAGGGCAACAGAGGCTGAATTATATTAGTATTATAATGCATCATTATATGCATTTGTTAAAGATTCATCAAATGATATTGAGAATCCATATATTAATTATAAAACATTTTATTATACTGGAAATAGATTATCATCATCTACAATGTTAAATAGCAGTATGATTGATTATTATAATGATGTCGATGGTTCAATTAATGATGCAAAGCGTGTTGAGTTAGATATTAATGGTGATTTTATTTCAATGTCATTTATGATTTCATCTCTAAGTAGTGATTTAAAAGACGTTTCTCAATATAATTTTGATAATGATTTAGCTGTTGGTAAACCATTAGATCAATCTGAAAATTCATTATCTTCAATGTATCATAATATAGAACATAAAATATCACATTATGAATTTACACCAGATGCTGCTATTAAAATAGCAAAACAAGCACCAGGAGATAATAGGTCAGCAATTCCATATGATACAGATGATGCAATATATTATAATAGTTCTATTATTGGAGATTTATATGAAACTGGTCAATTTTTAGATAATGATGTTTGTTCGCAATATTATATAAATTATAAAGATACATCTATAACATATACACGTGAAGATATTAAAAATCCTTTTTATAATGTTTCTAATGCAATATTAGATGGAGAGATTTATGAAGGTGAAATAGTTGGTGAAAGTGCATTTAATAGATATAATGCATATATACCAGATAATGTAAAAGGCATCGAAAAAGACAATGCAAAACAACATTGGGAAACAGTATTTAAATCATCAGAAAAAATTAATAAAAATGATCCTATTACTTCACGTAAAAATATCATTGAAGAAGGTGATTTATTAGATTCAGATAATAATGCATACTATGGTATGCCAACACGCATTGTATTTAACAGAGAAAATGATAATTATACAACTATAAATAATTCATCTACATCAAAAATTTCTGAATTTAATAATTATTATAATCAACCTGACCAATATTATTCTAACCGTGCAGAAGTAGTTGTATCAAACGACCAATCACGTATATATTATTCATTAAATAAAGACGATACTGAAATTTTTATTCCATTTACATTAAGTAGTAAGTATAAAGTTGGTGACGTATTATATTTTTATACAGATACATATCAATTTGCTAATACTAATAATATAGAATATATGGTTGTCATAACAGAAGATTTATTAAATTGTACACCTGATAAATTATAGGCTGCAGCTATAATGCAAGACCCATTAGATACTAAAATATTTAATGAAATTTTAAATAACCGTTTATGTAGTTTTTACAATGTTGCAGTATTATATGATAATGATATTAGCGTATATTGTAATGATTTGAAAAAATTATCAAATAGATCTTTTATTTCAATTGCAGATGAATACACAAAATCACCATTAATGTTATGTTCAAATGTATCATTTGGAATGATGAATGTACCTGGAAAGTCTGCTAAAAAAGCTTATGTGAAAATTGAAGATAATAAATTTGCATTTAACATAAATTAGACTAAGCCTGAGACAAGAAGTTATCCAGAAATTCAATTAAAAATGAATAATTTATATGTTAATACTACAAATTTAACTTCTTTGACAAATGTTGAATTAAATAAATTGGTGTATGATTCAAATATTATTTTATATGAAAATAATTTTATTAAGCCTTTATTGGATATTGATTTATATTATGATAATAATAGTATGTACTCATCAGCATTTATATAGACTATAAGTGCAGAAGATTATTTTTATAATGTTGATAAATTAGATGATTATTTCTATGGATGTGACATATATAATAAAGATATGGAAAAAATAGATACAATTGCATCAACTGAAAAAGAATTAGTTGTAAAAATTGTTCCAAATGTTAATAATAATGTTTATTATATTTAGATGTTTGCATCATATGGTACAGGCCTAAAATATTATAGTAAATTGTCTAAATTATCTATTACATATTCAAATTTTAAATATTTAAATAAAATCAAAAAAATGAAATTGCCAACTGGATATGATAGTGCAATTGGAAAATTCTCTACTGAATCTTCTAATTTGTCTAATGATTCATTGAATGATTATATCAATTCAAAGAGACAATAGATAACATCATTTAAAATTGATATTATTGGTGATGATCAAAAAATAACAAGAGAAAAATTATCTGGAAATATTATTTTTAGTGTTTCAAATATCACTGCTGAAGCATGTAATAATGCATCAATAAACATATATCCAAATGATGATAATATAGAAATTGATTCAGTTATGTTTAATCATCGCACACCTATATCAGTAAGGTCAAGAATTGCACACTTATATGTAAATGATTGGTCGCATATTGTTAAATATCCTTACAATATTAATTCATATACATTAGATCTTTCTACAAACTTGCCAATATTTATAGGTGATCCAAGTGCTGCAACAACAATGGATGAGTATATATTAAAAGGCTCATCAAATTCTGAGGATATTGAATCACCACTATTTGCAAATTTAAAAAATGGATATATTGTAGAATCTACAAAATAGCGCTCAATTTTGGTAACAGTAAAATATAAGTTTAAAGATAGTGATGAATATTATTATGAAAACTTTAATATTGTTCAACCAGGATTTGAAGATACACGTGATATTCCAAAAATAGAATTAAATGCACATTCAAATATCACAGATCTTTAGACATTTAACTCAATTGAAAATAATGTTTTGCCAAATCAATTTGTAACATATTTAGATATTGATATTTCAGACTTTAAAAAATGCTGGGGCAAATTTGCAAATGTTAGAGATGTTTCATTAGATTTAACTATACATAATTTACAATATGATTTGGATTGGCAAAATAATTATGTCATTCAAAGATTAACAGATAGAAGAACATTTAGAGGAATATATGAAATAAATGATGATTTTAGAAAAATTAGAAAGTTAAATAATTATGTAAAATTTAACATAGATGTCGTTGAGTCATCATTAACAAATGACAATATATCAATAGATGTAAATTCTAAATTATATGATAATGAAGATAGATCATATAATCCTACGATTATCGATGAATTTGGCCAAATACCAGATGAATCCAATCCAACTAAAAGTAATGGAAAATATATAATATTTGATTGGGATTTCATTAATGTAATGAGAACATCAAAAAATATTAATTCAGGCCTATAGAATGATGTCTATATTAATTTGACAGATATTAAAATTAAAAATGATTAGGACAAAATACGATTAAAATTAACAACAGAATTTGGCAATCCTATCATTGCTAATATGTATTATAGATTCTATGTTAAAAACATAAAAATTAATGTTGCTAATTCTGATAAATTCTTCTATACACTTGTTCCAGAATCTATTAGTGAAACCGCGCAATCAACATATTTATGCAATATTGATACAAAATCATATGCAAATGAATCTAATATAGTAAAATTAAAATATAAATACATATCAGATTCTATAGATGTCACATTCAATCCATTATCATATACCATAACTCCTGAAGATGTAGAATCTTCATACACTAATATATATGGTGATATTTATAAATATGGCATTACAGAATAGATAACTAAAGAACTTAAATTCTTTAATTCAAATTTATATTCTACAAATGAATATGTATTTGATGCATCTGCAATACGTGATAATATATATTATGATTTTAAAAATCTATTAGTTAAAAAATCATATATTTAGGATAACGTTAAAAATATAAATGTTAAACCAACTTCATTATATGATTTAATTAAGAAAACTGACATTAGTGGTAATAAATCAACAAAAATAAATGATCAATTATATATACATAATGTATTAGATTTTATAGAAGGCAACAAATATTTAGGTATAGTATATCATTCAACTTTAATGCAGCCAAGAATAAGAAACGGTAAATACACATTCTATTATAATGATACAGAATATTCTCGTACTAAATATGATTAGAAAATTAATAATCTTCCAGTATTTGCATATGATGATCAATCAATTGAATTGCGTGATGATTTATTAATTAATTCTATGGATAAATGGAATGATTGGTATGCAGAAAAATATCAAAAGAATGATAATACATATACAGGTGTATTAAGTTTATATGGAAATGGATACACACAAATATTAGAATCAAATGCTAAAGATATTGAAATTAATAATAAATTTTTAAGCGTTAGTGAAGTAAAATCATTAAATAATGAATATATTAATATGTATTCTGGAATTAATGAAGTTAATATTGAGCCAATGAAACAAGATGAACCAAATAATGGTGAATACTTTAGAGGATTCTTATATGATATTAATTGGGAATTCCCATATTATGATAAACAAGGTATTATTCCATATAGAATTGTTTCTGCATTTGATAATTTCTTAAATAATAATACATCCACAAATGGTGAATTAACTGATGATACTAGCGCATATAAAGATTATTATAATGCATTAACAGATTTAACAGATTCATCATATGGTACTAACATGATTCCTTATACATTATTATATGATATAGAACCACGTATAGCATATAATTATGAAACTAAAGGAATAAATGCATTTATGCTTCGTAGACCATCAATTGGTACAGATACTGACCATATTAACAATTTAACAGAATTTAAAGAAAAATATGAATTTAATAGAAGATTATTTAATCTTTCATCAAATCCTGAAAAATTAAAATCACCATATAATGTAAAATAATGAATAGAGCAGAATTCAATAATATAATAGAAAAAATTAATAAAATTTGGTTAGACAAATATATTTCAACTGATGGACATAATATGACATAGGATGTATATAATTTAGCCAAAGATATTAATAGTCTTCCTGAAGTAACAAATGTTGATTTAGGAAATTGCATATAGGTTAATTATTATGATATCGATAATGATAAAACATATTTAAATGAATATCCATTATTGATAGAGATTAACAATATAAAAATAAATGCTAAAATTAGATTAATCCCTACACGTAAATATGGATATAATGTAGTTTTAGAAATGAAAAATGATTTTATTTTTGAATCATATGAAGATGAATATTCAAAATTTAGTATTCATTCATTTATAAAAGAACTAAGAAAATGTAAATCATTTGAAGATATTAAGCGTGCATTTAAAAAATACGCTGTAGAAGCTACTACAATTGGCACATTATTAACTATTGTATTATCATCATTTGCATTAACTGATTCATAGGTAAGAGAATTAGGATATATTAATGATAGTAATATTGTTCAAGCCGAACATTTTTATATCTATGATGAAGATGAAGAAGATAAAATGGAACCACAATGGAAATTATTATGTAATGATACTGAAGTAACTGTTTATCATGCTAAAAAATCGTAGTGTAATTCTGATGTTTAGAATACAGCTTCAATGTTCAAATTAAATCTTGAAGATCCAGAATCTCATAGAATTATTGCGATGGAAAGAACAATGATGAAGCAATATAATTTATCTTATGGTGATTTAGTTAAAATAGAAGGAACAGGAGATCGTGACGGTGTTTATCAAATTCAAGATACAATGAATAAACGTTTTAAAGGCAAACATAAAATTGATATTCTTATCAACAATGATTCAGAAATTGGAAAATGGAATAATGTTAAAGTTTATAAATTGTCTAATCCTGAATATTGTTATGATATTTTTAAAGAATATATGTCGGATGCACTGAATCAAGATTCTGTCAATCGTCGTCAGAGAACTGATTTTTAAAATAATTTAAGATTCTTAGAGAAATTTAAGAATCTTATTTTTTGTTTTATGTGAGAGGGTGGGATATAAAAACTAGTTAAACTAGAAAAATGTTTATCTTTCAGTTAATTACATAGTAATTATTTTACGTCCACTGGGCAAAAAAGTTTTTTTGCAGTCAGACATACATAAAAACAAAAGTCTAAAAACCTTATATAATAATAAAATAATATTGTCTAATTAGACGTAAATGCAAATAGATATTACATATGACAACCAATATATGGTATGTAATTCTGATTACCCGTATGAACTTCAATTGTTAAAGAATTTTTTAACAAGAGAAATTGAGAATGCGTGGTTGTTTAAAAAGAAGATGTCATATATTAATACTGACCGCTGTTTCATAAATGAATATGGAATGGTGCCAATTGGTTTGTGGTTGGAGGTTTTGCAATTTTGCAAACAATGTAATATCACTGCAACAATGACACCAAAAATGGTTGAGTACGTCAATAATTTTCAATTGGATTATCAAGCATTTAAAATATATGTTGACAATATGTTTGAAGGTGCTAAAATGCCAATTAAAAATGATGATGGCGAAATTGAGGATTATGTCGATTTTAGACCACATGAATATCAGATTAAAGCAGCATATACTTTAATTAAATATAGAAAAGCCTGTGGTGAAATTTCAACATCTGCTGGTAAAACACTTATATCATTTATATTATTCAAGTATTTTGTAGATATGGGTGTCAAGAAAGTTCTTTATATTGTTCCATCAGTTGACTTAGCAAATCAATCAGCAGAAAAATATGAAGATTATGAATCATATCTTGCAAAACATAATCATAATTGGGAGATAGGTGTTTTAAGATCTGGATTAAAGAAAGCTGAAAAAGAACGTGTTGAATCATGTAATATATTATTTGGTACATTTCAGTCATTATGCAAAAGAGGTGATGAATTCTTTAAAGATTTTGGTGCATGTATTTGTGATGAAGCCCACCATTCAGGAACAACATCAATTAAAAAGATTTTGACAAAGTGTATTAATCTTAGATATTCTATTGGTGTAACTGGTACGTTCCCAAAACAAAATAGTATAACGAATCTTGAAATTCAATCTTATATTGGACCTGTAGTTTATAAATTAACATCTGACCAATTAATTAATCAAGAACACGCAGCTACACCAATTTATGTTGTATTCCAATTAATGAATTGGGCCACAATGGATGAAAAACGACAATTATATTATAATAGAGCCCAAAAAGCCATAAATGACGAAGATATGACTCTTGGAAGCAAATTATTAAAACAAGAACAAGAGTTTGTAAATAATTCATATACTCGTTTAAAATTTATAGGCGATTATGCTATAAAAATGGCAAAGAATACATTGATAATTTTCTGTGATGTTAAAGGTGGATATGGAAGAAAAATGGCAGAATATATAAAAGACAATTCTGATAAGAATGTTTATTATGTTGATGGAAAAACACCATCAGAGAATAGAGAATATTATAAGAAATGCATGGCCGAAGATCATGATGGCAAAACTATTATAGTTGGATCTATTGGAACATTCGGCGAGGGCATCGATGTACCAAACATTGAATCAATATTCTTAGTAAATTCTGCAAAATCTGATAGAATGGTTAGACAGGTTATTGGCCGTGGATTAAGAAATGCATCTGGAAAAGAGAAATGTATTTTATATGATTTTGTAGATGATTTAAGATATTCTGAAGATAAGAAAAAGAAATATTATGATAATTATATGTGGTCTCATTATAAAACCCGTAAGACTATATATAAAGAACAAAATTTCCCTACATATGAACAAAAATATGAATTTAATTAGATATTATGAAAAATCTATTCTATTCTTTTTAATATTATAATATTTTTTATTATTTTAGTAATTTAAATATTTTCAAAATAAATTTAGATAAATATAAAAAGAAGATATTATTTAATATATTATAAATGCAAACTATAAAACTAAAATATTTTATTTCTTCTAATGAAGATTAGTTATTGCTTAATGAATATATTAAACAATATAATTCAGTTTATAGAGTTGCATTTAATTGTCTTCAAAATAAAACTAAAATAAATACTCATAAATTAAATAATATAGAAAAACTAGATTCATGGTTTATTCAATCTGCTAATTATGACTCTAAAATTTTATATTCATTAAATGAAACTAATAAAGTTATATTTGGTGGAAAGAAAAATTTCTTTAATAGATTAAAAGGTTTAATAACTAAAGAACAATATAAACAAAATAGATTAGTTCCATTAACTAGTTTTGGAGAAAAAAGTTCAGGAACGAAAAATGTTCATGGAAATAGAAAATTTAAATTAGATGAAACTTTATAGTTTATAACATTAAAGCTAAAAGAAAGAAAAATCTAGATTGAACTTCCTAAACAACTTCATTAGAATTATAAAAAATAGTTAATTGAAATTTATAAACACCAAATTAATGATGATTGTCCAATAACATATAAAATAGACTAGAATTATGTTTATATTTAGTTTGATGAAACTATAGTTTTATAGAATAAACAACAATATAAACAAATTAATAATAGAGTTCTTGGAATAGATATGAATCCAAACTATATAGGTTGGTCTATAGTTGATTGGAAATCAGAATCAGAATTTAAAGTTATTAAATCTGGAATTTATTCTATTAAAGAACTTAATGATAAAGATTTTAGTCTTAAAGGAAAAGGATTTTCTAGTGATTCTAAAGAAAGAGTTTATATTTCAAATAAAAGAAACTATGAAACTATTCAAATAGTTAAAAATATAATTAATAAAGCAATTTATTATAAATGTTAGATAGTTTCTATAGAAGATTTAAATATAAAATCTTCTGATAAAGAATTAGGCAAGCATTATAATAAACTAGTTAACAATTCCTGGAATAGAAACTAGTTTGTTAATAATTTAACTAAAAGATGTAATATATTTAATATCAAACTATTAAAAGTCAAACCAGAATATAGTTCTTTTATTGGAAACTTTTTATATAGAAGCTTAAATTTACCTGATATGGTTCTTGCATCTATAGAACTATCTAGAAGAGCTTATGAATTTAATGCATAGCATATAGCTAAGCAAAAAGAAATAAAAAAGAATATAGTTAGACCAAGTTTGACTAGTTTTAAAAAGCTATATCTTAAGTCATTGGAAGAATTTAATTTATAGCCTAACTATAAAGATTTGATAGAACTATATGCTTATTTCAAAAAGTCTAAAATTATGTATAGACTTTCTATAGATTAGTTTAATTTATAGTTTTCTAGTTTGTTTTCAACTAAATCTTATATAAGTTAGTTTATATATAAAAAGAATATTTTATTATAAATTATTATAAAACAAATACATTATGAAAACAGTTTGGAATGTTGAAATGCGAGCAATGAATGGAACTGTTACAATGATGACAGAAACTTCAGCGTTCACTAATAAAGAAGTTGCAGAAAAAGCAGCTGAAGCCATTAGAGAAAAAAATAAAGATTCACAATTTCATGTTTTAACACGAGTTTATGAATCTAAATTATATGAATCATTAGAAGAAGTTCCAATATTAAATTAATAAGAAGAGGCATTTACCTCTTCTTATTTTTATCTATTATAAACTGGTCTAATTGAAAAACCATAACATCTATAATCATGTAATAACTAACCGGTTTGATAGCCACGTCCCCAATCTAAATAATATGCATCCATAGGAGTTTCTTTTGATAGTGTAGATGTCCAATATCTTGCATTCATTGAAACTTTGACTGACGACGACATAGATCCGGCCATTGGCATAAAAATTGATTTTTTATTTTTGCCTGTAAATATAATTCCATGTAAACCATCTATGTTATTATAGTTGAATATTTCTGTTTGCGATGTATAATTTAATAATTCTATCATCTATTCCTTTGTAGGTATATGTGAATGATGTTTCAATAATACTGATACTACATCATCTTTTGGTTGTAATTCATTTAAATCATCTGTACGTGGAATAATATAATTTGCACTGTATTTAGTATCATAACAATATTTTGTTAGCTATGTTGCTTCTCCAAATTTATATGTTTCCCAATCATATTTTTCTTTTGGTTCAGTTTCACCCCATGCAAAATGTTCTCCATACCAGCTTTCCTCATAGTCATCGCAATCTGCACCAATATTAGATTTTGCCCATAATGTACCAGAAGGAAGGCCTAAATCAACCCACTAATCCCAAAAATCTATTTCTGTTTGAATTACATCATCACTATTTATGACATCATTATTATGAGATATAGAATTACTAGTTTCTATATCTTCATAATCATCGAGTGCCAACTATATGCCTCTATTAATAGCTTCTAATATTTGTTTATTTAATTTCATAAATATTCAGGTGTCCATGTTGGATCAATTATTACTTCATTAATATATCTATTTAAATATATTTGAAATAATGTTGAAAATCTAGATTTTTTAATATTATTATCAAAATAATCGCGGGTTTTTAAAGAATGATCATTTGCACTCCATCTTACAACTTTAATATATGCAATTGACCCATTTCTAAAATTAATTTTGATTATTCTTTGATTTGGATGAAAATCCCCACGATCTAATGAGATTTTAGAAAACTATATAGTGTTAATATGTTTATCTATATATTTAAAAGCATTAAATAAAACATTATCATCACATAATTCTCCCATATCTTGATGTCTTAATGCAACCCCTCCAAGTTTGTCATACTATTCTAAATCAAGAATTAATTCTTTCCAAACTTCTGGAAGATCTATAAATTGATTATCTATTATTTCAAATTCATCATAAAATATTCCGGCATCTTTAAGTCTTCTTCGCATAGTTTCATGATATCTTTCCAATTTTGGCCATCCTAAAACTTTAGCAACAAGATAGCATCTAACCATTTTATCTACATTAAATGTTGATGTTTTTCTAAAGATATTATCAAGATTACTATGATTATTCATATTCATAATCATTGTTTCCCAATCTTTATCAGTTGGAATCCATTCATCTTTAAAATAAAACTCTTCACCAGAATTATTTTCAAATAATATTTTATGTAAATTATATAATTTCATATTCAATATATTTATTAAAACTTACAGTTAACTTATTTATACAATAAATAATAAAACTATTGAAAGACGATTATGAAAAGTGTATTTATTGGGTTTGATTTTAGTATGAATAAACCTGCTGCGACTGCATTATATGATTAGAAATTTTATCATTTTATATGGCCAGTAGATTTAGCAGAAAAACATGTTTAGATTTATAAAGACCATGGCGTTTTTTGCTATTCTCGTGGATTAGATGCAGTATCAACAAAAGATAAAAATTCACAAATTGTTTTAGAACATACAATTAGATCAACAGATCTTGCAAATTTGATTGTTGAAACGATAGATGAATTTTTAAATAAGTATGATATTCCTAATGATACGCCAATTTATATTTCATCAGAAGGCTTATCATATGGATCAACGGGTGATGCTGCACTTAATTTGGCGACATATAAAGGTGTTTTATTAAGTAAATTATATGAACACTATAAAGATAGATTATATGGTCTTTATACATATTCTCCAATTACATTAAAATCTGTTGCTGGATGTGCAGGTAAAAATAAACAAACATCTAAAACACCAATGATAGATGCATTTAAATTGGAAGAAGTTAATAATGGATTTAGTGCAGGATTAAAAACAAATGATTTTATAAATAAAACTGCATATATACATTGTGTTGATGATATAGTTGATAGTTATTGGGCATTAAAAACAATGCTTAAAAAAGAGGGATTTATTAAATAATGGATTTTGAATTAGAAATAGAACAAGGTGGGCAATCTGAACAATTAGCTGATGGTTTAAAAACATCAACATAGAATTTTGGTGAAGATATGCTTATATCTGCTGGCGCAGGTGCAGGTGATGTTGTTGCATCAACAGGTATTAACATTGGCACTGGGTCAACTGACCAAATTATTGCTGATAATATTGCAGCTGCTGTAAATCTAACAGGCGAATAGGGATTAACTAATTTAGCAAATAATCTTCAAGGATACACATAGCAATTAGCAGCTATGGGATTAAATGCACCTGAAGAATTAGTTAATATAATATTAGATGAAATTGAAGTCGTTTTAGGATAGAGTGGTGTTATAGATGCTATTAAAACAGGAATGCAAATTACATAGGGCACTGTTGAATTAGCTAAAATGGGTCTTCAATATGCAACATCTATTGCAACAATTATTGGAAATATTCAAAAACTATTATTAAAACTTAATAAAATGTAGGATGCAGATGTGATGTGTGTTCCATCTGTAAAAGATTCTTTAAGTGCATTAACGGCTTCATTAATTAATCAATTAAAAGCATAGTATGAAGCCTTAAAACAACAATTAATTATATTTTATAATTCAATGATATGTACTTCTAATGATGCTGTATTGGATAATATTGTAGTATCTGTTAATAATATATTAGAAGTTATTGAACCTGCTTTAGATCCTGTTCTTCAAAAATATACTGGTCACACATTATCAGAAATTAGAAATATATGTAATCAAGGTTTTGCATATATTGGTATGATATAGCGTGCAGCTGCAAATAAACGTAAATAGAAAGAAGAGAAAAATAAACAACCTCAAGAAGAATAGGCAGAAGAAACTCAAGAAGAAAAGAAGAAAAAACAAAAATTAACAAAAGAGGAAAAAGAAAAATTAAAAAAGGAAAGAATTGAAAAATCTAAAAAGAAATGGGAAGAAAAAACTAAAGATTTATCAATTGAACAATCTAAAGAAAAATTAATGATTTGGCTTAAAGACCAATCAATAATGATTTAGAATGCTTTCCAAATTTTAATAATTAAAGATACAATAGAATCTATTAAACAATTCATCTCACAATTATAGAATACATCTATAGAAAATTAGATGGATTTATTAAATACTATTAATAATATTCTTGAAATATTTGAAATGCTTGGTTTAACTCCGGATGCTAAAGGCATAACAATGGAGGATTTGAAAAAACTTGGTATGGCTGCAGCAGGAACATTAGTAGAAACAGCTATTGATATGGGAAACCAAGTATAGAATAATGCTCAAGCATTTACAGACAATATGATAAATGAATAGAATGAGGCCATTAGAAATGCTGGTGGCACAGTTCTTTCTGAAAATGTTATTCAAGATGCAAAAGGAACAGTTGCAGGCATTTCTGATAAAGCAATGGGGTTTGCAGATAATGCAATGAATAATTCAATTAATGGTGATATTGACACAGGCGAAGTTGCAGCAAATACTGCAGGTGCTGTTGGTTCTGAAATTGTTGCAGGAATGGTAGATTAGGGTGCTGTAAATATTATTGGTGCAGGATTAAATATGGATATGAATGCAATTGCTAATGGTGATATTCCAGTAATTGAAACTTAGGCATTTACATATACATAGTCAAATGAAAATAAAAATATCTATATTAATATAACAATTAATAAAAATCCATCATTGCATTTATTAGCGATATCATCATTTATTAAATCATTTAGATCTGGAACAAAAGAAATATTTAATAATGGTGCAACTAAACAAATAAAAGACGCATTTAAAGATGCATGGGATATAAATGATACAATTGAAATAAAAATTCAAGCAATTGTTGATGGAGTAACCAAATTTTATATTTTCACATTTAATATTAATCAAGATGCTAGAAAAAAATCTGAATCAAATTAGGCATCATCTGAAACTAATATTGAAGATGATTTATTATCAAAAGCTAAAAATTCTGGTACAGATATAAAGAATGGAGCAATGTCAACATTAAATGGGGCTAAAGGCCAAGCATCTGGTATGTTAGATAATGCAGAAAACATGGCATCTGGTGCAACAGATAATGTTATGAATGCTGCCAAAAATGCAGAATCATAGCTAACAAAAGTTAATATAAATATTGATGCTGCATTACTTGAATCTGTTTTATATGACCCAGAAACTGGTAAAAGAAAAATTTTAATGTTTGATGAGGTTGTTTAGTTCTTAAAGATATTACAACCAATTGTTTAGATATTATAGGTTATTGCACATATCCTTGAAAATTATATGATTAATAAAGAATTTGTTAGAACAGGATAGCGTGTAAATTTAGCAAATGCTTTAAAATAGGCAGCACAATTAATTAATGGTCTTAAAGATTTAATTAATTTAAAAGACACAAATTTCTTTACAATTAGAACAAAAGAAATGGCAGATTGGGCGTTATCAGAATTTGGACAATAGCCAGACGAATCAGGATTTATTACAATTGGAATATTAGACACAACGACATTAAATACTTATTGTGCAGTACATGCAATCAATCCAGATTATCCATTAAATTTATTAAAAGGAACTACATTATATTTTGATGATTGGGGAATAGAACATGGTGGATATAATGATGGAACATCTATTGGTTTAGATAATATTGAAATTAATAGAGATTTAGGTGAAGTTTATTATGATAAACAAAGAAGATCAACAATTTCTAGTGAAATTCTTAGAGCTAGAAAGAAAAATGTTAATCCATATTATGAAGAGCCTAAAATTGAAATGACAGAAGAAAAATATGATACTAAATCATTTTTAGATGCTATTACATTTACATCTGATGAATTTGAAGGCCAATAGACATTAAGCATATGTGATTTAAATTTATGTCAGCCTTCTTCAATAGATAAAAGTAAAAGCAAAAGCAAACCTGTAGAAGATAGTGCAGTAATTGTTGAATTTGGTGATGAATATACACTTGGTAATAAAGTTAATTATGATTTAGTTGTTAAGCCTGGTTAGACTTTAGTTGAAGGAGATATATTAGGATATATTAAAGATGATGGCAAACAAATTCCAATTAGAACACAATATACAGGAATAATTAGATCTATTGATGAATCTAATAGTGATTATAAACATTTATATCCATCAATGGCTGGTAGACATATTATCATAGATAATCCAGTTAAATGTTCTGCATCAGATTATAATATAAATGATGTAATGTCATTACAATAGAAATTTAAAAAGGCAACTGAGTTGGAAGCACTTATTATAAATTGTATGCCATTATCAGTTTTACCTGGACTATTGGTAAATGCAAATCGTAAATCACAACCAAATGTTGCAGGATCACCATTTATGGTTGCACCTGCAGAAGCAAATACTGTATATACATCATATGATAAAATAATTAAAAAATATGATGAATCAATAAATGCATTTGCTGAAAAACTTAAAACATAGAGTGAAAATCTTAAATCTAATTTATCTGGCCAAGATGAAAACACAACTGTTGGTGGAAAAGAAGTAGTTAATATTTCTCCTGGTAAGGCAGAAAAACTAAAAGATGATATGCTTAATGATAGAAAATTAATGGTTGAATTAGCTATAAATTCATATGAAAATGCAGTTAATCAAAGTGTATATGGTGATGTTCAATATCTTGATTGTATTGGTCTTGCATATGATCCAAATATTACATTTAAAAGAACAGTTGGTGATGATACATTAGAATATAATAACTATTATATAAATTTATTAAGATCAATACCAGATACTCAAAAACAAACAGCCACAATTAATATTAGTATGTCAGATATTCAAGCTGATATAGATAAATTGCATTTACCAGATGCATCTATATCTGCAGGATATCATGTAAACATGGATAGTAGCCTATTTAGCGCCACTGATATGGTAAAAAATATAAATAATATTAATTTAGATGAAGATGGTCCTGATTATATAAATGAATTTAGAACTATAGTTCAAAATATTATTGATATTCGTCTTGCATATGAAAAGTAGAATATCACTACAATGATAAATGTATTTACAAAATATTATAATGAACATATACTTAATGGGTTATTTGCGCAAAAAGTCAATAATGCATATGATTATTTAAATAAGTATATAAATGAAAACAATATTGATAGAAATAATACATAGGAAATATTAAATAAAATTAAAAAAGATAAATTACGTTTAGACAATAAAGCCACAACAGAAGATATTAATAAAGCTGAAAATGATAAAAGAGATAATGACTATTTTGAAGTATGCAAATAGGCATTAACATTATTTATGTATATTAGTAATTCTGATATACGAAATGATGAAACAAAGGTTAGCAATTTATATAAAGACACTGAAAATGCAACATATATTCGTGATTATAGTGGTTCAGATATAGATTAGACTGTTAAAAATATAGAGGCATTATATATTAGTAATGAAAAACAAATAACATATAATTCTACACAATATACAAATTTTAATGATTTATATGATGCTGTATATAAAAAGATTACTGAATCTTTAATGTCTAGTAATCCAATGGGTGTGACTAATGAACAAATTAAAAATGCTACTATTAAAAGCATTATGACTCTTCTTGATTCAGATGAGAAAATTGTTACATATTTAATAAATGTTAAAGAAAAAGGAACAAGTAATTTGGATAGTGAAACAAAACAATTTTTTGAAGATGCTGCAAAGAATAATATGTTTTATTAGATGATCAAGGATGAAGCTAAGAAAATTGATGAGTTTTGGAAAAAGATTATAACTGAATATAAATCAACGTATAATGTTGATAAAGCCATAAAAGATATTCAAGATTATGCAAATGGTTTAAATTCAAATGCTAAATGGCCTCAAAGCCTTAATATTAAAGTTGATAATACAAATTATGAATTATATACATTCACTAATCCATTTAAAACACCAAAAAAATCTATTGCGGAAATTCCATATGTTGAAGAAGATATGGACAATTTAGAAGATAATATAAAAGACCCAATTATTGATTTGGAAGATGTTAAAGATATTAGAGAAAATGACCCAATAACAATATTTGATTATGAATATTGGTTAGTATATATGCTAAACGCAACATTATTTACTTTAATTCCTATATATTGGGCAGATGGTTTTGATATTCCACCATTTATGGTTCCACTTCCACTTCCTGCTATATATCTTCCAATTGCTCCACCTGTAATGATTCCAATTGTTAATGTATTAATGGTATTTGGAATTGCACTTCGTGGTATGTGGCCAGCACCAATTATATTAATGATTAATTTATCATCTGATGATATTGATGTAATGATATTCTTAAAAATTGCTCTTGAAATTGCTAAAGACATATTTAAGAAAATTCAAGAAACAGTAGAAAATACAATACCTATGATGGTAAATCAATTATTAATGGGATATATAAATGAAAATGAAATTGCTCAAAAAGCGATAGAAAAATTTAGAACATATTCATCTATTATCAAAGCTATTCCTATTGAAAATAAAGCATTAATTGAAAAGCAATTTAATGAAGCCTTATAGGAACAATTAAACAAACCTTCTAAATTAAATAATGCTAATGCAAAACTTTCGCAAACATAGGAAAATATAAAAGATAAAAGCCAAGCAACTCAAGAAAAAGTTGATGAAGGAATAACAAATCTTGCTAAAAAGAGAGACAATTATATTAAAAAATATGATAGACGATAGGTTTTAACCCGTGAATCTGATTTGGGTGATGGACCTGCACCAATGTAATTATGGATACATTTATAAATTTAATAAAGAATACTAGAGACATTAAAAAGGATGATGCAGAAAATGCTATTATCAGATCTTTAATGGCACAAGGAAAAAGATAGAATGAAAAGCTTGAAGGCTTGGACTCATATGATTCTGAATCATTGTTTAATGGTAAATTATATAGAGGAAATATGTATATATTTACATATTCTGCAAAGAATCCAACAAAATATTCATATAAAGGTGAAGAAATTTATTTTGCAGATTCTTTACCAGTTATATTAATGATAGGTGAAACTTCTTCAACAATTAAAGGAATCAATTTAAATTTTTGTAATAAAGCACTTAAAACCTTTATTCTTAATATGATAATGAATATGGATGAAGATTTTTATTTTGAAGGAAGAGCATAGAAAATGGCATTTAATAAAATTGCACCAATGTCTGAAAAGGTTTACACATTTTTATCTAATGGAAACCCAGAAGAAAAAATAATTAAAGAACTTGAGCGTGCATATTCTGGAATAGATTATAAATGTATATTTAGAAATTACGCAATTGCTAATATAAAAGATATTAGATTAATTGAGCCTTGGTAGTGGAAATATATTCCATTTTTAAATTATGATTCATTTGATAAAGGTGATACTTTGAAAGCTATTTAGAAAATATCTGGAATAGATCAAGTACGTATTTAAAAGAATAAGAAGAGATTTAAAAGTCTCTTCTTATTCTTCTACATATTTGTCTAAACTATTCCAAAACTAATAACTATTAATTAATTGTAAGAATGCGTGTTTTAAATCATATTTTGAAAATTTAACACCATCTTCCAATATATCATTTAATTTCTATATTAAAATTGATTGAATATCATATTTAAGATAATCAGAAATTGGGCCTAAGTCTTCATTTAATCTTTTATCAGGAATTTCCTAATCTAAATCATACCAAAAATCTTTATCATTTAATATATCCAATAATGCCTATTTAACATCACCCTTTTTAAATTCATCTTCATAACCAATATGATTATTTAAAACAAATCTAACAGATGAGGTAACTGCACTATATAATTGCGAATAATCATTACTTTGATAATATTCATCATCTGAATTATCCTCTTTATCATCAAAATCTAAATCAGAAGATTTTTCTTCATCATCAAAATCTCCCCATGGGTCAAATGGATCAAATGATTCATCAATTAATTGTTCTGTTCTATTCTATGTACCACAATGTGGATAATCTACATAATCTAAATCATCGTGGCCTTTCATTAATTGTTGAAATTCATCAAATCCACTTAATTTGTTACAATTATCAACCATTATACAAGATGTGCTTAATAAATGGTCATAATCACCAGACATTGCTTCATCTTTATAACACTATATTGCATCTCTTGAATATCCACATTGCCTCATAGCATTAGTGGTATATGCCATTATTGAAAATGCATTTCCATCTATACCAATTAATGAATATGGATGTCTTTCACTCATAATTTTACTAAATTAATTTTTTATTCTTCAGGTTTTTCTGTTGATTCTTCAACAATTTCTATTTCTTCAATTGCTTCTGGCTATTCAGCCTATTCTTCAACAATTTCTGATTCTATAATATCTTCAGTTTGTTCTTGTTCTGATGTGTTTTCAATCTATTTTCTTCTTGATTTCATTAATTCTCTAATTTTACGTTGTTCTTCTGGTTCTTTATCAATAATATTAGAACAAATAAAATTAATAGCATCTTTATTAACACCCTCCCAATTACATTCTATACAATTACATCTATCAATTGTTACATTATTCATTATACAATTTTTAAATGAACAATGAAATAAATTACATCTATCAAAAATAGAATCTGTTAAATCTTGACCATCAAATATAAGTTCATCTAAATTTTTTTGTCTATATTCTACCATATTATTTCATTAATTTTTATATTTATTATATTAATTAAACAATGCCAATGTTTTTCTATAAAATATATAAAGATATGTTTTTATATATGAATGATATTAAAGTTAAAATAAAAGAAAAAAATAAAGAAATAGAAGCATCTTTAAAAACAAAAACATTGTCTGTGTCAAAAGTTATTGATTACATGCATAAAGAATTTGATAGAGAAGGTGTTGCTAAGAAATGTTATGATAAAGGTTTTAATGATCCAGAATCAAAATATTATAAAATGGAAGTAAACCAAATAATTGAATCTTGGGAAAATAAAGCTGCAGAATCAAGAATGTATGGGTCTTTAATGGATAGTTATATTGGAACATGTTTGAATGAACCAGAAGACATTGAATCATGGAAACTTGATAATAATTATGATTATGACCCAAGAATTCATGCTTTATGTGAAGGCTTTGATCAATTTTATAAAATTATAACAGAAAAAACAGATTATGAATATGTTTGTAGAGAAGAAAAAATGTTCATTAAATCTAATAAAACAGATGAATGGATTAATGGAAGATTTGATTGTTTATTCTATTCTCCAAAATTAAATAAGTATTTAGTTGTAGATTGGAAAACTAATGGTGAACTTAGTAGAGAAAATAAATGGGAAAAAATGTTTGGCCCACTATATGATAAAGATGCATGTGATTTAAATTCATATACTGTTCAAGTTCAAATGTATAAAAAGGCATTATCAGAAGTTTATGAAATTGCTTCTCCAGAAAATATAGATGTTTATATTTGCCAATTTTTACGAGAACCAAATGAAAATGGAACAAACTTTTTAATACATAAACAGGGGTTTGAATATAATAGTAAACTATTAGATAATATAATTGAATTTGCATATAAAAAATCCAGAATCTATAAATGATTCTGGATTTTATTTTATAATGTTCTAAGTGTTTTATTTGGAAATTTCAATTGTCTACATATTTTCATAAATGTTGAATTTGTTTCTGCAAATGATGCACTTGACCAGAATTTAACATTTTTAGTATTCCAATTTGAAATATCACATGTCAATGATTGACAGCCTTTAAATGTATACATCATATTAGTTACACTTGATACATCCCATTTAGATATATCTCCATTAAATTTAGATACATCATTACCAAATGCAAGTGCAAATAAATTAACGAATTTTTTAACTCTTGATGTGTCAATCCAATTATAGTTTCCATCATAACCGAAATATTTTACGCCATGTTGAAGAACACTAACTAATTCAGCTTCATCTGAAACTGACACTAATGCATCATATTCACCTTTAGAATCATTATTAACATTTTTAACTAATATCTATTCCATTGGTGATAATGGCGTATCATTATTTCCAATTAATCTTAATTTAGCGAAATCATCAAATGGATTAATATCTATAATATCTGATGATATATCATTATGTTTATCAACGACTGGTTCTTCTATATCATCATAGTCCTCGAGAGATAATGCTTCTGCTAAATTATATAATTTATATTCTTTATCAAACTAAAACATTATAATTAAACTATTATTTTATTATTTATTATAAAAACGATAGCAAAGGAGACCGGTACATTCCATTTGCTATCGTGTGATAATTAAATATATGATTTAGCGTATACTTAAAATATTTTATCTGATACGGTAATTGATCATATTAAATTAAATATCAAAATATTTATTTTAAATTACAGACAATTTATGTTCATTTAATAGTTTAGCATATAATTCAGTTGATTCACATGGATTAAATTGTGCATCAATTGTTCCATGTATTTTGCTATTAAGAATAGGTGTTAAGTCTTTAATATCATTATTAAATAGAAGAAGATTTCCACCAATGAATTTTGGCAAATGCTCAATGCTTTTTAAACCACACCCAACACAATGAAAATCTTTATCTACAATTTCAGGCCCGCCTTCCAATGATACTAAATCAGGATTCATTTTGCATATAAAGCTGCCGTGAATTTTTGTTGGAAAATTCTTAAGACTTTTTAAAACACCATAACGTGGAGGCTCTTTGCAATTATCAATAATTACATTACCATAAACCTCATAAATTTTATATGGAAGTTCACCACATTTATGAGAAATTGATATATCACCATTAATGATAATTTTATCATCAATGATTTTAATTTCAAATTCTTTTGACCCGCCATCCCATAAAATTTGGTTAATAGCCGATAATCTTGGATCTGAATAATTTTCTTTCATAACTTTATATTTTAAAGTTTGTGCAAAATTAATACAAATTATTTAAATCAAAAAATAGAAGTTAATTTAATCTCATTTTTAGTTCATTTATAATATCATCAGTTGTTGCAAAATGATTTAATCCAAGTGTATCACACATAAACTCTTTAAGCTTATATTTTGGCAAATCCATTAAATATGTACATACACTATCAGCATCAGATGTTCCAACTGCGCCTTTATAAAAAACTGCATAACTTCTATGTGTTTCTAAAAATTCGATTAAATCTTCATCAGCGAAAAAATCTGGATCTACATCATCTTTATTTATTAGATTATAATCATCTAATTCAATAGTTACTGTTGCTAAACCATCTCTATTTCTTTCTTGTTTTTTAAATTCTTCTGGGTCTGTGCGTTGAAGTTCTTTACGATCTTCCAATTCTAATTCAAGAGCTTTTGTTGAAATATCATTAATTACTTCTTCACCCGCAACTGTAATATCAGCTGTATCGCTTTTCCAATAACATCCCATAATTTCTAAATTTATTTTTATAAAACTAATTCTATAGGTGAATGATCTGCACCTTGATAGCCTTCAAAAATTTCTGCCGATTTAATCTTATCTTTCATATCTTCTGAACATAAGAAATAATCTATTCTCCAACCATGTCCTTTATCAAGAGCTCCTCCCATTGGTGAGAACCACGAATATTTACGTTCATTATTACATAACATTCTAAATGTATCAGTAAGTTTGCATTCATTTAATAACTTAGAAAAACCATCAATTTCAAAATCCATTAAGCCTGGCATTGTATTAATAGCTTTTTTATAATCTCCCCAATAGTCAAGTTCTGTTGCACATACATTAAAGTCACCACATACAATATATGGTTTAGATAATGTTTTTAAATATTCTCTAAATTGATTATCAAAATCTTTACGGATTTCAATTTTGTTTCCAGAGTTTACAACATAAACATTTATTAAATAAAAATCTTTAAATTCAACATTAATTATACGTCCAGATGTATATGTTAAATCACCATTATAACTAAATACATTTTCTTCTACATCAAGTGATTGTTTGTAGATATCATTTTTCATTAATGTCATTACACCAGCATATCCCTTTTTAACATTGTTTAATGATGTAACATAAGTATAATCATTAAGATATGGTGCAAGAAGATCTTTAATTTTTAAATCATTTGCTCTAACTTCTTGAAAACAATATACATCAGCGTTATGTTCATTAAATAGCTCAATAATTTTATTTTTAGTAACAAAAGAATTAAGTCCATTTATGTTATAACTTATAATTTTCATAGTTATTTGTTTTTATTTTCAAATTTTTCTTTTAGCCGGAGATATTCTTTATATTCATAATCTTCCTTGTCTTTTTTATGCTTTTCAATAATAGCCAGTTCTTCTTCATCAGTAAATTGCCAGATATTAAAATCTTTTAAAATCTGAATATATGGTTTATATATAATTTTATTATTGCTATCTACATGCATATAAAGTCTAAAATTCCCACTATTCCAATTTTGTGGTGGAATGATGAATTCATTACTTAATTTTGGTTCATCTTTGTAATTTTCTAAATCATTATATATGACACCTAACGCTATAAATGTTTTATCTGTAAATGTAATAATACACATGTGTGTGTCATAATCACCAGTATTAGTAAATGCAACTTTATCTACCACTTTATCCTTTAATAGATTATAGTCAGAATTACCATGTAGAAAAATTTGTTTATAATCTTTATTTAATTCCATAGTTTTAAAATATTTTTAACAATTCAATTATTATAATTCAAAAAATGATAAAGTTTCAAAAAATAAAGGTCTATCTCTCGACAGTCCTTTATCAATTAATTTATTGTTTAATTTAAAAGTTTAATTTAAAAATTTATTATGAAAATGAAAAATTTTAGTACATATTATAGTTAAGAGGAAGCTTAGTAACTTGTGGAAGTTTTTCTACATTATCTTGGTCATAACCAGTAAACTCAAAATTCTCAAAAAACTTTTCATCATTGCTAAATCCACAAATGATATTGGTTAATTTGATATCACTATCAACTACCATTACAGTTCCTGCTACATCTTTAACAGGAATGTATTTTGTTCCTATAGGAACTTCTACAATGCCAATTGCAGGATAATGAGAAGTCTTGGTATAACGTGCAACATTGTACAATAACTCTTTAAAAAGTTTGCTGCTTTCATCTGTCATTGACAAATCAAATATTAATGCAGTTTTTTCAAGACAGTTACCACACTCAATATTGATATTGTCTTCGTGGAATTTAAGATTCATTAAACTAAACGTCTCTTGAAGATAACGAGCACGTACAGTCTCAAACATAGATTGAGGCCAAAAATGATGAATAAGAATATCACCATAAATATCAATCTCTAATGGGATTGCATATTTACGAGTTTCTTGGGTTTGATCCAAGCTCTTAAGCTGTTTCTCTGTAAATAACTGTTGCTCACCTAAAGTTTTAACTACTGGCATAATTCCTTCCTTTTTAAATTAACGATACAAAAATAATACTTTTTATCTAAACTAAAAAATAGAAGCTAAAATTTTCATTTAGCTTCTATCAAAAAATGTTAATTTAAAAATTGAGATTTAATATTTTTTGTCATCTATGCATACTCCTGGATTCCAAAGTTTACGTTCCATTGCAGTACATGCAAATATTGCATGGAAAATTACTGTAAGTTTTATATGATCATCTTTAATTTCAGTATTCAACTCAAAATATCCAGAACCACCACACGTATGTTTATTTTTGAGCAAATAATCAAATCCGCCATGTTCATTGTTAACCATATTATTTTTATGTTCTACAATTATATCCTGAATCCAACCATAATCCAATTGGTTTTCATTAAATGTATAATCATAATTATCCGGGAAAAGTTCATTGATCTTTTTGGAAATTTCAATACGATCCCAAATAAATTGTTCATCATGAATTGCCATATCATATAATTTTTCCAGGTTTTCCTTTGTGCATTCACCAGGAACAGTATATGTTGCCTTTGTAAATATTGCATGTACATCAAAACCAGGGGCACTTGCTTTTGTACGAATATCTAGGATAAAGTGTTCAGAATATTTTGTAAAATTTCCAAGTGTAACAGTACCATCACCTACTGTATTTTCATCCATGAACTCAGTATAAAGATTCCAAAGCTCATCTTTAAGTTGATCTTCTGTAACTTCATCATGAAGAGCATTATAGATTTTAGCCAAATCTTCAAATGGATATTTGTCCATAAGTTGATTCATATATTCATCACAACGATCTTCAAGAGATGTATCAAGAAAATCTTTTGCAGCTTTATTCCAATCCTCAAACGTTCCATTAGGATCAAATAGATTTTCACGAACACCAAATTGAGGCATATGATATTGATCATATTTAGGATATCCAAGTTGCGCACCTGTCATTGGAATATAAATTTCATATACAATAAGAATATGATAAATATGTGCTTCTACACCATTTGCCCATGCAACAACACTATCTGCATCATTTACAAGATGAGAGTCATAATTATCTTTTGGAATAGATTCTGCCCACTCCAAAAAATCTTTACGCATTACATTCCAAACTTTCTCTGGAGTATTAATCTTTTTCCAAGGATGCCCATCCATTTGCATGAATCGTTGACAATCCTTAATAACATTACCAGTATGACGGTAAAAATTCTTTGCATAAAGTACTAAATGATTGATGTGTGATGTTTTCATATTACTCATTTTAAATTAACGATACAAAAATAATACTTTGCATTTAAATTAAAAAATAGAAGTTTAATTAGAACATTTATTATTTCAAAATTTCATCTAATTCAATTTTATGTTCATTTACAAATTCCCATGATACCCATTCTGGCAATTCTTCCTCAGTACATTGAAAAACTATAGGATTTGTAATATGTTTACAGTTTTTCAAAAATGATTTCAAATCATTAATATCATTTCCAAAATTTTCTAACCAAGGAAACCCATTAAAATCTTTTCCATCAGCATCTTTATATGCTAAAATAAATTGTTTTTCCATACAAATATATTTTTTATTTTATTATGATGCAAAATTAATACTTTTTTCTTAAACTAAAAAATAGAAGTTAAATATCACCTGCAATATCTTCATAACACCTACTGCATAACCACCTATAGTTTGATACTCCATAAATATCTGCATCATATGGGTCTTCTACATAAGATGCCCCTTCACACCCACATCTGCAGCAAAATCCTGGTGTGTTTTTACGTCTTTCTAGTTCTTCAAGATATTGACGATGGCGTTCTTCTGCCTCGGCTTTCTTTCTTAAAATTTCGGCTTTCTCTTCATCTGAATAATCATATGGATCAGATGCTCTAAATACACCAAGTTCAATGTAACGAATACATTTCCCATAAGGATCTATGTTCTTCCAATCAAATTCAGGGAATACTCTGTTAATTGTTGATTGCCCACAAAATAACAATTTTGATTTGTCCTTTACATCCCAGTATTTGTATTCATTAACACCACTTGTCCATGTACAATGTCTTGCCCAGATTTTTGCATGTTTTGTGAATATCTTTGAAGACTTTGTTTTCAAAACAGGTTTGTCTTCACCAAAATAAAGTACTAACTCATTATCTTCCGTGAAACACAACCAAGGATCAACATTCTCAATGTAAATAGGTCCTTTGAGGTCGTGAATGTCATACCCAAAGAATTTATATACTTCCTCAGGTGTTGTATGATAGTTCCATAAATATTTGAGATGATATGGGTCTGTAGGCTTCTCTCTGAAGTGCAAAAGCATACAATCATGAAGTTCTCTCATATAACCTTCACGTTGTTCTTCAATCATATCAAAACCATCATCAACATATCCATTCCAAAGTGTCCATTTTTGTTTAGGAGCTTTTTTAATGGATTTCTATGAAAAGTCAAACAATGCGGTTGGAATGATAATTCGTTTAATACTATTGTTGCCATGATAAATTTATAAAATCAATTAGTTCATTAATAACTTTTTCTTTATTTTTACCAAAATTTTTTTGAAATGTTTTATAGTTATTATCTACCACATAACATGAAACACCTTTTTGTGCAATATTAATACAACCATGATTTTTTGCATATCTATAATCCATAAGAATCGAACCATTAATAAATGGTGCAATATTCCAATGTTCAAGATTTTCCATTCTATCAATTATTATCTTAGAAGTTTCAATAATATCTTTATGAATTGGTTTACCACCAGAAATCCAATCCTTTTTAAGCTTTGAATATTCTTCTAATTTATCATAAAAAGTTTGTTTTAGGTGTTTAAATTATTAACATTTATATAATTATATAACTTTTAGAACAAAAGCTTCAAGAAAATATAAATGCACTAACGTTAGACTTAGATGAATTTAAACTAGAAAACTATAGATTAAACTAATCTATAGAAAGTCTATACTTAAGTTTAGACTTTTTGAATTCATAATATAGTTCAATCAAATCTTTATAAATTGGCTATAACTCAAATTCTTCCAATGACTTAAGATATAACTCTCTAAATTCAGT